TACGTTCCTTACTAGTTGTAGTACGGTATCCAAGTTAGATATTTTCAAGACTGAGGTTAAAAGAGCACCTCTGAATCTAGAGAATCCTGCGACTCCAAAAATGGAAGAACTAAAGTTCATTATTATCCATAGTGAGAACGCAGAAGAAGTGTTTGCTAAAATGAAAGAGCAAGGTAAAGATCCTGTGCTGTTTGGTTTAAGCGATGACGACTACGAAACACTTGCTAAAAACTTTGCACAAATACGTGCATACATGATTAAGCAACAACTAATAATTGAGAAGTATCGTGAATATTACGAAGGCGATTCTACTACTGACGGCTCTGATCCTAAGTAGTTGTTCTGCTAAATCTACTTGTACCGCTAAACCTGGCGCTGATATAGACATTAACAAGGGTGAAACAATCCAAGAAAAAATAACTCCTCGGGGCGAGATTAGTTGTAGTTTTTAATAAATACACATATAATTTAGAGGGGAACATAATGAGCGATCTTGCTACTGAAAAGAAAAAAATTGCTGACGGCAATGCAACTGTTGATGTAAAAGTTGGTTCTGATACAACAAAACGTAAAATTAACTTAGAACTTGATGTTGATGCTTCAGCAAAAGATTTAGGTGTTAATCCATACGCAAAATGGATTCATATGGCCCGTGCTGTTGATAGTTGGAGAATTTTTCCAAGATTCTTTATTTCAACATATATTATTTTACTATACAAAGTTGTAGTTTGGTATATGGCTCTTCCAAATCCTACTATGGAACAATCAGGTTTGGTTAGTATCGTAGTTGGTGCTGGTGCGGCTTGGTTTGGTTTATACACTGGATCAAGTAAAAAGTCTGACAAGTAATACTTGACAAACACCTAAACTAAGTATATAATACTAATATGGACTATTATGAACGTTTAGGTGTTTCTCGTAATGCCTCCGAAAAAGAAATTAAAACTGCATTCCGTAAACTAGCGGCAAAGCACCATCCTGACAAAGGCGGTGATCATAAAATGTTTACTGAATTAAACGAGGCTTACCAAACATTAACAGATCCAGAAAAGAAAGCAATGTACGATCAGTTTGGAACTTCTGATCCACAACAACAAGGTCAATATGGATTTAACACAGGAAACTTCCAAGATATGTTTTCACAGATGTTTGGGGGTGGATTTGAAGGTGAAGATATTATTTTTGGTCCAGGTGGATTCCAAAGACGTAGACAAAACAGAAATAGCAACGTAAGGACTGGATTAAGAATTACCTTAACACAAGCATTTAATGGCGGTGATGTCACTGTACAGTTTCCATTAAGTAATGGTGGTTCAAAAACAATTGACGTTAAAATACCAAAAGGTGTTGATAACGGACAAACTATAAGACTACGTGGTTTGGGTGATAGTAGTATAAAAGGTGTTCCACCGGGAGATCTTCATATTACTATTCAAATTGGAGATTATCAAGGCTATCGACGTGATGGTTTTGATCTTCAAAAGGACTTGACAGTTGATGTCTTTGACCTTATACTAGGTACTAAGGTAAACATAAAACACCTAGATGGTCATACTTACAGTTTATCAATACGTCCAGGTACACAGCCTGATACAATGTTTAGTATGAAAGGACTTGGTATGCCTGATGTAAACGGTGGTCCACATCAAGGAAATCTTTACGTAAAAGTAAAGGCTTCTATACCAAAAGAACTAACTGATGACCAGATAGATATGATAACTAAAATAAAGGGAAACTTAAAATAATATGAACTTAATTTATTATCCAGACGAGTTTTTAAATAAACAAGTTAAAGAATTTGATTTTGAAAATCCGCCATTTGATTTAGTAGAAACTAAAAAACAAATGTTGGAAATTATGTACGAAAAAGACGGTGTTGGTTTAAGTGCAAATCAAGTAGGTCTTGATGCACAATTATTTGTTATGGGTAGTAAACACGTTCCTGATAAAAGTGCTATTTTTGTTAACCCTAAAGTATTACAAGCAAGTGAAGAAACTGTTTTAGATTACGAAGGGTGTTTAAGTTTTCCTAATATTATTGTTCAACTGCGTAGACCTAAGTGGATCGTTGCAGAGTTCTATAATGAAAAAGGTGAAAAGCAAATGGGTAGAATTGAAGACTACGATGCTAGATGCTATCTACATGAACTAGATCATTTGTTAGGTATTACATATAAAGATAGAACAAGTAAACTTAAATGGGACATGGCTGTTAAGAAGGCTAAAAAATTAGAACAAAAATTATCAAAAGGAATGCAATACTATGCTTGAACCTGATGCACAGTTAGAAGTAATATTTGAAAAAGCAATTAAACTTGCCCAAGAAGCAAAACACGAATATGTGACTGTCGAACACTTTGCATATGCTCTAGTATTGAATGAAGATTTTAAACAGGTACTAGAAGAATTTGGTGCTAACATTGACGAACTTAGTAAAGACCTTTCAGATTACATTGGAACTAAACTAGGTGAAATTGTTAATCCAACACGTAAAGGTCGCCCATCAAAAACACAAGCATTAGAACGTGTATTAAATCGTGCATTTACACAAACATTGTTTAGTGGTAGAACTACTATTAGTCCAAGTGACGTATTCCTTTCGATACTCAACGAAAAGAAATCATTTAGTGCTTTCGTAATGAAAAAGTACAACATTGATAAAGATAAGTTTAGCAACTTTATTGAGACCGAAGCAATTATTGGCGAAGCGGCTAGTGAACAATATAATAAGAGTCAACTAGAAAGACTAATTAGTCAGTTCTGTACAAATCTTACAGCAAAAGCAAGAGCAGGTAAGATTGATCCTGTAATTGGTCGAGGCAAAGAAATTGAAGAAACTGTACTAATCCTTGCACGTAGACAAAAAGCAAATGTAATGTTGGTTGGTGATCCTGGCGTAGGTAAAACTGCTATTGCTGAAGGACTTGCGGTTGAAATCGTAAATGATAATGTACCAGAGTTTATTAAGGATAGTACTGTTTATGCTCTTGACATTGGTGCTCTAGTAGCAGGTAGCAAGTACAGAGGTGACTTTGAAGAACGTCTTAAAATGGTCATTAATGCACTTGAAAAGAAAAAGAATTCAATTCTGTTTATTGACGAAGCACACATGATGAGTGGTGCAGGTGCTGGTGGCCAAGGACAAGCAAATGATATGGCTAATATGCTAAAGCCTGCATTAAGTAAAGGAACAATTAAAGTTGTTGCTTCAACTACTTGGGAAGAATTCCGTAAACACTTTGAAAAGGATCGTGCATTGATGCGTAGGTTCCAACGTGTCACAGTTGACGAGCCAGATGAAGAAACTTCAATTGATATTCTTAAAGGTATTAAGAAATATTACGAAAAACATCACAATGTTAAGATTACACAAAAAGCAATTGAAAATGCTGTTAAGTATTCTGTAAAGTATATGGCTGATAAAAAGTTGCCAGACAAAGCAATTGATGTTATTGACCGTGCTGGTGCTAGATTTAAAATACTAGACAAAAAAGAAGGAACAGTTGATCACGACGAAATTGTATTTGAAATTTCTAAAATGACTGGATTACCTTTAGAACAAGTTGCGGCAAAAGACAGTGAAAATATGCGTGACCTTGAAGGTGGTATGAAAACGCAAGTATTTGGACAAGACGAAGCAATTGATAGTTTGCTTGACAAAATTTATATTGCTCAAGCAGGTTTGAAATCGCTTAACAAGCCTGTCGGCTCGTTCTTGTTTGTAGGGCCAACTGGTTGTGGTAAAACAGAAACAGCAAAAGTTTTAGCCAAAGAAATGGGAACACAACTTGTACGTTTTGATATGAGTGAGTTTCAAGAAAAACATTCTGTTGCTAAGTTTATTGGTGCACCTCCAGGCTATGTAGGCTTTGAAGAAGACGCTGGTCAACTTATTACTAAATTGCAAGAACATCCTAACTGTATTTTACTGTTAGATGAAATTGAAAAAGCACATAGAGATGTTTCTAATGTATTACTAGGACTTATGGACAATGGATTTGTCACAGGTTCAAATGGTAAAAAAGCAGATGCTCGTAATGCTGTTGTTATTATGACATCTAACTTAGGTGCTAGAGATATGGAAAAGAACGGCGTTGGTTTTGGTAGCCTCGAACGTGAAGGCGAAGATGATGATGCAGTAAATGATTTCTTTGCACCAGAGTTTCGTAATAGACTTGATGGCATTATTAAGTTTGGAAAACTTGATAAAAGAACTTCAGGACTTATTGTTGATAAGTTTATTAAAGAAACAAACGACCTTGTTAAAGACAAAGGAATTTATATTATTCTAACAGATGCGGCAAAAGATCATTTGATCAAAAAAGGATTTAATCGTAAAATGGGTGCAAGACCATTACAACGTGTTATTGATCAAAGTATTAAAAAGCCAATGTCTAAAGAAGTTTTATTTGGCGATCTTGTAAGTGGGGGTAAAGTCACAGTTGACTACGTTGATGGAGAAATTAAATTGAATGTAGAAAACTTCACACTTGAACACAAGGAACAAGACGTTGAAAGCACAACACACGAATAAACTGTTCTTTAACAAATACCTTTACAAAGCAACTGTGTATTGCCCACGCATTGCTTTTATAAGATATCCCAAAGACAAAGTTTTTTCTGCATTAACTAAATCTGAAAATTTTAACGAGTTTTTAGCCAAAGGCGGAAATACTCTTAAAAATAGATGGGACCAAACCCGTCCTAAAGATATGTGGGAAAATAGATTTACAATATACAAGATTATGCAAATGCGTGAAAAACTGTATTCTCAAAATACAGAATTTACAATGCGTTTGGAAACAAGTCATTGCGGATTTTATCTAAATGATAAAGATTTGTTTGATGATATTTGTAAACAGTTTAAAGATATTGTAGTAGATATTTCATGGCCTACAGATGAAAAACACGGAACTTACTTGTTGAATAATCCTACACATGAAATTGTTAACAATTATCCGCACGGCAAATATCGCTATCGTATTAATTTAAGAAATAAATTCTTAAGCAGTGATGTCAGACAAGGATTTAAAGATTGGATTAAAAATTATCCTGATTTGGAAATTACTGATATAACATTAAATTCAATCAAAAACGGTGGGTATGATTTAAATGGTAAATTTTTATACTCGACAAATAAAGATATTATGTTATTATTACAAATGTATCTAAGCGATGCGGTTAAAAGCATCACAGAATTCAAACTAAGAAAGGAACTTTGATGCAAAAAGAAAACATAGTACGAGAACTAATTAAACGAAACGTTATTACCGAAGGAACAAATGTTCATGCTGTTGTGACAGCAAGTGGATTAGGTGGTCAACCAATTAGAATCCAAAAGCAAGTTTTGATTGGAAACTTAGGTCATACATCTGCAAAAGGTTGGGATCGCTGTGATGCTGGTAAAGATCACTTATATAAAGTAAATTACAGTGATATTAATCTAATTGAGGGCATGGAAATTGCTAGAATGGCCCAGGCATATAAAATCAAAATCAAATAAATAAAAGTACTATGCCAGAACAAAGTACAAATTTTCAGTTTACAATCAACAGTGCAGAAACTGCCCAAGTTGATCACCCAGGCGATAGCACGGTTGAAACATACACCAGTGCTAAAGTAAAAGGCGACGGCTACTACAAAGGCGGTGACGGAGTACATACATACGAAATCAAAGTTGACGGGTTTTACGGAACAGTTAAAATTGAAGCAACTTTAGCATCTGAACCTACCAGCGACGATTGGTTTGATGTATCAGGAACGGAACATACAGCCGATCCTAGCGATAGTACTGTAAACAGAACAGGCTCTTATATGTACAATTTTACAGGTAATTTTGTTTGGCTAAGAGCAGTTATTTCTAATTTTACAGATGGAACAGTTAATCATATAAGGGTGAATTACTAATGAGTGAACAACATTTTGTAAGGCTTATCTTTAACGAAGATCAAGGCGAAAACTTTATTAGAATATTCGCAGGTGCTATGTCACATACACTTGACGAGTGTTTGTTAGAATCTGCAGAAGACCAAAAAATCATTTTTGAATCTTATAAAACAACTGAAGGACATTACGTTTACGAAGTTGCTCTTTCACAAGAACTAAGCAACCAAAAAGCAGACGACATGGCTGACATTATTTCCAAAACTATTACTGGTGATTACGAAATTGAAGTTAGCGGAAACGGCTATAATCTCCAATAATAGTCATTTTGGTAAAATTAACCAACAGTTGTAGTTGACTTTATACACATTCTTTGCTATTATAATATATGTAAAACACTTAATTGTGAGTGTTTTTTATTAAATGTCAATAGGAGAAAACATGACTAACAATTCAAAAACTATCCAGGCTAAAGTACTTGCTTCATTACAAAATGGTAATGAACTAACTGCGGCTCAAATCAAATCAAGATTTGGTGCAGGAAACCCAGGTGCAGTAATTCAAGCACTACGTTTCAACGGTTTCCCAGTATATCTTAACACTGTTAAAGATAGCAAAGGTAGAGTTTACAAGAAGTACCGTTTAGGTACGGCTAGCAGAGCGGTTATCGCGGCTGGTTATAAAGCAATGGCAAAAGGCCTAGTTGCTTAATTAAACTTGAGGTATAAGGCCCCTTCGGGGGCCTTTACTGCTTTATAAAGGATCAATATGCAAAATAATCAACACCTACCTGAAAAAATAGAAGTTAATTGTACAGATAATGGTCAAACAGTACAAGCATACTTAGATCGCTATGTAGAGAAAATGTACATAGATGTTATTATAAACACCGTAAAAGTGCGTTTATCGTACAAAAATAAAGACCTATATGTAGGTCACATGGCTGGATTAGAATTCACAGCAAACACACCAGAAATCACAGAAATCAAACCCTTTCGAAGATAAGTCCTCTTGCATAAATACTTCAGTAGGAGTATTATAATATGGACACTATGGACTTTAGAAAATTAATAAACAAAATTGATGGCGTTCAAACAGAAGCCAAAAAAGAAGTTAAACGCAAACAATATAAGACAGCATCAGAAGTAATTGCTGATTTGCAAGACGCTGTATTTGCTGAACCAAGCAAATCACAGATCAAATACAGCAGTGCTAATATTCAAAAATTTACAGATGCTAAAGCAGAAATTGCGTACAAACTATCAGAACTATCACAACTAATTAAAAATAACGACGACCTTTCGTTGTTTTTATCCAACGTTAGCAACATGATACACAATGACAAGCAAATTGGTCCAGGCTTAGTTAAAGTTGTACAAGCGGCGATGGAAAGACATAAAGATATTCCATTAGAAAAAGATCCAGATTCAGAAGTTCCATATGATGACTCTGACGATGATGAATTTGAATCACAATCACACAGTAATATTGCTAAGGCAATTGAAGAACAAAATCTAGAAGAAGAATTTAAAATCCTTTGGGATGAAGAGCCAAAGAAACGTGGCGGCGGAATGTATCAAGCAATTGAATATGCAAATGGTACTAAAGGTTATGTTCCTATGGCTGTTGATGGTCGTCCTATTTGGACAGGTTCAGTCCGTGACAGATACATGGCTGACAGATTAAAAGACATGGGATTTGGTTTACCAGCATACTCATACGGAAAAGACTTTGATGCTGACTTCCAAGGAAATCCAGCAAATTATGATCAAGGATCAGGCGAGTATGTAGGAACACACAGAAAAGTAGGTAGCCGTTGGGTAGCACTCGATCAATATAAACATTGGAGTAAGAGTGATGACGGAAACTTCTATACTGATAGAAGTGAAGCACTTAAAGATGTAAGTTTTGCTGAATGGAAACAAGCAGGCGACATTAGAAATATCAATCATGAATTAAAAATGTTAGCATTACAGATTCAAGCAATTCCAATGCGTGACCAGAAAGAAGCATATGAAGCAATTCTAACTGTTAACAGAGCATACCGTGGTGATGCTCAAGCATTTGAAGATATGACAAGAATGGTTAACTCAGGTGTAGACATTCAAGTTATGATTGCGGCGGCTGGCTTTAGAGGCAAGAGAGCATTACAAGATCTTGCTAACAACGATGAAATTGAAAAGGCATTACAAAGTAAAGCACACGCGGCTAAACTAGCAGATCTTGAAAAAGAAGAAGCAGAAGAAAAAGCAGTAAACATCATGGGCGGCAAAGCAGGTACATTTGGTAAAGATGGTATGACTGGCCAAACAAGATACAAAGGTGATATTGGTTTAGCAAAAGATGCTGAACAATCGCAATCATCTTCTTCAACACAATCAAGTAAACCAAAAGTGAATCAAATGCCTGATGTACAATTACAAGGTATGTATGAAAGTGAAAATCTAACAGAGTTTGACTTTCTAAAAAAGTTATTTGGAAAAAAGCCTGAACAAAAACCTGCAAATGGTAAACTTCCGTTTGGTGGTGAAAGACGTATTCAGTCAAATGGTGGCACTGTAAATTTTAACATTGATAAAAACAAGAACAAAACTCAATGGAGTTATCAAGGTAAAGAGTATACAATTTATGCTACTGATGAAGAATTAGATAAATTTGAAAACAGCCATCATAGCAATGGTTGGGAAATGATTTCAGGTACTAGAGAAAAAGTAGTTTCTAAAGATCCTAAGCCTGTAGAAATTAAACCTTACACACCTAGCGGTGACGATTCAGCAATGTTTAAACCAACTGATGCTTCTGCACCTAAATCAGGTGTTTATGCAAAAGATGCACAAGGCGGGGAAACACGTAAGGGTGATCCAGATATGGTTGCACAGGCTGAAAAACGTTTTAAATCAAAAAAACTTGATCCAAATAGTGATGAAGCAAAAAAACTATTTAAAGATCTTGAATTAGAGAGTATTCAAAACGAAGGTGATAACATTTATCATCCTTGCACTAAATCATTTAAACATGATAAGTTTGGTGAAGGTGAAGTTATTCATGGCGAACACACATTAAGTGAAGACGGAACAGTCACACACTACGATGCTAAATTTGTACGTGAAGACGGATCACAATTTATTGTTAGAAATATTCCAGTAGCGAATATGAAAGAGTGTGTTGTTGTAGAACACAGCCACCCAGCAAAGAAAAAGAAAAAAGTAAAAGAATCAATTGAACAAGTAGAAGAAGATATTTGGTTTAACGATTTAACAGATGTCACATTACACGGTGATGAATTTTATGAAGCGTTTGGTTGGATTGGCGAAAACGATGAAAACATTGAAGAAGCAGAATACCAAGGACGCACAGTTAAACTAAACAAACCAATGCGTGGCGATGTTAAGAAGTTTAAAGTATATGTTAAGAATCCAAAAGGTAATGTAGTTAAAGTTAACTTTGGTGATCCTAACATGAAGATTAAAAAATCAAACCCAGCAAGAAGGAAAAGTTTCCGTGCTAGACACAACTGCGATACTCCAGGTCCAAAGCATAAAGCACGTTATTGGTCATGTAGAAAATGGTGATGAACAATGCTATTAAAGGAACTGTTTGACAATAATGTATCACAAGATACGCCAGATGTACTAGTAGACGATATTAAGTTTTATATCGAACACAACGACGACTTACACAAAAATTATTTTTTAAAAGTAGTAGACGGAATTAAAAAAGGTCCTGCTACAGACGCCAACGAATGTTATTCGTCGTTTATGGAAATGGTTGAAGAAGGTTGCAAAATGTATCAGGAAGAATACAAACTACCTGGTAATATAGAAGAAATTTATACCAAAGATCTAAAAGAAAAAATTTGTAGACAATTTGCGGAATCACAAATAGAATTAATCAACAACGGCGAATACGATCCCAAGGAGGAATAAATGAGAATTGACGAAGTTGTCAACAACAGGACAGCCGTTATTGCTTGGGGTAGAATGAATCCTCCTACCATTGGACATCAAAAAGTTGTTGATACTGTAAAATCAACAGCACAAAAAGTAATGGGCGACCCCATTTTATTTTTAACTAAAACCCAAGACGCTAAAAAGAATCCATTAACATTTGCAGAAAAGTTTCATTTTGCAAGTGAAATGTTTAATATTCCTATCAATAGAAATACTAGTGTAAAAACTATCATACAAGCATTACAACTATTACAAGGCGACGGATATCGCAATGTTGTTATTGTTGCAGGTAGTGATCGTGTACAACAATACCAAGACCTAGTTGACAAATACAATAACACTCCTGATAAGTCAGGTGAAATACCGTTTGCTTTTAATGCTGTTAAAGTTGTTAGCAGTGGAGAACGTGATCCTGATGCAGACGGCGTTGAAGGAATGAGTGCAAGTAAATTAAGACAACTTGCAGTTGAAGGAAACTTTGACGGATTTAAACAAGGTGTTTCAGGTAATGAAACTCTTGCAAAACAAATGTACAATAGGGTTAGACAGGCAATGGGTATTCAAGACGAAACAAATGAAGAAGCCGCAGGAGTTGGTATTCTTACAAAACAAAACACAACTAAGGATGTTAAGAAAGGCACCCTTAAAAAAATGATGAAGGGGTTTAGATTAATATGAGAGCAAGACAATTTATAAATGAAGGTAAACAAGAAATCATGCATATTGTTAATGCAATTAAAGATGTTGCTGGCAGAGTGCAAGAAGTAAGACAATACCTTGAAGGATTAATAGGCAAACCATTAGATCAAATTAGTTCACAAGACATCTACAATAATGTTATTCAAAACGGTGTTGCTTATGCACGAGCAGGGGCTAGAATGGGTGCTCGAGAAATTCAACGTACAGGATACAGTGTAGGAATGTTGCGTATGTATTTGACATGGAATAAAGGCGACATTGCAAAACAAATAAATGCTTACTTGCCAAAGATTATGCAACTTACAGATTTAAATGAACCTACTGGTCCAAGTTTTGATGCTAAGAAACGTATTGCTGTAGAGATGGATATTTCTGTACAAGACATTGATGCAATTATTCAAACATATGATCACCTAGCATCTAAATTTCCTGAAGCGGCAAGACTGTTTGAAAAAGGCGATTTAGAAGGTGCATTAGATCAAGTTATTGCAAGAATGCTAAAAGGTCTATAATGACAAAAGAAGAACTACAAAAACTTGCAGGGATTACAAACACATTTAAAGGATTATCAGAATATCAAATTGATGAAAATCCTAGTATTACTGCTTCTAAAATAAAAGCCAAAGAAAAGAAAATGGGTGTTAAACCTGGAGATAGTGAATGGTTTAAACTTTGGTTTAGCAGACCTTTTATGACAGGACATAATGGTTTTAGAGGGCGTAAGAAAAAATGAAGATTACTGAAGTATTAGTAGAACGTGATCAACCAGGCATTATTGCTGGTGAAATCTATATTGATATGGATGGCGTTCTTGCTGACTTCTTTGGTGCTTGGGCAGACTTAATGAAAGTTGACAAGTGGTGGAACATTAACAAACATCATGACATCGACGATGCACTACAAAAAATTAGAGACACAGATGACTTTTGGCTTAACATACCCTTAACATCAAATGCTAAAAATTTATTAGAACTTATTAAAAAAGTTAAAGGATCATATAACATTTGCTCAAGTCCTTTACCAGGCGATCCTAATTCAGAACCACACAAACGTGAGTGGATTAAAAAGAATCTTGCGTTTTTTCCACCTAAGAACGTTTACATTACACATGAAAAAGCACAATTCGCAGTACAAAAAGACGGTACTCCAAACATCTTAATTGATGACTACGGTGTTAACATTCGCAAATGGGAAGCCGCAGGCGGCAAAGGTTTTAAACATAAAGATCACAAGTTTGAAAGAACTGTAAAAAGAGTAATGCAAGGTGAAAGTATAGAAGAAAACTTTGCAGACGGTAAAAAAAAGGGTAAAAGTCGTCCAGGTCGTGTAAAAAAGTCTGGTGCTAGTTGTAATGGATCAGTCACTGATCTACGTGCTAAGGCTAAAAAATACAGTGGCGAAAAAGGCAAAATGTATCACTGGTGTGCCAACATGAAGAGTGGACGCCAAAAAAAGGGTAAATAACAGTATGAAACTAACAGATGTTGATAGCACTATTAAATTAGAAGGCAAAGATAAGCCTATTAAACCACGTGATCCTAACGCACAAACAATGCAGGATATACGCCGTAGTGGTGCCGCTGGTGCTCACAAAGATAAGACTAAAGTTATTCCACGCAAAGAAAAGTATAAAAAAATGGACGAAGCAGATCCAGCAGAACTTGGTTCTATGAACGATAAAATGAAAGATGTGCTTGGTAAAGTATATCAAGACGATGAAGCAGAAAAACAAGCAGAAATTGATCGTGCTGAAAAAATTAGACAACAGCAGGTAAAAGATTTAGGTCCTGAAGCAATGGACGATTATATTGCTAAATTAAAATCACATGATTGGACATATCAATACAGTGATGACCATCGTGTGTGGAAAAAAGGACAAGAAGAATCACAAGCAATTGGCAGTATGATGAAAATACTAGACCCTGATATGAAAATTTATAAAAAGTACAGTCCTTTCCACGATGAAGAGAAAAATGAAAACACAATTTTTAACGCACTTAATAAGTTAGACGAAATTGCATCACCTGGTGCTACAAGTGCAGGTAATATTGCAACAGTAGCAAGTCCACATCTTGCTATTGGAGACAAAAAAACACGTAAAAAATACGGCTCTTTAGTTGGTGCTGTACCTAACCCACCTAAAGCAAAAATGCAAAAACCAACAGATAACGCACTAGATATGAAAGGTACTTCAATATTTGGTGGTACATTAAAAAGGACATAACAATGAGCGACAAATACGACGAACCAGCATCAAATTACGAAGCAGAAATGCTAGATAATCAAATTGCTTTTATTAAGTATGCCGCTGATGAAATTCGTGATCACGTACACAGAGGTGGCGTGTTTCCAGAGTGGTTTCAAAACAAATTAAGTGGCGTACATGAAAAGATCAAAACACTTCATGCATATATGGAAGGTGAACGTCAACAGGAAAAAGAACGTAAGGATATGGTTTCTATGAAAGACCAAGAAGATGATTACTTTGAAAGTCTTGGATTAAGATTAAAAGAAGCACTTACTCCTCAAGAAATTGATCAAGCACTTTCGCCATACGAAGCAAAACGTAAAGCACTACAAGACATTCAAGCAGATCCAAATACAGATAAAGATCCGGATCTAAAAAAAGAACTAGCACGTAGAGTAGCACAACTTAAAAAAGAATATCCAAATGAATCAAAAGACGATCCATGTTGGAAAGGCTATGAAATGATTGGAATGAAAAAGAAAGGTAAAAAAGAAGTACCTAACTGCGTTCCAAAAAAGAAAAAGTAATGAGATATTATGAAATTTACAGTGAGGCCTGGAGTAAGAAATATAAAAAAGCAATCAACTGCAATAATCCAAAAGGGTTTTCTCAAAAGGCGCATTGTGCAGGACGTAAAGCAAGACAAGCAGGAAACAAAACAAAATCAAAATCGGTGAACTAATATGGACTTTAATAAAATACTAAACAAATTTAACGATCTTGGAATTGAAGCAAAACCTCTTGTTCCTGATGCACCTGATGCAGGTAAAGCAACAGAACAAACAACTGCTTCAGCAGATAACCCACAAGCACACGCTCGTATGATTGAGCAACAACTTAGAGGCAAACATATTCCAGGCGTTAGTGACGTAAGTTCAAACGATATTGCCGCACTTGCAGGTGTAAACAAATCTACACAAAGACCACAACCTGCTAATCCTAATCCAAATTCAATGTATACAAAACCGGTATCAGAACCCGTTGTACAACCTACACAATCTTATACTAGTGATATTGAAACAAGACTAGATAGTATTGAAAGAAAACTAGAAAGCATTTTTGAATCAATGCAAAAAGAAGGCGATTTAAAAATGAAAAGAGGATCGTCAGCAGAAATACTAGCACACGCGATGTATGACCTTGTAATTCAATCACAGGATAATCCTAAGATTATTGATAAGATCCAACAAATTTATAAAATGGCAACTAACACAGATGTAATATACGATAAAAAAGGTGATACATTTACATTTCGTAAAAATCAACAGCCAGAAAAGAAAGCAGAATCTTCGTTATTTAAAGAGTACTTAGATTTTGTTGAAAAGGATGTATAATGAGATTTAAAGAGTTTGATCAAAAAAATTATGCTTGGGGTGATGTAAAAGGTTCATTAGATAAACAGTTTGGTCACAATAAAGATACTAAGACGCAAACAACAGGACAACAAACTTCACAAATTCTTGCAAGATTAAAAAAATGGATTGCTGGTGCAAAAGCCGCACTTACTTCTGAAAATGATCAAGCAACACAACAGCAAGTTGATCAGTTAAAACAAACACAAAAAGATTTTGAACAAGGTAAACTACCACCAGACCAAGCAATGGAAAAGTTTATAGGCATATTAGAAAAAATAGGTCCTGTAGATAAGTTAGGCAAAGCAATAGATATGTTCTTGCCAATGCTTAAAGGTATGCAGGGTATGTCACAAAAACCAACAGAAGAACGTGATTTACAAAACACCATTGATGCACTAGAAAGATTCCGTCAGAAATTAATGCCCAACCCAAGTCAAACACCGGGTATAAACGTCTAGTAGTAATACTAAATATTCAAAAGAAACACAACCCTAAGAGGATTATATGGCCTTTTTAGTACATAACCTACCGCCTATCGAAGTATATGTAAAAAAAGAATACCTATACGATCATCAAAAAGGCCACGGCGAACTAACTCCAGGTATATGGATTAGTATTAGAAGCATTGAAAGTAAAGCATTATACTTTGAAACACTACTAACAGAGTACGGTGCTCTTTATGACAAACTACCTATAAGTGCATTTGTGTGGAAAGAAGATTATGACAAAGATAATCAACTACCATTAGATACTTTACAAATATGGGATTGTTTTGACTATGATATTACAGTAATTAAAAAACCTATGTTATGTGACTGCGAATTTTTTGGAAAAGACAAACAGATGCATAAAGGCGAATATTTGTTTACCTTAGATACTTGCCATCCAGACAACAATAGATTAAACGTTAATTTTTCAGAACACGACCCAGAACATAAAACGTTTAATGTCATTAAATTAGATAACGGACAATTTGCGGCACAGCCAAACAATAGAATTATTTGGACAGATCAAAGTTTGGTCACAAACGATAGATTAATACCAGACTTTAAAGTTTGTACACAAAATTACACAGTAGAGAACACACCAAAGTGGAGTGTAGGACATACTGATGAATGGCAGTACAAAACGGACGAAGAAAAAGCCACAAACAACGATAATTCATTGACAAGTGAATAAATTTCTTATATAATATTAAAATTAACAAAGGAGGAACCTATGAGTTCAAAAGTATTTGGCCCTGAAGAAAAGGCCAAACTAATGCAAGTCATTAACGACGGAGTCAATGTTAAACAAGAAGTTCAAGATCTTACTGAAGGTCTAAGAGATACTGTAAAAGCAGTAGCAGAAGAACTTGATGTTAAACCTGCATTAATTAACAAAGCAATTGGTATTGCACATAAAGCAAATTGGCAAGAAGTCTACAGCGACTTTGACGATCTAGAATCTATCATTACTATTACTGGCAGAGACAAGTAATGAAGCGAGTCAAAGATTTTTGGCTCGAAAGTTATCATAGTGATCGCATAGCATTCTACTTTGAACTTTTAAGTTTTATTTTTACCGTAGGAGCAAGCCTTACACTTGCATTTACGGCAGACGCTCCGGATATGCGTTATGTGTATCCTGGGTTTTTTATAGGTTCTCTAACGGCAATCTATGCTTATTATAGACGTAGGATTGCATGGCCAGTTTTACTGACATCTTACTTTGCTGTTGTTAATGTTTTTGGATTTGGAGTAGCAACAGGGTGGTGGTAAAATGGTTTGGATGTTATTATATATCATTATTGAATTAGATACAGTTAATGTAGGACAAATGGGAATGTTCAAAACAATGGCAGAATGTTTTGAAGCACGTGATGAACTAGTATTAGCAGTTGGCAAGGATGGATATTTTCCAACTAATCAACAAGCAATATGTATTAAAAGTGATAAAACAATATGAGTATATGGGAAAAAGTAAAGCAGTTTTGGATTAGAAGTTATACTTCTGATAAGACAGCATTTTATTACGAAACAATCGCAAGTATTTGCGTATTCACATCAATGACTTGGATCAGCGTCACAGCAGATGCTCCGCCAATGCATTTGATTTATCCTGTAAGTTTTACAGGTGCAGTGTTTAGTATTGTTGCGTTTGTAAGACGACAAGTAGGCTGGCCGCTTGTAATGACAAGTTATTTTGCCTGCTTACACGTATTTGGTTTTGGTAGAGCAATGGGTTGGTGGTAATGATTTATTACGTTGATATTGACGGTACTATTTGCGATCAAGAACTAGGCAGACATTACAGTTTATCAAAACCTTATAAAGAAAGAATAGAACATTTTAATAAACTGTTTGATGAAGGACACGAAATTCATTATTGGACAGCAAGGGGAATGGCAACTGGTGTTGATCATTCTGAACTTACTATCAAACAACTAAAAGATTGGGGTGCAAAGTACACAAGTGTTAATTTTAAGAAACCAGTGTATGATTTTTGGATTGATGATAAAGGCCAAAATGCAGAAATGTATTTTGAGCAAATAGAACTTGACAAAGAATGGAAGTAATGTTATATTGTTATTAACTAAGGAGTTATATGGCAATAGACATTAGAAGGAACTACGAAGGTAAAGATGGCCCCTCTAAAGAAGAACAGCAAGAAAAATTAGATAAGTTAATGCAAGAATTTCTTGCTAAAGGCGGTAAAATACAAAAGTTAGAACCCGGTGCGGCACAAGGTGCTGGTGGATTAGATAGAAGACCACACTGGACTGATGCAGAGTTAAAAGAAAGATATAGAAAAGAAAACGGAATACCTGATCCAGAAAAAAAGAAAAAAGGCAGAAAAAAACGCAAGGCAAAGTAGTACGATAAATACTACGATGAAGGTACAGTTGGCCATAAGCAACATAATTTGGTATTGTCAGCCGAAAGTGACAAACAGGAGAATAAATGAGTTATGTAGATGCTCTGTGGGACAGAGACAAAGATATTATCAAAGTCGTTGAACGTAATAAAAACGGCGAAAGAGATTTCCGAGAATATCCAGCAAGATATCAATTCTATTATAAAGATCCTCGTGGTAAGCACAAGTCTACTATGGGCGATACAGTTAGTAGAGTAGTATGTAAAAGTTGGAAAGACTTCCTTAAAGAACAAAAAATTAACAAACATCGCGGACTATTTGAAGCAGATGTTAATCCTGTATATCGATTGCTTGAAGAAAATTATTTAGGTATCGATGCTCCAACACTACACGTTGCGTTTTTCGATATTGAGGTTGACTTTGATCCTGAACGTGGTTATAGTTCACCTGAAGATCCATTTACAGCCATTACAGCAATTACAGTACACTTACAATGGTTGAATAGTCTTATTACATTAGCACTTCCTCCAAAAGGTATGAGCATGGAAGATGCTAAATTTGCTGTAAAAGATTTTGATAATACACACTTGTTTGAAAGTGAAGCAGAAATGCTTGACACGTTCTTAGACTTAATACAAGACGCAGATATCTTAAGTGGTTGGAACAGTGAAGGTTATGATATTCCTTACACAGTTAACCGTATTACTCGTGTACTTTCAAAAGAAGATACAAAGCGGTTTTGCTTGTGGGATCAATATCCAAAGAAAAGAACTTATGAAAAGTTTGGCCGTGAGCAAGAAACATACGACCTTGTAGGAAGACAACACTTAGATAGTTTAGAATTATATCGTAAGTACACATACGAAGAACGCCACACATATCGACTAGATGCTATTGGTGAAATGGAAGTAGGCGAACGTAAAACTGTTTACGAAGGCACACTTGATCAGTTATACAACAATGACTTTAAAACATTCATCGAATATAACAGGCAAGACGTTGCACTACTCGATAAACTTGACAAAAAGTTAAAGTTTATTGATCTTGCAAACGAACTTGCACACGCAAACACTGTATTGTTGCCAACAACAATGGGTGCTGTTGCTGTGACAGAACAAGCAATTATTAACGAAGCACACCATAGAGGTTTTGTTGTTCCTAATAGAGTACACAGAGAGCCAGGTTCAGAGCCTGCGGCTGGTGCGTATGTTGCATATCCTAAAAAAGGATTGCACGATTGGATCGGCTCAATGGACTTGAACTCACTGTATCCATCTGTTATTAGATCACTTAATATGGATCCAGCAACTGTTGTAGGACAACTGAAGCCAGAATATACTGAAGAAATGGTACGTAATGAAATGACTCTTAAGAAAAAGTCATTTGCGTCAGCGTGGGAAGGTCGCTTTGGAAGTCTTGAATATGAGTTTGTCATGGAAGAACGTAAAGACAAACAAATTACTGTTGTATGGGAAAACGGTGAAGAAGATGTAATGAGTGCGGCAGAAGTTTATAGATTAATATTTGAAAGTAATCAGCCGTGGATGTTAAGTGCTAACGGTACTATCTTTACTACAGAATATGATGGTATTATTCCAGGACTGTTAAAGCGTTGGTATGCAGAACGTAAAGAAATGCAGGCAAAGAAACGCCAAGCACAAGAAGCAGGAAATAAAGTTGAAGAAGCATTTTGGGATAAACGACAATTGGTTAAGAAGATTAATCTTAACTCTCTTTATGGTGCTATTCTTAATCCTGGTTGTCGCTTTTTTGATCCACGTATTGGGCAGAGTACTACACTAACAGGTAGAGCCATTGTTAAACATATGTCATCAAGAGTTAATGAAATTATTACAGGTGATTACGATCACGTAGGCAAAGCAATTATTTACGGTGATACTGACTCTTGTTATTTTAGTGCTTACACAAGTTTACGTCCTGAAATTGAAAAAGGCGATATTCCGTGGGATAAAGATAGTATCATTGCACTATATGATCAAATTTGTGACGAAGCAAACAAATCGTTTCCACAGTTTATGAGTGATGCGTTTCATTGTCCTAAACCAAGAAGCACAGGTGTTATTGCCGCTGGTAGAGAAGTTGTTGGTGAAAAAGGATTATTCATCACAAAGAAACGTTATGCAATTCTTATCTATGATAATGAAGGTGCAAGAATGGACGTTGACGGTAAACCAGGTAAAGTAAAAGCAATGGGTCTTGATCTTAAACGTAGTGATACTCCTGTGTTTATGCAGGACTTTTTAAGTGAGATATTATTGGCTGTGCTAACTGGTGCCCAAGAACCAGAAATTCTTGATAAAATTACAGACTTCCGCACACAATTTAAAGCAAGACCTGGTTGGGAAAAAGGTTCTCCAAAACGTGCAAACAACATCACAGACTATCTTGCTAAAGAAAGAAAATTTGGTAAAGTTAATATGCCTGGTCACGTAAGAGCAAGTATTAACTGGAACAAACTAAAGGAGATGAACGGTGACAACTATTCAATGAATATCGTTGATGGTATGAAAGTTATCGTTTGTAAACTAAAGAACAATCCAATGGGATATACCTCGGTTGCATATCCTACAGACGAACTAAGAATACCACCCTGGTTTCAAGAACTTCCGTTTAACGATGACGAAATGGAATCAGTTATTATTGATAACAAACTAGGCAACTTGTTAGGCGTTTTGGATTGGGATATTAAATCAACCGAACAGAAGAATACATTCAACAATTTATTTGACTTTGAATGATTTTTTAAGTATAATATGTATAAGGAACGGAGAAAAACATGAAAGACATATTGCAAGACATTGTAGCACATACACACGCACTAGGTTTTCTTAACATTGTTAAGGTAAACGGCGATGATGTACAAACAGGCATCGACAGCATGGCAGAGGATCGCTCTGTAATCATGCAGGCAAATACTAAAAATGCTCAAGTAGAAATGAAGGGTACATTTGGTATGCCTAACCTAAATAAACTAGATGTGCATTTAAAATGTCCAGAGTATAAAGACGGTGCAACTATTGATGTTGTACAAGCAGACAGAAATGGTCAAACTATTCCAGTAGGTATTCACTTTGAAAATGCCGCTGGTGATTTTAAAAACGATTATCGTTTTATGAACGCAGAAATTATTAACGAAAAACTTAAGACTGTTAAGTTTAAAGGTGCTCAGTGGGACGTTGAAGTACAACCTACAATGGCTAGTATCCAACGTTTTAAATTACAGGCAACTGCAAACGCAGAAGAAACTGTGTTTACTGTAATTACAGATGGTACTGACCTTAAGTTTAAGTTTGGTGATGCAAGTACACACGCCGGCGAATTTGTATTCCAGCCAGGTATTACAGGTTCACTTAAAAATGAATGGGCATGGCCAGTAGCACAAACTATGGCTATTTTAAATCTTGATGGTGATAAGACAATGCGTATTTCAGATCAAGGTGCAATGCAAATTGCTGTTGATAGCGGTTTAGCAAGTTATGAATACATTTTGCCTGCACAAAGTAAGTAGGAGATAAATTTTGAGAACTGACTTAACAGCAGAACAAAAGGACTACGCAATATATCTTCCGGCACTTAGTGGCTTCTATGCTACGTTTATTGGTAAGCAACGTCGCGAAGAATATGTAGATAAGTCACGTATTCCTTTTCCTAATAACGATATGGAAGGTCTTAATTGGCTTAATCGTCAAAAAGGTATCTTTCAATATCATTGGACATTATATTCGGCAGGACACGCAGAACTTGATATAAACAAGGACGCACCTAAAGAACTTATGGTGCGTGAACGTGATCGTGAGAATAGTTGGCTGTTAGGTGATTCAGGTGGTTTCCAGATTGGTAAAGGCGTATGGGAAGGTGATTGGAAAGATCCTAACTGTCCTAAAGCACAAAAGAAACGTGAGCAAGTTCTTGCGTGGATGGATGCTTATATGGACTATGGTATGATCCTTGATATTCCTGCTTGGGTATCTAGATCTGAAGCAGGTCAAAAAGCAACAGGCATTACAACTTATCAAGAAGCAGTAAATGCCACACGCATTAACAACGACTACTTTATGAAGAATCGTACAGGTGCTTGTAAATTCTTAAACGTACTACAAGGTGAAAATCATGCTGATGCAGAAGATTGGTATCAGCAGATGAAGGACTACTGTGATCCTAAGAAATATCCAGACACACACTTTAATGGATGGTCGATGGGTGGACAAAATATGTGTGACGTACACCTTGTTCTTAAAAGATTAGTAGCATTACGTTTTGATGGATTGCTTGAAAAAGGAATACATGACTTTATGCACTTCTTAGGCACAAGTAAACTAGAGTGGGCAACGCTCTTAACTGATATTCAAAGAGCAGTTCGCAAGTATCACAATGAAAACTTTACGATTACATTTGACTGTGCTAGTCCGTTCCTAGCAACAGCAAATGGTCAAATCTATTGTGAACTTGAAACACAAGACAGAAGTAAATGGGTATACAGAATGGTACCCAGCATTGACGACAAGGCTTTAGCAACTGATACAACACCATTTGGTCAAGCATTTGTACGTGAAGGCAAACACACTAGTTTTAAAGATTCGCCAATTACACAAGGACTAAGTGCAAAAGATATTTGTATCTATGCGCCAGGCGACCTAAATAAAATAGGCAAAGAAGGAAAAACATCATGGGATAGTTTTTCTTATGCGATCCAAATGGGTCATAACGTATGGAGTCACATTAATGCAGTACAAGAAGCCAACAGAGAATATGACGCAGGTAGAATTCCAGCGATGCTTGTCGAAGAACGTTTTGACAGGTTATTTTTTAAAGATGTTGTGGAAGCGATATTTGCAACTGACAACAGAGACGAAGCGAATGCGATCATAGAAGAGTTTAGTAGATTCTGGATGTCAATTATCGGCACTAGGGGAGCAACGGGTAAAAAAACTGTAAACGCAAGTACGCAATATGCGAACTTATTTGAGGAGGCATAATGTCAAAAATAAAAAACAAAACTGTAAAAAAGTTAACCAAAGAACACGAATACTATTCAAAAAAGGTTGACGAGTTAGAAAAAGAGCGTAGTATATATAGAGACTTTGGTCATAAGTCACTTTTATTAAAATTAAAGAAAACAAAACTTTATATTAAAGATCAAATTGATAGGCTAACAAAATGAAACGTGATTATGCAGATGGTGTAAAAGATGATGTAATGTACTTTACAGGGTACGAAGTTGAAAAAACACCAGCATACGATATGGACACACTGTTTGTGGTAGGATGTCGTCCACTAGAAGAAGTGCTAGATAAAGCAAAAGAGAATCACGTTGACCACATTTATCTAGGTGCTAATCATAGTTTTGTTCCAAAAGAAGATTGGGAAGGACTGGTATACGGTTTACTTGATAAAAACTATTGGGTGACTTTAGACTATGATGTTAAGTATCACGAATGGATATTAGAAAACGGATTTAATGAACGCAATAAATTTATTAGTTTAATGTCCGTAAAACTTCCTTATGTAAATCAATTAAACTACAATGCTTGTATGAAAATTGACGATGCTGATTTTAATCATTCCAATCCGGGTGTTTGGATTCAACCTGTACACAATTTACTAGAACGTGATAAGTTCACAGATTGGAGCAAATATGGCGACGATGAACCTAAAGATTAACTTGACAACAGCACTGAAAGGCACTATAATATGAGTATAACTGATAACATGATGAAGGAAGCAATGGCTCAAGAAACACACGAAAAAATCATGCGAACTGCAAAACGTATGATTTGGGTGACTTTCCGTAAGGAAGGTATCCACAAGTATCCTGCGGCACTAGATGATCCTAGTCTTGCAACAGGTGATGAATATGATGTTTCATTTTTGGGATATCCCCACAGACACATATTCCATTTCAAAGTCGGTATTACTGTGACACACAACGATCGTGATATCGAATTTATTCAATTTAAACGTTGGTTAGAAAAACTTTACGAGGAGAAGACCCTTGAACTAGATTATAAGAGTTGTGAAATGATTTGCGATGATCTATACAACCAGATTATTGCTAAACACCCGGGCAGAGAAGTTCACATCGACGTTAGTGAAGATGGAGAAAACGGTGCCCACATCGAGTACGCAAAATATTAAAGGAGATGATAGTGTCATATTTTGCAGACCATCCGGAGATCGTAAAGATCTTTAAAGACCTTGAATCATACAAGGATTGGTGCGTGAACAGTTGGGTTCGCGGAGATCGACAGAGTTATGTCTTTAACGAGGCAGACCTCTATAACAATCAAAGCCATGTATGGCAACAGTATAATCGATTTAAAAATCGAATTAGAAAACGCTATGCTCATGGAAAGAATAGGCAGAGGAACTAAATGAGTAAGATTTGGTTAGTAGATTTAGAAAGCGTTGAAACTAGATACACAAGTGAATGGAAAGTTCACGTACCTAAAATTCTTTCTAAAGGATCATTGTTTAATCCAATTGAAGTTGAAGTTGTAGAAGGTAGTGACGATATTCCAGATGCAACTACACCAGGTGCGTTTTTAAACTTTGGTGGTACTAACATTTACAAATCAACTCAGATAGAGAAAATTGCAAAAGCCTTTACTAAAGGCAAAATTAAATCTGGGGATCATATACTGTTTACAGATGCGTGGCATCCTGGCATACTTAATGTAAAGTATATGGCAGAACTGTTAGGCATTGATGTCATAACACACGGATTATGGCACGCCGGCAGTTATGATCCTGCAGATTTCTTAGGAAGATTAGTTGGAGATAAACCATGGGTAAGACACGCAGAAAAAAGTTTTTTCCATGCTTTTGATCATAACTATTTTGCTAGTGACTTTCATATTAAGATGTTTTGTGAAACGTTGTTAGGTGTTGATATGAATTGTGCTAACGATTCTTACATTAAAGATAAAAAAATTGTAAGATCAGGTTGGCCTATGGAATATCTTAAGAACACACTATATCCTTATAAAGGAATGAAAAAGAAAAACTTAATTCTTTTCCCTCATAGAGTTGCTCCTGAAAAACAACCAGAAATTTTTAGAGATTTAAAAGAAGAACTACAAAGTGATTATGAATTTGTAGTTTGTCAAGATCAAAGACTAAGCAAAGTTGAATATCATAATTTGTTAGGTGAAGCAAAAATGGTCTTTAGTGCTAACCTACAAGAAACTTTAGGTATCAGTGCATACGAAGGTGCTATTGTAAATGCGTTTCCACTTATACCTGATAGATTAAGTTATACAGAAATGTATGATGACTATTTCAAATACCCTAGTGAATGGACTGAATCATGGGATAGTTATATTGCAAACAAAGATAAGATAATTGAAAAAATTCATTGGGTAATGAATGACTTTAAAAAACATGAAGTTGCATTAGATAGACTAGTTAATTTTCTAAATGATGATTATTTTAGTTGCAATAATATTAAAAAGACTGTAAACTTATATAATGAAAAGACATCCACGTCTTAAACTCGGAGAAAAAAATGAAAAAATATGCTGAAATAACGCAAAGATTAAAAGAAGCAAACAAACGATATTGGGCAGGCGACAATATTTCTGCTTTTATCCAAGATGGTGAAAAAGAAGAATTAATTAATGAAGCCGCTGAAAAGTTTGAAGGTGTACTAGATGCACTAATTATTGATCGTCATAACGATCCTAACTCACAAGGTACAGCACGACGACTTGCTAAAATGTATTACAATGAACTTATGCAAGGTCGTTATGATACTATTCCGCCAGCAACTGCATTTCCAAACGACGGCGAAGATGCATATAAAGGTATGCTTGTAGTTCGTTCTGAACTTAAAAGTGTTTGTTCACATCACCACCAACCAGTGACTGGTGTAGCATACATTGGTGTTATTCCTAATGGTAAAGTTATTGGACTTTCTAAATATACACGCATTGCACAATGGTGTGCTAGACGTGGTACACTACAAGAAGAACTTGCAAATGATATTGCACGTGAAATTGAAAAGGCTACAGATGCAAAACACTTAGGTGTTTACATTCAAGCAACACACGGTTGTTGTGAGAACCGTGGCATTATGGCACATAGTTCACTTACACAAACAACTGTACTAAAAGGTAGTTTTAAAGATGATCCAGGAACTAAAAAAGAGTTTATGGATAATATTAAATTACAACAGGAATTTGCTCCGAGGTAATTATGGGCGATGATGATAAACAATACACTATTACATTAGGCGAAGCAACAGACGAGTATCCAAGCGGAACTGTATCTTTTCCAAATCCGTCATACACAGTTTCAGTTGGTACTGATTACCCTAATGACGATTATGTTTCAGATGGAACATTTACTATCAATGCTAACAACGATTGGAGTTGGAATGGTGGTACATATATTGATGAAGATCTAGTTAAGTCTAATCCTACTTGTCAAACACTTTGGGATCAATTCATGTCTGTTTATAACATGGTTAAAGCAGATAAAGACAACGAAACAGGAGGATCAGATGACATTCCGTTTTAAATTCTTTTCATGGATTGCTGGTTTTGATTTTTTAGACTGGTTAGAATTAATTGGTCGAAAACGTGTTATTATGGATCGTTATGAAAACGAACCTTACCTAACTCGCTACTACCTATTTTTAAAGGATCGTAAATGGTTTCCATTTAATGTATTCTTACACAAGTTTCACAAAGGAGATTTAGATGATTTACACGACCATCCTTGGCCCTATTTTACACTTATTCTTCGCGGCGGTTATTGGGAGCATACTGTATCGGGAAAGCATTGGCGTTCGCCGGGGCACTTTCGAATCAGCACTCCTAGGAGTCTCCACCGTATTGAGTTGGCTCCTAATACTGATGTATGGACACTTTTTATACCAGGCCCTAAACTAAGAGAGTGGGGCTTTATTAGAGACGGCAAATGGGTCGATAACAAAACTTACTTGAGAGAAAAATATGAACTCGAACATTAATATTGAAAAGTTTAATGAACAACAAACACGTGATTGGCTAAAGAACTTGTTGCACTCAGGCAATGTAGTTGTTAAGTTTAATAAACTAAACGGCGATGAACGCATTATGACTTGTACACTTAAAGAAGGTGTCATTCCTGAAGCAACAAAAGAAGATCCTGCTTCACAAAAGAAAGTACGTAAGATTAGTGAAGATGTTTGTGTAGTATGGGACGTTAACGCAAATGGTTGGCGTAGTTTTAGATGGGACAAGATTACGGGGGTAGAATTCAGTGTCGCAAATTAAAAAGAAATTTTATACTTGGCAAGATGTAGAAACAATGTGTGTTAGCATTGTTAATCAAATGTATAAAGATGGCTGGAAGCCTGATTACATTGTAGGTATTACACGAGGTGGTAATGTACCTGCTACTATTATTTCAAACATGACCGGCATTCGTTGTGAAGCACTTAAGGTAGCATTACGTGACGGTGAAAGCCATCAAGAAACTAACTGTTGGATGAGCGAAGATGCATACGGTTATAATGACGGTAAAGTTGCTACAGGCGGACCAACCGCTAAAAACATTCTTGTTGTAGACGATATTAACGATACTGGTGCTACATTTAATTGGATTAAAGAAGACTGGCAAGCAAGTTGCTTACCAAACGATTCTAAGTGGGATAAGGTATGGGGCGGTAATGTTCGTTTCGCAGTATTAACGGAAAACCTAAGCAGTGAGTTTGACGGTGTGTCATACTCTTGTGATGAAGTAAACAAAGCAGAAGAGGATGTATGGCTAGTATATCCGTGGGAAAATGTAGGAACATATGGCTAAAAAAGAACAACAACAACAAATACAAAACATAGAATCAAACGGTGTTTACCTTTTGATGGATCAAATAACATCTGCTTCTTGCAAGGAAGCAATTAAGTGGGTAATGAATCATAACCTTGCTGATAATCCACTACCACAACTAACACTTGTAATCAATTCACCAGGCGGAGATGTACATTCTGCATTTGCTCTAATTGATGTAATGAAATCAAGTTCAATACCTATTAAAACAGTAGGACTAGGACTTATTGCAAGTTGTGGATTTTTAATTTTTATTGCAGGACAAAAAGGACAACGTATCCTTACTCCTAATACAAGCATACTATCGCATCAGTACAGTTGGGGTAGTAGAGGCAAAGAACACGAACTGTATGCTCGTGTAAGAGAATTTGAACTTAGTACAGAACGTATGATTAAGCACTATAAAAAATGTTTAGGTATGACTGAGGCTAAAATCAAAGAAGTTCTTCTTCCGCCACAAGACGTTTGGTTAAGTGCAGAAGAAGCAAAGAAGTTAAAAATTTGTGATAAAATTGAGGAGTTGTATTAATGCATGATTATATCGCAGTAATTTTAGCAAGGTTTTTTATTATTACAGTTTTTGCTATGGGAATGATTAGTTTAAGTATTGATCTTTATACAGGAAAATTACCACTATGAGAGACGACCTAATGGTACAACAGCAGGTTGAAGACAGTTGGCAACACATGGTCGGTGTTATCTGTCTTAACCAAGTTGATAGACGGCAAACAAAACCTGTACTCACTAAGTTTTTCGAACGTTGGCCTACTGCTGGTATTCTTTTATATTCAACAGTAGATGAGATTGCTGAAGTATTACAACCATTAGGTATGCAAAATGTTCGTGCTAAACGTATTTGGAAAATGAGTCAGCAATGGCTAGACTGGGACGGCAATGACGCAACAGAATTATGTGGCATTGGCAAGTATGGTAGTGATTCTTATAGAATCTTTTATAAAAACGATATACCAAATGATGTAGAAGATAAAGAACTCAAAAGGTATATTACAGAGGAATTAGTATAATGGCAACACTTAAAGAAAAAGAACAAACAATCGAACGTATTAAAGGCCCACACTTTTATCGTATTATGTTAAGCGGTTATGGATCCGAATGCTCATATATGCGTATTTCAAAAGAAGCATTTGATTTTTGGAGTAAGACTGTAGAAGAACACGGCGATGCTGATGCAATTCATTATATTTTAAATGCGTCAGATCAAACACGTGAAAACGTAGGTGAAGATGGTGAATACGAATACATTAGCGGCGGTGATATTCCTCGTGAAGCAATGTTTATGCACGATGACGATGAAGAAAGTGTTGGTGCAACTTGGTATGAACCAATTGACGAGTTTGAACATACGTGGGGACTAACATACGATGCGGCACGTTTATATATTGATAAAGTAGACAGTGCAGAGTATAGTGCTAAACATCTTAAAGAAGTTGTTGACGGTGAAGAACTTGGTGAGTGGATTAACGAAACAAGTGAAAAACATTCTGATCCTGATAACAATGTTTGGTGTGAGCCTACTGAAGTTGATCACGAGTATGGAAACAAGTATCCCGAAAAGGGAGAATATATTTGTCAAATGGTAAGTTCAGAAAAAGGCACGTTCTTTGAAACTGTAATCGAAAGTGATATAGAGTTTGACGAAACTAAGTTGCAATTTGCAGTTGCTGAAGCACCTAATGGTGAAGACCTTATATACGGAGTCTACTACAACGGCGAAGAAATTTACAACGACGGCGGTGATACAAACGGTAAAGGCTACTATGTTTACTTTTACAAGCAGGAGTATTAATTGTGAGTAAACTTGTTTGGAAAATTAAATTTGCACACAGTACAGCAAAGATATTTTCCAAGCCTAAGGGTGCTTTTAAGGGCAACTACTTTACACACTTTAGATTAGGTTGGAAGGTTGCTACTAAAAAGTACGAAGAATATAAAGACATAAAACCATGGGATGCCGCATTGGAAGAAATATCCGATTGGTATAGTTTATAAGGAAAACAAATGACTGATACACTAGAAAAAGCAAAACAAGAAGGTCGAGCACCTTGGACCAATGTTATGTTTGATACAAAGGAATACGTTGTATATGAGGACATTTATCCTGTCACTCTTGGACATACCCTTGTTGTTCCAAAAGAAAACACACAAGAAAACATTTTAAAGTGTTTTAAGTTTGCTATGGATATGGGTCAAATGAATGTTGATGCTGAAACTAATCCAATTACAGGGTTCAATATAGGTATTAATATGGGCAAAAGTGCGGGACAAACAGTTATGTATCCACACGTTCATTTAATTTTCCGCCGAGACGGTGATATGGAAGATCCTGCAGGCGGTGTTCGCGGTGTCATTCCAAATAAACAAAAGTACTCCAAAAAAGATATTACACAAATGGAAATGTTTGAAGAAAGTACTGGCTGTTAATGGTTGACAAAAACCTAAATAAACACTATAATATATAATAGGAGTTGTAAATGAAATTAAGATATAGTGAAGCATTTTATAGTGTGCAAGGAGAAGGTCGCTTTGTAGGTGTACCTTCCGTCTTTTTACGTACCTTTGGTTGTAATTTTCGTTGTATGAACTTTGGTTTAGACAAGCATCCTAACAGAGCAGAGAAGTTAGAACAAGGTATTAAATATAATCCAGAAGTTAAAGCATTGCTAGATGACGGTATTTTAGACAAGATAAATAAGTTCGAGGATTTGCCTATTGTTCACACAGGCTGTGATACGTATGCAAGTATATATCCTGAATTTAAAAAATATATGAAAGACCATACAGTTGACGAAGTAGTTGATTATGTATTAGGTCTTACTCCACAAGGTAAGTGGACAATGGATAATGGACAAGATGTTCATTTTATTTTAACTGGTGGTGAACCTTTGCTAGGGTGGCAGAGGTTATACATGGATCTATTTAAACACCCTCGTATGGAGGACTTAAAAAATGTCACGTTTGAAACAAACACAACACAAACTCTTAGAGATGATTTCAGAGAGTGGCTCGACAACGAAAGATCATTTCATATCACTTGGTCGTGCAGTCCAAAACTTTCCGTTAGCGGAGAGCCTTGGGATACTGCTATCAAGCCTGATATTGCTAGGCAGTACTACGATGTACCTAATAGTAGTATGTATTTCAAGTTTGTTGTGGCTACCAAAGAAGATGTGGATGAAGTTTCCAAAGCCGTTGAAGCGTACCGTAGCGAAGGAATCGATGTTCCAGTCTATGTTATGCCGCTTGGGGGTAGGTCGGAAGAATACCAACTCAACACTAGAGGAGTCGCAACATTGGCAATGGAGCGAGGTTGGCGCTATACACCCAGACTACACGTCGACATCTTCGGCAACGCCTGGGGCACCTGATGAAACACTCGACGAAAAAGCAAGAAAGGCAGGACTATAATGTTAGATAAACTTAAAAAAATGTTTGATAAAAATCACGTACCTGCTTCTGTATCAAAAGAAAAAGGAACTGATGCAAAAGCAGAGGCAACTAAAAAGAAAGAGCCATATGTAGCAGTTCTTAATGTTGAAATGAAGAAAGATAATCCACGCAACGGATTTTTTGAACTTGACTGGAATGAATACTTTGTTCGTGACTTAAGACTAAATGGCTATCAAGGTGATAGCGAAGAAGAAATTGTTGACGCTTGGTTTAAAGAACTTTGCGGAAATATTGCACGTGATGAAGGTGTTGCATCTGTGGAGGCAAAGATGGGTGCAGGATACATCAATACAAAAGATTTAGGTGACGGTAAATCGGAGATTAGTTAATGCTACAAGTTTGGAAAAGCATACACCCTATTAACGAATATGCTCCTACATGGAATATTCCATTTTGGAATGCTGTATATCCTAATTCAGAAGATATTGATTTTATCAGAAATTGGTTAATCGATAACGAAGAAAAACTTATTAAAACTTTAAAGAAAAACAGTGACGGTGGCGATGGCGGTACTGGTTTGGGGGAAAATAGTTTAACTGCACAATACAGTGCATATAATTTATTTCAAATTACACAAAACATTCCACAGTTTATGAACCTGTTGCATTGGATTAAAGAACAATACATACAATATATGCATACTAATAGTACCACAGTTAGAAACTTATATATGTTTAGTTGGGCAAATGTTGTTCATAAGGGACAACCTATTACTAAACACGGTCATGGTGCTCAAAACTTTTCTTATCTAAGTGGAAATATTCATCTTGACAACTATGATACTCAGACTATATACTATTGTCCTGTAGATGAGCACGTTAAAGTTGGTTTTGAAAATGTTAAAGGTGGACTTACATTGTTTTCAAGTTATGTATTGCATAGTGTACCAGAACATCAACAAAACAACAAACGAGTTAGTATAGCATTTGATTTGTTTGATCATGGATTTGCTCCGCTAGAAGATTTAGACAAAGCAGTTCAACTTAAAACAGTATAGGAATAGAATATGAATTATATACTTGTAGACACAGCAAACACATTTTTCCGTGCTAGGCACGCCGTAAGAGGTGATGCTGAAATTAAAATTGGTATGGCATTGCATACAACTCTACAAAGTATTCGCAAGGCATGGAAAGACTTTGACGGCAATCACGTAGTATTTTGTCTAGAAGGTCGTAGTTGGCGCAAGGACTTTTACGAGCCATATAAACGTAATCGTCAAGAATCACGTGACGCTTTAACACCTTCGCAACAAGAAGAAGAAACTATATTCTGGGAAACATTTGACGAGTTTAAAGACTTTTTACAAAATAAAACAAATGCAACAGTATTACAACACCCGCAACTAGAAGCAGATGATTTGATTGCAGGCTGGATACAGAGTCATCCTGAAGACAACCATATTATTATTAGTACAGACGGTGACTTTGCACAACTTATTGCACCTAATGTTAAACAGTATAATGGTGTTATGAAGACAACCATTACAAACGAAGGCTATTTTGATGAAAAAGGCAAAGAAATAATAGATAAAAAAACTAAAGAACCTAAGGGTGCACCTAATCCCGAATGGTTGCTATTTGAAAAATGTATGAGAGGTGATACAAGTGATAACGTATTCTCAGCCTACCCAGGCGTTCGCAAGAAAGGTACAAAGAACAAAGTTGGATTACTTGAAGCGTTCGAGGATAAGACAGCAAAAGGTTATAATTGGAACAATCTTATGCTACAACGTTGGGTTGATCATAATGGCGATGAACATAGGGTATTAGACGACTACGAAAGAAATGTCACACTCTGTGATTTGTCTGCACAACCTACAGAAATTAAAGAGATTATTGCTTCAACTATTGCTGAAACAATACAGCAAAAAGAAGCAGTACAACAAGTTGGTATTAGACTAGTTAAGTTTGCTGGCTCTTACGATCTTGTTAAAATAACAGAACAGGCTCAATCGTTTGCTGAGCCATTAAATGCACGATATGGAGGGAAATATGTTAGCAAAACAGTTAGTGCCTAATAAATTTTGGATTGTACAAGATAGAGGACGTAAAGTTGGAACTCTACAAAAAGATACAAATTGTTATTACTTTATTCGAGGTTTAGAAAAAGTTCGTTTTGAAAATATTGAAGAAGTACATAAAACTTTTGGCGACAACTTCTTTGAACAAGCATTTAAAAAGATTGAACAAAAAGAACAAAAACACGAAGTATATAACTATCCAACAAGCACTAAACCTTACAACCCTCTATATGATGTTAAAAAAGGTTTACCACTGTTTAGCAAAAGTAGAAAATCTAAAAGCCTTTATTGTGCAGGTTATTACTGTATTAGATTTGACAAAGGATGGGTTAAAAGTTTTTGTCCTAAACTTATTACATTACAGCGATACAACTTTGAAGGTCCGTTTACAACTGACTTAGAAATGAAGGAAACATTGGCCCGTGTCTCGAAGCAATCTTAATACACTAGCAATAGAAAACTTCTTACAGGCTGTACGTATAGCACAAAGAACATCTGCAAAAGACATTAAACTAGATGCCAAACAATATCGCGACCTAGCAGACAGTGTTAGCATGGTAATGGCACGTTTAGTTGAATTACAGGATAATCAACAGCCTGTAGAACCTGAGATTACAGTACAAATGGATGGCGGAAAACTCTAATTTTTGATAAATATATACGTAGTTAATAAAGGAAATTGCGTATATGAGTAGACCTAAACCAACAGTACTATTAAAGTACACTGATAAGAATACATTTAGAAGCGAAGAAGTTCTTGCCGCTGATGCTATATGGGCAGTATTCTATCAAGGCAAACCTTTTAATTTGAAAAGTTCAAATTCAGTTTCGCCAACTCCAGGTCCAAAATATAAAAAGGTTTCTTTTTCAAATCCAGGACACGCTCATAATCTAGCAAAAAAATTAAACAAACTGTTTAATACAGACGAGTTTAAAGTTATAGAATTAACCAACGGTAAAGTTCTTTAATGGATAAAAAGACAGCATACACTAAAACATTTCTCTTCGCCGCAGATAAAGAAACAGACGAAGAAAGCATTAAAAAACATCATATGCTTTGGTGGCAAAATATCAGAGCAAAAGGTGATAGCGGTTTACGTTTAACAAAAGAAGGCTTTGACTTTGTAGTAAGCGAGGCAGATATACAAACACACGAAATACATTTTCCTAACGATATACAATTTACACCTCAAGTATTTCTTTACTTAGATGAATTTATTGATTGTCCGTATTACGTGACTAAAAAACGCATTTATGTTCTTAGCGAAAAAATGGCATTAAATCTAATGATGTTTGCCGGAGATATTAAACAGTACGGTCTTGCCCGTGCTATGGCTAAAGAATTAGATTAATCTGTTCATTTTGGACAGGTTTTTTCCAAAATATCCTAAAAAACAGTTGACAATTCCTCTAATGAGTGTATTATATACTTATAGTTAGGAATTAAACAAAGAGGTAAAACTTATGTCAACACAAGCAACAGAAGCACGTACAGTCACTCCAAACGAAGCGAAAGTGGCACTTAAACACGCAATGGCTAAAGGCCGTCCAGTATTTTTATGGGGTCCTCCAGGCATTGGTAAATCAGATATTGTTAGTCAAATTACTAACAGTTTTGAAGATTCACATCTAATTGATATTCGACTTTCATTGTGGGATCCAACAGATATCAAAGGTATGCCTTATTACGCGGCCAATGATAATACAATGAAATGGGCACCGCCAGTAGAACTTCCAGACGAAGAAATGGCAAAACAGTTTAAACATATCGTTCTGTTTATGGACGAAATGAACTCTGCATCGCCGGCAGTACAAGCGGCGGCATACCAACTAGTTCTTAATCGTAGAGTTGGTACTTATAAACTTCCAGACAACGTAATGATTGTAGCGGCAGGTAATCGTGAAACTGATAAAGGTGTCACTTATCGTATGCCGGCTCCGTTGGCTAACCGTTTCTTGCATTTAGAAATGCGAGTAGACTTTGAAGATTGGTTGCAGTGGGCAACTGAAAACAAAATTCACGCAGATGTAGTTGGTTATTGCTCTTTTGCAAAACAGGATCTATATGACTTTGATCCTAAGAGCAGTTCACGTGCATTTGCTACTCCACGTTCGTGGAGTTTCGTGAGCGAACTTCTCGACGATGACCTGTCAGAAAACACGTTGACAGACCTCGTGGCAGGCGCCGTTGGTGAAGGCTTGGCAGTAAAGTTTGCGGCACACCGTAAGGTTGCTTCAAAACTGCCAAATCCTACGGACATCTTGTCCGGTAAAGTGAAAAGCATGGAGACTACAGATATCAGTGCTATGTACTCGTTAACTGTTTCAATGTGCTATGAACTTCAAGAAGCGTTCAAACGTAAAGAAAAAGGGTGGAATGCTATGGCAGATAACTTCTTTGGATTTATGATGGATAACTTTGAAACTGAACTTGTTGTGATGGGTGTAAGGGTAGCAATTACAACTTACAAACTTCCATTCAGTCCAAAGGATCTTAAAAACTTTGATCGTTTTCATGACAAATACGGCAAGTATGTTCAAGCCGCAATGGCATCCTAACTACTAGGGGGATCTTCGGATCCCCCATTCTATTTTACCAAAAGACTTGACATCTACATTATAATTTGCTAAAATATACTATAAATTAAGAAATGGGGAATTATGGTGTCAAAACAAATCATAATCGAAAATACAAACGGTGCTCACAATATTATTAAAAGTCGTGAAGCAACTAATCAATCTAACCTAATAGAAGATAAATCAATTTGGGAAATAATTGCTGGAAATGAACTAGCAGTTGAAAAGACCCGTAATTCTAAAAACGAAATTAAATGGAAGTGTCGAGATAAAACAATTGATACTCCAACAAGACGCAATGTCACTAATGTTATGAACACTATCTTTTCACGTATTTCAAAGAACTGTTCTTACAGAGGTATTAGTGACGAAGATAAAATTACGTTTACAGACATCAAAAAAATGTCACAAATATATTTAGACTCTCACCCGTGGATTCAAATTGACTACTGTCGAGACGCAACAAGACAATCAATTGACGAAGATGTACAGTTAGAAATGCTTCGTAAGTATACAGGTATTGCTGTTGATAAACCAGTTAACGGTGAATACACTGTTGCTAACGGTGAGATACAAAATAAAAAAGATGTTGAAAACAAAAAGTTTGCAAGAAGTGTAGACGCATATATTCCTAGTTTAGATGCTTATGGGTTTTTAAAATACAGTGGTCCAGAAGGATCTGTGACTTCTGTACATCAAGTAGGTGAATCAAAATCTTTTATTCAAGAGTCAAAAAAATACTGTGATAAACACAATGATAAAAAATTGTTCTTTGTACAAGTAGACGGTGAAGCAGGAGAAAATCATCTAGATGAAATGAATGCTTTGATTGCCGAACACTCAGATAGAATTTTCGCAGGGAACAGCGAACAAGTAATTAAATGGATTAATTCTAAAAAATGAATACAAAAGAACTAGCACATTGGCTAAGATGGAACGTAGATTGGAATAAGTTTGTGACACTTGTAGACCAAGTGGGTGACGAACTAAATGAACGTAAACTTCGTTTTGATAAAAGTGATTTATTTGAAAAAGCACTAGAACTTTTTAGTAATCAAGATTTACGATATGTAAATGAAGAAGGTGTTGATCACATTGGACCTAACGGTATTACAATCGAAATGAAATACACTGATGGTAGTCTTTTTACTTCTAAAAAGAAACAACCAAGAAAACACGTTGCAGAACTACAACTTATGAACTCGCGTGGCAGTAGTGAAGGACGAACACTTCCGGAATCATATGCAGAGTTTCTTTTAATTTGCGATAAAGATGCAGTAGCAATTATATCCAAAACAGACTTACTTCCGTATGTAATTGATGCTGGAGATGGTCTTAAAACTTCAAAACTTCCAAGTTCAGCAGTAGAATATGTGTTTAAGCCAGGGGAATATTCTCCACTCGAATTGGAAGAATCTTACTCGTATTTGCAAGCCAAAATGGATATGCAAAACCAATTTTTAGCCAAATTCTAGGTTGACAAAACCGTGTATGATGCTATACTATAAGTATAGTTAGTTAGGAGTAAGATATGTCACAAGAAACAACCGCAGTAGAACAAACAATGATAGATGGTAAGATCTATGAAAAAGATCCTTCTATCAATAGTGCAAAAGTATTAGAAAAATTAACAACTGCTCGTATTGCTCTACTTATTCGTCAACCATTTTTTGGTAATCTTGCTACACGTCTTAAAATTATTGATGCAACTGATTGGTGTGCAACTGCGGCAACTGATGGTCGTAATTTTTACTACAACGAAAACTTTGTAGAAACACTTTCACAAAAACAAACTGAGTTCTTATTTGGTCACGAAATCCTACACTGTGTATATGATCACTTTACACGTCGTGATGATCGTGAACCACAAATTTATAACATCGCCGCCGACTATTGTGTTAACGGTGATTTAGTACGTCATAAGATTGGTGAAGTAATTACACAAGTTAAACCATTCCATGATCCTAAATATTATGGTTGGGCATCAGAGGCTGTGTATGATGACATCTACCAAAAGTACGATCAAGAACAACTTGATCAACTAGGTAAACTTCTTGATGAACATATTGATTGGGAAAAAGGTAAAGGCCAAGGTCCTAACGGTAAAACTAAAAAGAAAAAAGGTAAAGGCGGACAACCTACATACTCAAAAGAAGAACTACGTAAAATCCGTGATGAAATGAAAGAAGCAATGATTTCATCTGCACAGGCGGCTGGTGTTGGTAATATTCCTAAAGGTGTACAACGTATTATTAAGGAACTTACCGAGCCTAAAATGAACTGGCGAGAAATCCTTAATCAGCAGATTCAATCTACTATTAAGAGCAACTATTCATTCATGCGTCCTTCACGTAAAGGTTGGCATACTTCCGCAGTATTGCCTGGTATGGACTTTGATGATACTATTGACTTGTGTATTGCACTTGATATGTCAGGCTCAATTGGTTCACGTGAAGCACAAGACTTTTTAAGTGAAGTAAAAGGCATTTGTGATCAATACGACGATTATAAAATTAAAGTATGGTGTTTTGATACAGAAGTGTATAATGTACAAGACTTTACTCCAGACAGCGGCGAAAGCATTGAGGAGTATGAATTACACGGCGGTGGTGGTACAGACTTTGATGCTAACTGGCGTTTTATGAAGGACGAAGGTATTACTCCTAGAAAACTCCTAGTGTTCACAGATGGCTATTCGTGGAACTGGGGTGATGAAAACTATTGTGAAACTGTATGGATTATTCATTCAGATACATCAATTGAAGCACCACACGGTATTACTTGTCACTATGATTTAAAAGAGGCGGCATGAGGTTATTAGTTCAGGATCCTAATCCTTTAAATGTTTTAGACATTAGAGAATTAGATACTATGCCTATTCATTTTGAAAAGTTAAGTCTCAAAATTGAATCATGGAATTACACTAACACTATTGATAATATTAGAGATTGGATATATAATAACCTAAATGGAAGGTTTGCTATTATTCAAGATCTGTATTTGGTAGACAATAAAATGGAAAATGTTTACCAAATTGGGTTTGAAGATGCTTCAGAAGTGTCTTATTTTAGTTTGGCTTGTTCAGTTCTTGCAACCGACCAAGTTAAAATTGTATAATTAATTGTACGAAGGAGATTCATATATGAATGAAGAAACAAAAACACAAGAAGCGCCGAAGGTAGAAACGGCTGAACAGGTTAAACCTGATCCAAACAATCCTGCCAATCCTGCTAATCCAGCGGCTCCAGACTTAACTGTGACCGACTTGCAGGCTTTAAAAACAATCATTGATGTTGCTAGTTCACGTGGAACATTCAAAGCGGCGGAAATGTCAGTTGTTGGTAATACATACAACAGATTGACACAGTTCCTTGACGCAGTAGCACCAAAGGAAAAAGAAGGTACTGAAGCACCCGCTGAAGCACCTAAATCTTAAGGAGAAAAATTTATGGCAACAGCAATCAAACACGTAGGTAATTATAATGGTAAGAAAGTTGTAATTGCTTATAAAACATTGCCGGGAGATCCTTACAGTGCATTAGTAATTCCAGTTGAAAGATTAAACCCTTCATATCATGATGATGTGTTTAAGGTAGTTGAATCTAACAACGGTCAAGAAGCATTTGAAATTGCTACTGTACTTGCTGTAAGACAATTTTCAGACGGCTCTAACATTTTAGCAACTTTAAGTAGATCAGGTAATCTTGTTAAAGTTCCAACAGCGGACATTACAATGACTCCAACTCCACAAAAGGAAACTTGGATTACACTTGATAAACTTAACGAAGAAATTGCTAATCAAAAAGGTGTGGCTGTATCTGAGTTAGCAATTAAACCTGAAGAAACAGATACTTCAGAAACATCTAAAAAAACTATTGCTAAAAATTACAGAGCAAGAGCAGATGCACTTTATAAAGAGGTTGTAGATCTTAGACGTAGAGCAGATGAAATTGACCCTGCAGAAAAGAAAACAACTTCTACTAGGAAAAAAGTTGATGCATAATGGACAAGAGTCCACAAAGCGGAAAACTTTTTGTAGATGAATCAAACTTCGACGCCAATTGGGAAGACGTTCTAAACACAATTAATATAGAAAGTCTTCCCATTCGGTTTGTTAAACATCTACTTTTAAATCTCAAAAATAAAGACAAGTTTATTATAGACGTACAAGAAATAGTGAAACAATCTCATTCGCTAGATGTCGCTACGAAAAGAGTAAACGCTATAATCACACAACACAAAAATAATATAGAAACAATTGATTTTTCAATTAAACTAGATGACCTTGTAGATAATATTAATAAATCTCGAGATGCATTTACAAAAAAAGTTAACTTTAAAATAAAAAGACAAGGTAAAAAGAAAAAATGATTGAGGTTCATGAGTTTCCTGGCTTTGTTATTTTTAAAAGTAAAGTACTAAATCACTCTGATATTAAAACAGATTTACTAAGTGCTATTCAAAGTATGGGCGGTTTTAAACTAGAAACTGTTAATCAAAGTTTACTTGATACTGATTGGTATATGCCTAGAGAAATGCCTAGACCTTATTTTGATATAATTGGTCCAATATTAGAAAACTACAATAGAAACTTATTTCAAAAACTTAATATTCAAGATCAACAAAACTTACATCTTACACAAATTTGGTTTCAAAGATATGCAAAAGGCGATTATCATGGTTTACATACTCACGGTAATTGTACATTTTCTAATGTTTATTTTATTGATCTACCTAAAGGAACTCCTATAACCAGTTTTAGTTTTTTAAATAAAGAATATGAGATAAGTATCGATGAAGGAGATATTATTACGTTTCCAGGTCATATTCATCATCAATCAAAACCAAATAATCAAGATGAGATAAAAACATCAATAGCATTTAATACAACGTTAGGATAAAAAATGAGTGTAAAATTAGTATCGTACAGTAAACCAACAGAAGATTTTGAAAAAGAAGGATTAGAAAACGCACAAGACTTAATTGCTTTTTGTGCAAGAGTTTCAAACCCTACTAACCAATATAATAAAGAAACAGCAGAAAAACTAATTGGTTATCTAATTAAATGGGGACATTGGTCACCACTTGAAATGGTTAATGCTTGTTTAGAAATTAATACTACACGTGATATTGCACACCAAATTGTGCGCCATCGTTCGTTTAGTTTCCAAGAGTTTAGTCAGCGTTATGCTAATCCAAATGAATTTGGTGATATGTTCGTATTTCGTGACGCACGATTACAAGATCAAAAGAACAGACAAAACAGTGTTGCACTAGGTACTACACAAGAAGAAATGAATCTAATCAATGACTGGGAATCACAGCAACACAAAGTTATTGAAGCGGCAAAAGAAGCATACAACTGGGCCATTGAAAATGGTATTGCAAAAGAACAAGCAAGAGCAGTTCTACCAGAAGGACTTACTAAAACGCGACTTTATATGAACGGTACATTGCGTTCATGGGTACACTATATTCAATTACGCGGCGGCAATGGCACACAAAAAGAACATATGGAAATTGCTCATGCTTGTGCAGAAGTCATTGCTAAGATCTTTCCTATGGCTAAGGATTTTACTTGAAACAAAAATTTATAGAAGCATATATGGACGTTGCAAAACGTTTTGCACAATTATCACACGCAGAAAGACTTCAAGTTGGTGCTATTGTTGTAAAGGACGATCGTATAATTGCATATGGATATAACGGAATGCCAAGTGGATGGGATAATTGCTGTGAAGAAGATGGAAAAACAAAACCAGAAGTATTACACGCGGAATCAAATGCTATTGCAAAATTGGCCCGTAGCAATGAGAGTGGGTTGGGTGCTGACCTGTTTATTACTCATAGTCCTTGTATTGAATGTGCCAAATTGATTTACCAAAGTGGAATAAAAACTGTTTATTTTGGAGAGCATTACCGCAGTAATGACGGAATAGACTTCTTACAAGCGTCTAAAATAGGCGTTATGCACGTTGATACATCAAGTACTAGCGAATAGCATAAACGCCGCTGTATGACGCTTAAAATGCGTTTAAAACGCCTTATACAACTACTTCTACTAGTTTAACTTCTGAGTTTAGATTAGATTCAATTGACTTTCCAATTACATATACTGCATTTGGAACTGCACTATCTTCTGTAAGTGCTGTTGCTATACCAGCCATTGTACTAGTAATTAAAATATCACCTTTACGTACAGGACCTGCAACTTTAACTTGTACTCTACCTCTTAGTGCTACTGGAACAACAAACTCGCCTTCTAACTCGCTGTTCATTAGGTGTGCTGGTTTATCTGATACAACTCCAACAACTCTTGAATCCATTTGTCCTCTGCTTTCGGTGACTTCATATTCACCACCTAAGATTAGTACAGTACCTACATCATATGCTTTATCTGCTAGATAATTCTCAGCCAAGTCAGCAAATTGTGCCGCTGTTGCTGTACCTAAGAACTTACGTGCTGTAATATCACCTTGTGAATCACGTTTAGCAATAGTATTTGCTGTTGCTAAAATATCTGCTGGGACACTATCTAAAGCACTTGAGTTTGTTGCTGTACCGTTAAACACTGTGGCTGTAATTTCGCCGTTAGAGTCACGTGCAGGAATTGATGTTTTATCAGCACCCGATGGTACTGCTGTTGTTGATGCATACCCACTTCCACCGTCAACAACTAGTTTTGTTGCTGTTGTTGATGTACCTGTTAGATCTGCTGTAAGTGTTCCGCTTACTGTGACGTCATTAAATGTGCTTACACCAATAGTAGATTGAACATTACCGTTATGTGTTCCTGTTGTATTACCTGTGACGTTTCCTGTGACATTACCTACAACATTACCGTTTAATGCTCCGTTTGTATCTAGTGTTATATCATAAAAGAATCCAGTTGCCCATTTAGTATTTGCATTACCAATACTTCCTGTATTATCTGATCCAGGTAAAAAGTTAGTACTCGTAAATTGGCCTACTTTAACTGCTCCTGCGCCAATTGTGTTAACATTAAAATTGATTGTATTACCAACTTGGTTAGTAATATTAACCTGGTCGCCACCAGTAATGTGTAATTTTAAATCACTACCAGCACCTAGTGTAATACCGTTATCATTTAAGAAACTAACAACATCACTAAACTGTTGCAAACCGCTATTTAAAATATATTGAGAAGCAGGAATACCGCCTAAATTATCTGCATCTTCTGCTGTACCCCAATAACGCATACCAGGGAATGTAGTTTTACTTGCAAGGTTTAAACCTTTCTTAATAGCACTAAAACCTGTAATTGGGTTTACGCTATTATCAATAGTAAACTCGTCTTTTGAAACAATATTAATAACTTGGTCTTGTACTGTGACTTTAAGAATTGTTCTATCATTTGCTAGTGTATCTTTAATTGTTGCAACACTAACCTGTGAAACTCCTTCACCGCCTGTTGTCACCGGACCAACTAGAATAAAATCTTCACCATTAAAAACATATAACTGTTCACCATCTTCTTCCCACCAAAAGTCTCCTTTTGCTAATCCTGATGGTTGTGAAATACCTACTTCGGCGCCGCCTGCAATACGCATTTGGTTGCCGTCATAAAATTTAAGAACTTTGTTTGCGGAATCATACCAAATCTGTCCTGCAACCGGTCTTGGTGGAGGAGTAGTTCCTGCAAAGTTCTCCATGAGGTTAACCATATTCTCATTAAGAATTTCACCAAAGCCAGCATAGTTTCTACCAATAAGTTTAATATCAGTAGTTTGATCAATAGTACCGTCATTTACTATTGCAATTTGCTGTCCGTTATATGTGTTTACTATGTATGGCATAAGTGTATTTACCTTAATCTAAATCTAGTCGTTTATTGACTTCTTGTTGTGCTTCTTCTTTTGAAGTATAGTTGTACGGTGAACTTGCATCTTTATAAACTTCTTTTCTAGCCTTATTCTTAGCACGTTCGTCTTCAATGAATTGCATCATCTTTAGGAATTCTTTTGTTTTAACAATGTCACCATTGTTATGTAAAACATCCATAATAATATTAAGTTGTGTATATAATGGATATTCTAAAATAATATTTTCTTGAACATTTTGATCTAAAAGTTCTTCGTCAATTGTTGAATTGCCATCGTCTACAATTGGTTGTAGTCCGCCAGTTGCATAATCACCTACATATGCATGAGTGTCAGGATCATAAGATAATGTTTTATATCTAACTCCTTCTAAAAATTGTGAAGGCGTTTGATCCGTTTCAAATCCTCCAATCATTACACCGTTGGATTTATTAAACATTAATGTCATACTTTTGTTTGCCATATCTTTATTCCCATATCAGGCAAAGACTATATTTTGGATCTTCACCTTTTTCTATTTTTGTCACTTCATGCCAAGTATCAATCGGCATATCAAACATTGCTCCTTTTTTCTCTTGAACTAGATGTTCGTTTCCATCTTGGTCCCAGTATTTAAAGTGCGGCAAGCCTTGTGTTAGATAAACTAACTTAAACTTCCAATATCCTCCTGCACTATCTTGGTGTTTGATTAGCCAATCACCAGGTTGATATTTGTTTACTACTACCTGCGAACACCATTTACGTTCATTTGGTATGGTCTTCCAAATAGTTTCAACTAATTCTTCGTTCATATCCTTTTGAAATAATGAACTAAAATTACTTGTACCGTACTTTGTTTCGTGCCTTTCTTTTGCGCCTTTGCCTCTTCTAGTAAATTTGCCGTCTTGTTCATGCACCTTTACTAGCATCATAATTTCGTCTACATTTGTAATAAAGTCTTCGTTAACTTCATACATTAAAAATATCCTACAAATTCCCAACTACCACTTAAAATAGTTTTAGTTATATCATAACTGTATGTACTAAACTGTGTGTTAGGATCTCCACTAAAAATTCCTCCTAGTTGGAACCATTCAACTACATAGTCATTTCCAGTATAAGTTTGGCGACCTAGTAAAGTATCTGATTTAATACCGTCTAATAAAACAGCCGATGGGTCAAATCCGTATCCTACTATAACACCATCCTGAATAACAAGAACCCTTGCACCAACACCTTGTGGAAGACCAATATAGTCTGCTTGATTTTGTGTTAGTCCTCTGTCAGTTGTAATCCAATAAGAATCCGCAAAATCATCTAAGAACGGATCTGCGGTGACATTACTAAGTTGTGTTGTTGGAACACCAATTCCTTTTTTAACAAATTCATATCCTGTAATTGCACTTTTAGCATTAATTAAATCTGTGACATTTGCTTTTACACCTACATAACTGTATGCTCGACCGCCAATAAAACCAATACCATACCTTATACCACTGAATACTCCAAATCTACGATAGAACTGTCCTGAAGGTAAACTTGAAAAGTAATGTGATCCTAAAATTCTTGCTTTAGTACCTGCAGAATATTGTGTTGCAGGAGCAAGTCTTTCAAGTTGTGCTTTAACTGCATCTAGATTCATATCTCTAGTATCTAAATGGAATGTTAAATCTTTTGGAATAGCGCCAACTTTTTCATCTACATACTGTTTAATTGCTAATTGAGTGACAACAGTATCGTTATCAGCACTGTTAAACGTTCCGTCATCTGAAATAAATTTAAAAGACTTGTTATTTGCATCAGTAAATTTAGTAGATTTTACATTTGAAAGAATACCTACTGTACCTAACGCACTGTTTTCAATTCTTGAACCATCATCAATCACAACCCTAACTAAGTTAGTATCTTCAATATTTGAATTATCAACTTTTACATATTGTAAAAGTGTTGTATTTCCATTGCTACCAATAGTACCTTCGGTAATATTAACGTTGTCTGCACTTAACGTATGGTTTACATTAACTGCCGCATTAAAAACTTGTGTTGCTGTAAATGTTTTAGTACCGCTAATTGTTTGGTTGTTTGATCTATACATACCGTCAAGTACATATCTTGATGTTCCATCTAAGAAACCTTCGTATGTTCCAGATACACCGTCTTGTCCTGCATCTACTAAAGCAATAACTCTATCATTATCTAATACAATCTTGCCGCCAGTTGCATTTACAGTACCTGTTGTATTACCTGTGACGTTTCCTGTGACGTTTCCGCTTACATTACCGTTAACACTACCTGTAAGTGTACCACTAAAATTACCTAAAGCATCACCAACTACGTTTGAAAATATAGCATCTGCGTAGATGTTTCTATATTTCATTGTAGGTGCACCTAAGTTTACTTCATTGTCTGCATAAGGTTTTACATCTTTACCTTCAATATAAAAAACTGTCTTGTCTGCACCACTGCCTGTATAGTTTACACCAAATGATAATACATCATTTGTTTCGTTATTGATTCCTGCATTACCACTTACACTATCAACATTAATTTTTAGTTCATCATTAGGACCAACATTAATACCATTATTGTTTTGGAAACTGTAAACACCTGCAATAGTTTCATTTTCTAATCTATTATCATAAGTGTCGCCGGCTTTGCCTACTAATCTGTCTGCATCAGTAGCAGTACCGTGATGTTTTGTGTCTGTGCTTACACCGTTTGAATTAGTTCCTTTTAATGTTGTGCCTCTATAACATTTTGTAAAGTTAGGTACTGGTGTGACTGCTTGATCAATAGTAAATTCTGTATCTGCAACAATCGCATATATTACGTTATGAATATATCCTGCCATTACAGGATGTTTTGTTCCTTGATCATCAGTTAAAAGAATACTACGCCATTGCGTAAATTCATAACCTTTTAAATCTTGTGGTCCAACTAGAATATGTTCATTGCCGTCTGCTGTCCAAGCATATAATTGATTGTTATCTGAGTCCCACCAAAGGTCACCTTCTTTTCTATTGCTTGGTTCTAGATCAGAAACTTCTAATAATCCAACCTGTCTCCACTCTACACCATCAAAAACAGCAGGACGAAGTGTGTTTACAGTTTTATCAAACCATACTTGACCTACTTGCGCCTTAGGTGGTTTAGTAGTTGAAGCAAAATTTTCTAATAATTTAACAAAATTCTCATTTTGTATTTCACCGTATCCAGCAACATTACGACCAACTAGTTGTAGGTCCGTAGTTGTATCAACTACACCATCTGCTAGTGTGACTAACGTTGTTCCGTCTGTTCTGTTAATAGTATATGGCATATCTTATCCTTATAACGCTTGGGTGTAAGTCCAAGCCCCTCCGCTCACTGTTAATAAATGGTATGATCTTACCACACCTAATGCACTACCTGACAGTGTAATACCATCTGGAAATGCTACACTTGATAAAACACTTTCACTGTTCAGCACTCCATTTTGATCAACTGTTGTTTGACCAATTAATAATGTGTTTGTTGTTCCTGTAGGAATAGACGTCACGTTAATATTAGTTTGTGCGCCAGCGAGTGTTAAATCTTCTGCTAAAATTCTTGCAGTTGCACCGTTGTCAAAATTGCTTGCCGGAGCAAGTGTGTTCATAATAAACGGTAAACCGTCTACTGCTGATGTTTTATCTGCAATACCAGTTGTGTTAATTGTCATAAACAGTGTTCTTGTTCTAATTTCACTGTCAATATAATTTTTTGTACCAACGTCTTGTGCGTCAGTTGGATCTTGAACACCTTTAATTTGAGTTTCTACTGTATTTCTTGGGTTAAGTACAATATTTCCTGTACCCCAAATATCAAAGTTTAAATCTCCGTCGGTGTTTCTTGTACCAATAGTTGTACCATTAATATCGATGTCGTCAACTTGCAATTCTGTAAGAACGCCAACATTTTGTAAATTAGAATTTACAACACTAGGACCAATAGTTGTTGTGTTAATAATATTGTTTTCAGCAATTCTAAACTCTTTACCAGCGGCGATACTAATCGATTCTGAACTTTCCCATGCTTCGTCTGTTCTACTCCACGCAAACGTGTGATCAGTATCACCTCTAAGTGTTAATCCACCACCGTCAGCAAGTACATCTGATTCAGATCCACTAGCATAAGCAAGTTCAATATTTTTATCTGCTACTCTTAAATTTTGCGAATCAACAAACGTTGTTGTTCCGTTTACAGTTAGATTCTGTTGTACAACTAAACTACCACCTAATTCAACTTCACTTGAAGTTTTATCTTTAAAAATGTTAACTTTCATTAGACTAGAATCAATTTCTAGTGCGTCAATAATACCGCCATTACCTTGCGAGTTAACTTGAATTTTAAAATCTTTGTTTTGTAGGTTATTTTTAAATGTTGTGACATCACCTACAATTTCAATATTAAGATCTTGTTCACCACCAATAACTAGACCAGCATCATTTTTAATACTTAACTGTGATTGCGATGTTGAAGCAATATCTGCACGTAGGAAATTACCAGGATCAATACCTGCAATAGTATCTGCCGACCCTGCTGTACCATGAAACTTTAATCCGTCAACTGTTGAACTAAAGTTTAATCCTACTTTAATACTTGCAAACCCTGTAATTGCTACTTTAGGAGTAAACGCATATCTACTTAAAATACCCACAAGCAAATCATTAACAAAAAGTTTTGTAATTGAGCGACCGTTATCGTTTGAATCAACAACAGTTTCAACAATCCAACCGTGTTTACCTTGTGCTGAAGTATAAATTGGACCTGCAAGTCCTAAGTCAACACCGTCGTAAAAGTATAATTGATTGTTAAGTGAATCCATCCAAAGGTCGCCTTTAACTAACCCTTGCGGTTGAGTTTCCTCAACTAGCGGTCCACCAGTTGGTTTAAATGTAGTTCCTGTATAAACTTTTAAACGTCCTTCAAGTTTATCGTACCAAATTTGTCCTTCTAAAGGATTATCAGGTGCTGTTGTATTAGCAAAACTTTCAAGAATTTTAATTAAATTTTCGTTTAAAACTTCGCCGTAATTACTAAACCTTCTACCAACTAAAGCAATATCTGCAGAAGTTGTATCAACTGTTCCGTCTACAACAGTTGTTAATAATGTTCCGTCTGTTTTATTAACGTTATATGCCATTAGTCTTCTGCCCTTATGATATAATTCAATGTTAAGAATGGATTCATTACGTTAATATCACTATAAACACCAGTACCAGTATTTTGTGTATATTGTGTACCTTGTCCAATTGCATTGTCTGTAATGTTTTTAAGTTCACTACCACCTGTACCAGCAAGTGATTCTGCCGCAGTATCTGTGACTCTACCAACACTGCCACCACCTGCATCAACAGCGTTGTTATCTGTATCCTGTACAGTTAACCCGTTGTCCATATTATCTTTACCTAGTGGGAATCTACCACGTAGGTCTGGAAGTTTAAATGTGTTTGGATTAATACCTGTTCCGTATGTAGTACCAATTGCTTGGAATAATGCTTGATAACTTGCAATAGGTACTTCAGAACCATCACATAACAAATATCCTATTGGTGCAGTTTGTCCTGCATACGGCATAATTCCTCCTACTGGAACAGTTGGTGCTCCAGCAAAGAAGTTTTTATACTGTACTTTTCTTAGTCCAACATTATCTCTTGAAACTAAAACATAGTCTTCTGTAGTTTGTGTTTCTGTTGTTTCTGTCTGCTCATCAATAGCATCTTGTGTTAGTGTGACATCAAATGTTTTTTCTGTTCCACCTGTTTGTCCATCATAACTGAATCCTGTTGCATCAGCCATGTGTCCAGTAATTTTAAATGTTGTACTAGCAACTAGTCTATCTGCTGTACCATTAACATTACCTGTGACATCACCAACCATTGTTCCAACTAGTCTACCTGTAAATATTTCTGAGTGTACGTTTTTAAATCTTAAACTAGGTGTACCAATAGTAAGTTTGTCGTCAACACTTGGTGCAATACCTGTAGCATTATCTGATGGATCATTTTCACCTACTCTAAAGTGTCCGTAGGTTGTTAAGTTTCCGCCAACAAATAATTGTTTAGCAACACCAATGCCGCCACCGGTTGTAATACTACCTGTTGTAGTACTTGTTGCTTCTTCGTCTGAACTACAAGTTAAACGTTCAGTGAAGTGACCAGTACCATGAACATCTAATGTTGTGACCGGACTTAGTGTGTTAATACCTAAACGTTTATTGGCTCCATCAAAACGAGCCATTGTTTCAATTGTTCCTGTATCATTTGGAAATACTGAAATGTCAATACTACCATCTACTGAATTGTTTTTAATAACAGCATTATTATCTGCAATTTCTAAATTAAAGATTTGGTTTGAACCAATTGTGACACCACCGTCATTACGTACATATAACTGTCCGTTCATTGTATCAGTAATATCACTTCTTAAAAAGTTATTTGCATTTACAATTTCTACTGCTGGTTGTGTGACACTTAATGCATCTGCCTTAGTTGCACTAGCATGAAGTTTGTTAAGAACAATTCCATTACCATCAAAATCTTTTGCTGAAATATTAATACCAGGAAATAGTTCTGTAAATCCTTCAATTACTTGTTTAGGAATAAACTGATCTTTTGAAATAATAGTGACTACTTTGTCGTCAACATAATTTTTTACAATAGTGTGTGTTTCACCTTTAGTATCAACTACCTGTTCTGCTTGAGCACCTGATTTAAGTCCTCCACTAAAGTTTGGACCAACTAATTGAAACTGACTTGCTGTAAACAAATATAGTTGTGAGTTTGTTGTGTCAACCCAAACATCACCTTGTAATGGATTTTGTGGTTCGGTTGCACTTACATGAACACCACCTGCTGGTCGCCAATTAGCGGCGCCTGCGGTTGAGTCATTAATCTGTAATCTGTTTGTTGCACTGTCATACCACAACTGACCTTCAATTGGATTATTAGGTGCTGTTGGATTTGCAAAATTTTCTAATACGTGAACAAAGTTTTCTGCAATGCTTTGTCCATAACTAGGTTCGTTTCTACCAATAAGTGTTAATGACGTATCAGAAGTGTTCCTACTGTTGTCATCTACAGTAATTGGTGTCTTTTGAACTGCGTTTGTAAAATTTACTGTGTACGCCATCTATTAATTCTCGCTCAAGTTAGTTAAACTCTGTATTCTAACTGTGTAATCAATCTGTATAAGTCTGTTTAGTGACTTTTGTACAGGGTGGAAAATTACGTGTGTTAGAAGTCTGCCTTCATTAGCACCTTCGGTGCTGTATGCTCTTAAACCTAGTTCGTCAAAAACAAAATTACCATCTAAGTTTGTGCTGTTATCAAATGCCTGTTGTCCTGTTGGTTCACCGTAGTCTAATAAACAACTTACTAAAATGTCTGTATATGTTGTACCTAAGGTATGACGTGTTTCGATGAAGTTTCTTGCAGGATCTGTGTTGTTAACATTGTTATCATCAACTGTTTTATAGTATGTTTGATTGTACAATGAAGCATTAACGCCTGTATTATTTGGAGTCAAATAAGTGATAATTCCTGTTGGATCTACTGTTGTTCCACCATTGCCAAATGCCATTTCAACGATGTTTCCACGCCCTTCATTTCCAAGTGATTCTGCTAGTGAAATACTCATGTTTTCGTAATGAATAGCATTACGCTTATTCACTAGTATTTCTCCACTTTTTGGATCAAAGATCTTAATGTGGCCTTCCATTAATACACCTGTATTTTCATTTGGTTTTTTGTTTTCTTTTGGCATTTGTTCCAACTTTTTATCCTCGTTTGACATTGTCTATTCCTTAATATTTATTATAGGTAAACCAGAGGACCTCTCTAGCAAGAAATTAGCCTGCGGAGATTCTGCTCTTTGTAGTGTGACACCGTTAGATGCAGTGCTAACACCTGCTGTATACCATACATGACCCTGCTTTTGCACCACTTTAATCTCGGTTCCGTTCTCTGGTTCGTCCCTTAATATTAGTTTATAATAGCCTTTTGCTGTACTATCTTCAACTGGTTCAATAGTAAATTCTGGTAGTTGAACTACATCACTAGCAACACCTAGGCTGTTTGTTTCTTCACTATCATAAGCGATAGATGGATCGTGTTTTGTAATTGGATTAGCAGAAACTGTTGGTTTTTGTAGTTTTCTGCCCCCTACATAAACTTCTACTTGATCGTGTGCATTAACACTTCCTGAGAAGTTAATTGTTTCCAAAACGTGTACTGATTTACCGTTTGGTAATCCATCACGTACAATTATTTCATATACGCTTAATGATTCTTTATATGGTACAGTTTGTGTTGGTCCTGCATCAAACACCTGTGTTCCAACTGGATGTTCAGCAATTCCTGTACCAAGTGTACCTCTTGTTATCTGTGATAACTTATTACCGTTAATTTTGTAAAATTCTATTCTTTCTTTACCAACAAATATTACGCCAGGAACACGTTTTTCTGGACTTGGCGTATCAAAGAAACTTGCGTCTTGTACAGAAATTTCTGTATCACCTAACAATAATTTTGTAGTTAACACAGTAGTATCTTGTTTACTAATTCTCTTAAAGTGATGTCTGTTAAGCATATCTTCAAAAATAGTAAATCCAATACCGTCGTGTGTTCTATCTTCACTAAACGAAGTTATTACTACTCTATCAGTTGATTTTTGTGAAAACTTGTTGTCAATATAAACGGTATATCCATCATCTAAAATTTTGTAATCTGCATCTGCTACAAGAGGAATATTATTCAACTCTACCCAAACATATGCAACATCAATTGCTTTTCTGCTTAACTTATAATTTCCGCCTGTATTTCCTGCAAATACTTCTTTACGCATTAGGTTAGCATCGTGATTTGTGAAACTTGTAATTTTAAGAATTGTTCCTTCACCAACTCCGGTACTATCTTCTGCACTGTTGTTAATAATTTTGATATATCCTGCATTTGAACTATCGTCATCATCGTGTTTTCTAATTTCATAATCATGACCACGTAATACTGTGATTGCAATTACATCGCCTGCTTGTAATCTACCTTGATAGAAAGTGACAAGGTTTGTTGCAGTATTAAACTGATAATCTGAAATTGGTTCAAGTCTAACACCGTTCTGATGAACTTCTAATTCACCAAGTGCCAAACTAAATGCTGGATACTCTGGATCTTGACTTGCTAGATAATCTAGAGTCACTCCGTTAGCAACATAATAAATTGTGTCTGGTGCTCTCAATCTTCTACCATTTGCTTCAACTACTACCATTGCATGGAACGGTTCAATATTTCCAGGTACCTGAGATAAGTCATATGTAAGACCGTCGTTGCTTTGTACTTCGTGTACGTCTGTGACTACTTCACTGTATGTTTTTTCTAATCCGCTTAATGCAGTAATCTGTGTCACGGCATCTGTCATATCGTTTGGAGGATTTGTTAAAACAATTTTTGCACTACCACTATCAGTATCTTCATAGATAGCATAGTCTTGTTTTACACCATTAACTGTGACAAACGCACTTTTAACATCTTCGTACTTACTTGTTAAAACAAACTCAATAGTACTATCACCTGAGTCAACATAATCTTCTTTTTCAAGTATCTCGCTACCGCCAACATTTAAAGTTGTAATTGTGACTAACTGTCCATCAGTTGGTGCTGATGTAAGTGTAATTTTTTTATTAGCATAGTCAACAGTGTAGTCAGTTCCTAAAACTTTATAAGAACTTGATCTTGTTGCAGTATCTGTTGGTGTAGGATTACTAGGCCCTACTGTGACTATAATACTGTCTGTTGTTCCGGGATATTTGTTAAACGTAAACTCAGTTTCACTTCCATCTCCCCAATGTCTTGTAATGTCAATAATTGGAGAACCATCTGCTGGAGCATTATAAACTTTCATAGCCAGCGAATCAAATATTTGACCTGGTACAACTTCTTCAGGTGCGTGTGACGTATCTGGTGTGACAAACCCGTCGCCTTGTAAACTAATTTCTTCTGGTGTTTGTCCAGTTGCAGTACTATAAGATAAATTACCACCTTGTATAATTGTGTCTAAGTTGTTTACATCTGTTGGAACAACACTACCATCTGAATCTTCTGGACGGAATACTACCAACACACCATCTGCTGGTGTTGCATTTAAAGTAAATGCTGTTGTGTTCCCGTCGCCAACAATAGTTGGAGTGTTATTTGGATCTTGCCTTACACCATCAAAATAAACGTTAATCTTTTCATCCTGTTTAGGTGCATAAGGTAATGTAAACGATGTTGCAACTCCGTCTGCACGGAAAGCATAATCTGTGTTGCCTCCTGAGAACGTATCCCAACCATGACTAAACCATGGAAGGCCGTCCCACCCAACACTAACACCAAAGTCTAAACCTTGTACTTTAACGCCCGGATATTCGATACCATACATTAATTGTGCCGGATCTTTACCAGGCATACCTGCTGTTGGTTCATAGAAATAATTAATTCTATCAATAGCGTTCATTAGTTTTACATTTTTCTTATATGTAATTGTGACTGTTGAACGCTCTTTTGGCAATGTTTTTAATACAACATGGCCAACTTGTTTTTTATAAGTTTTATCAGTTAATGTTTCAATGCTTACATCAAAGTTTTCAACAAAAATTGCTTCATTATTCACACTGATAACAAAATCTCTTTTATCTAACGTAGGCAAGTATGTTAGTTTATAAACAACTTGTCCTGACTTAGCGGTATATGTATCAACGTATTCTTCATCAGCAATAATACCTGTTGAGCCAATTCTATCAAATTTAAGTTCAGTTTTATTTGTTCTAACTTTATTGTTTTCAAGAATTGCAACTGCTTTTGCTGTTGATGTTGTATTACCTCCACCAGTAATTGTGACTGTTGGAGCACTTACATAACCAGCGCCTGGATTTTCAACAACAATTTTGTTTACTTTGTTTCTACTGATATATGCTGTTGCTGTTGCATTAATGTTTCCGCTTTGTGGCATTTTACCGTTGCCATTAGGCAACAACGGATTACCGTGATAATGAGGTCCAACAATGTATGGGAACGCTGGTTCAAACGTGCCGTCATCTTGCTCGTCAACTGTAATAAAGTAAGCGTATGTTCCTTGTGGATATTCTGGTGTTTGAATAAACCTACCGTTGTTTTCGTCTAGGTCTCCGTGTCCTTGTACAAACTCATAATCCTCGTTGTATCTTCCAGTTGGCATACTACCATCTGCACGAGGTGTTGTTCTAAGTTTATAACTTGATTTAATTAATTTAACTGTTTTATCATTTGTAGCAATAAAACCGTACGGTCCATAAATTGGGAAACCGTCAAAGGCGTATCCTAATATTGGACTGTGATTCTCTGGATCCTTAGTGTACATAAAGGTAGGATCGCTATGGTAATGGTAAATTCCATCTTCTTGCGGATGACCTGAACCGTCATCAATACCTAATTCTTCATGACTGAATACTGCATTTACAGTATATGTTGTACCATTAAGTAATTCTGTGACTGCAGAACTAGGATTAAAAATACTTACTCCGTTAACTGCTACACCAATAGCACCTAGTGGTGTTGGAACTTTAACTTCAGGAACACTTGGGAATCTTGGAATCTGATAAACAAGATTTTGTGAAACTACATTTGTTGTATTAAAGAAGTGATCCGGAACACTTGTAGTATTAACGTACACATACAAGTTGTCATAGTCTGTAGTAGTAAGAACCCTAAACGGTGTTGTTTGTACAATAGCAGGTTTATCTTCTCTTCCGCCGCTAATTACAACAATCGGTCTTTGTGTATACCCGTCTCCTGCTTCAGCAATTTCAATGCTGTCAACATTAAATTTATAATTTTCAAACCATTGATTAAATGGCTCAGTTGTTATATCTTCGCTTGTTTCGTTTAATACTTCAAACTCTTCTTTGGTTTCGTTATAACGGCTTGGCAAATCAAAGTCAGTAGTAAAAATACTGCTAGGCTCACGATTATTATAACTTGTAATCATGTCTTTAATTGTGACACTATATGGTTTAATTTCTTCAACGTAAGATTGTATATTTCCAGGATCGTCAAGATTATAATTAATCTTTTTAGTAAAGCCGCCTAAATTATTCTTAACACTGATTAAACTTGTTTTAAATGCCCAGTCAGTAAATGTTTGCTCACTGATTGCATAACGTATTGCTGTAAACAAAAATTCATTCCAAGCATATTTTAAGTCATCAACAAAAATGTTTGAATACAGTTGTTCTAAAATAACTCGTGTTTCTTGTGTTGGCTGTTCATCATATAAGTTAATATCAAAGTTTTCTGCGCCAGCAAAGCCAAAGTTTAGTCCTGTGTAATCATAGATAGACGAATCAAATTCAATTGTGCTATTTGCTTTGAACAAAATATCATAATTATTATTCCAAGTACCATTTGCTTCAACTTTTCTAAGAACAATTTTGTTTCCATCGCCAACATTTGCTACCTCAACTAGTTGTCCTGTTGCAGGAGTAATTGTTTTTAATAGATAAGGCTCTGCAACTTTAAAGTCTATAATGCTGTCAACATCAAATCCTTCAACAACATAATCTTTATATTTCCAAAATCTATTAACATCATATGTTTGTGTGTTTGTTCTAATCCATTCTTCAGATGCAATATTCCATTCATACATTGTCCAATAGTTGTTTGCTGTACTATCAGCATCAACAAGAACTTTGAATGGTCTAATTCTAATAGCACCGTTTGTATAATCTCGTCCTTCTTTTAACACTTCAATTGATGTGACTCTTCCTTGAGCATCAATAGTTGATTGGAATTTTGCTCCCCAACCTTCTGTTGTAATTTCAATGTTTGGCGGATTAACATAACCAAACCCAGGATTTGTAATTTCTACAGATTTAACTCTACCGTTAACAATAGTTGCAGTAGCAGTTGCTTGTTCTAAATCCTGTGTTTTAATATTATCTAAATCATTAAACTCATCAACCTTAACATCATAACGCCCACTAATTAGTGTTGGCTGAGGGTCTGATTCAAATAAACCACTTAGATCTTTTTCATCAACGATTCTACTTTTTGCAAGTAAGTTATTTGTGTATGTAAACAGTGTTTCTAATGCACCCAGTCTATTAACAAACATACTTTGTCTTGGTCTAATTTGTAAACCATATTTTTTCTGTACAGGAAGTTGTGAGTCTGGTACTGTATTACCTGCATCATCAAAACCTACTAAACTGTCATAAAGTTTTTTAATTAACAATGGATTGTCAATTTTGTCTCTTTGTTGTTCATCTAATAATAACCAACTATTATGATTTGGAATATTAGTTTTTACTTTCTTATATTGTACATTTAAACTTACGTCAGTATCACTTAAACTTGTTTTAATATTGGTAAGACTAAAACTGTTAGTGTCTAAAAGTTGCAACGATTTGATACCATATCCTTTAGGATCTGCAATTACGTTTGCGATTTCGTTTGCAGGCAAACGACGTGTATCAACTGCAATCTTTTCACTTAGACCAACAGCAATTTGTGTACTAACACGTTGTGGTAAAAGTACATTATTTTTAACCCAATAATAATATCTATTAACAAAGTTATTTGTTGCTGTGTCATAGACACGCTTTAATACAAAAGTATTGTTATCGTATTTTGATTGTCCACTAAATCCTGCCGCAATACCTTCTGTTGTATCTGAAATATTATTCCATTCTTCTGGACTTAGATCGCTTTCTACCCATTCGTAAATATCAATAGTTGACCCTGGGAACAATCCACCCCAGTTATTTTTTCTAAATTCAACATCGCCTTGCTCGTACCAAACATATCTTACAGTACTTAGATCCCACCAAATTTGTCCTACGTGTGTTGCACCCCAGTTTGTATCTGGATCAACATTAAGGCCACGATCACTTGTTGTGTAAATTGCAGGATCTTTTGCACTCTTATAAGATATTTCTGTTTCTGCAATGTAAGGTATTTTTCCTTTTATAGGATCAATAGTCTCTAAGAAATCAACAACAGTTTGTGAATCTGTACGATACGTCATTACCTTCTCAACACTAAACGGATCAGTTAAACTGTCTTGTTGTCTTAGAGTATTCCAGCCTGCTGACGCTTCTTTCTGATACACAAATAGCATACCAGTGTCGTTGCCATTGTATGTAAAGTATGGTGCACCTACATATAAACTTGTTGTACTAAAATCGAGACCTGTACCAAATGCATCATTTGATTGTAAATCGTTGCTTGAAAGTTTTTGTCCAAATACATATGTTGTGCCTAACTTTGTAAATGTATAAACACTACCAGTACCTGTTTCTGTATCTACAAACGATGTTGATTTAGCATCAAAAGAAGTTTCGTTATTATCAAACAAAGTAATAGCACTATTCGATCCGCCTTTACCTGCAACTGCAAAACTTAAACCGTCTGGGTTAACTGAAACATTGCTACCAAACTGCTCGCCACTTAGGTTAGTTGGACTTGTAAGTTTTTGTTTATATGTATAACCAACCGTTGAGTCACCTTGTGTCTGTCTTTCAAATACATAAACAGCACCTTGGTTAATACTGTCATCATCATTTAATGGTGCACCAATAACAAGCACATCGCCATTTCTACTTAACGACAACGAAGATCCAAATAAATCTGATTTGCTAAGAGTGTCAACTGTTGTTGCATCAATAGTTTGAATTAAATTATAACCTGTACCGTCCCAATAGTAAATGTAAACAGCACCGGTATCCACTGTTGTACTATCAGACTCAAGTTCTTTGTTCCTTGCAGAAACTGCAAGTATACTCATGTCGATTGAGGCTGTAAGTTTTTCACCAAATCTATCATTAGGATGATCAGATGGAGCAGTTAATTCCCATTCTGCATTTAGATCCCAACCGTTTGTTCCTTTTGTATAAACATATACTCCGCCAGCGTTATTTGCTCTGCCAGGAGCACCAACTACCATTCTTGTATCACTTACAGCAACACTTGAACCAAATTCTTCGTTGTTTGCAGGTCTTGGACTTGCAATAATATGTGTTGGATCATAAATGTTTGTTAAAGAATTATATGTTGACAGTTTAACAACGCCTTGCTTTGTATAACTGCTAGCCGTACCTGTTAAGCCAACAGTATTAAATCTTGGCTTTTCAGGATCTGTAATTGTTTTTACAAAAGAAGCATACGGAGCACCAGCAACTAATGTATTAGTTGTTTGCGATAAACTAAGACTTGAACCTAGACCGGCCGGTACTGATGGTGAAACTAATTGGTCTACAAGGCTTTCACTAATATTAAAACCAGAACTTCCTTCTAGTGTGCTAATGTCCGTATTAAATTTACGTCTAAGAATTAAAACAGCACCTTCAACAGTTTGTCCTGGATTACCAACAACAATAGTTCTTCCTTGGTCACCGTATTTTACAGTTGAAGCATAAGTTTTTGCATCACTAGCAATAAGTTGAACTTGATTTTCAGCATATGCTTTTGTTTTCTCAAAAACTCTCCAAGTACCGTCACTAACATCGTCGGCCCATATCTTTGTTCCTTCAGCAAATTCTGCTACGTCTTTAATATCATTAATCTTGTCAGGACTACTTACACGAACAGGTAATAGTTCTAGTATTGTACCTGAAGCACTATCTTCTGCAAGTGTAATAGTTAATAATTCTGTTGTAATAGTAAAAGAAGTTAATCCTAAAACACTATTAACTAAATGTGTTCCGTTAATTTGATTATCAAATTGTTTGATAACAATAGTATCGCCTTCTTTTAATCCATGAGGTATATTTGTATGTAAAGTTATGGTACCATTATCAACCGACACTTGGTTATCTTCTGTTTGTACTAGTCTTGCACGATTAGCAGTTAAACGATAAATGTTCCATGTATCACTTTTATCACGTGCTACCCATACAGATGCTCCCTCATTTAAAGTAGGAAGTGTAGTATCTGTTAACAAGTCTTCACTGTTAAACACTGTGTGATCAACATCATCTAACCTAGCAAAACCCGCTGTTGGTATTTTTTGTATTGAATTAAGACTTACACCGTCTTGTGTTGTATCAAAGTTTTTCCAAACATCAACACTAAAGTTATCTGGTTTTAATGTTAAATCGCTTGACAATAATTCTATAGTATTTGTATCTGAATTTGAAGTTTTTGCAGTCACAAATTCGTATGCTTGTGGATTCTCAACATTATCTTTTTCACTTAAAACTACTTCAAGTTCTTTTGTTGTAGATCCACTACCTAAAGATCCAATCTTAATTGCCCAGTTATCTGTAATGCTTAGATCAGTTGACGTTCCGTCAATAGTTAAACGATTTAATTTTTCTAAAGAGTTTCTTGTACCTTTTTCTTTAATAAATCCTGAATAAAACTTATACTGAGCAATATCATCTCTAACCATATTATCAAGATATAATCTCTTTTGATAACCTGTTAAGTGTTGGCTCAGTTTAGTAGTTTCACTGTCAAAGTTTTCACTTTCTAAACTATAAAAATCTTCGTATGAACTTGCTTTATAGTCCAAGTTAGGCAATAACTCAGCAACAGGTTTATCTCCTATAAACACCCATTCACTAAAATTAAATGCTTTTGTGGCTGGTAAAAACTTCTTAGCACTGTAAAACTTACTCTTGTGTCTTACAACATCACCAAGATTATAATCTTTACCATCAATGTAATCTGCTACTACCGCTTCGTCAAACACAAAACCCGGACTTACATAATCACCATCCCATTCACTTGTTTTGAATCCAACTAATTTAATACGTTTTTGTCTGTATCCTGCTTCTTGATCATATATCACATCGCCAAATTGACTCTTATCATCAAAGACTACAATGTGTTCCCATTGTACAAGATTTAACACAGCAAAGAAAATACCTCGTTGTGTATTCTTTGTTGTTATATTAAACTTGCCTGAACCTCTAACAATACTAATATTGTCTTTTGGTAGTGGAGTTCCGTTAGCACTTAAGATACTGTATTCATAAAAACTGTTTAAAACATTGTCAACAGTAGCATACTTGTATTCAAAACTTAAACTATCTGCAAAAGGACTTAGTGAAATAACACTGCCTTCTGCCCAATTCTGTGTTGTCCAATACAAAAACTCTCTACCAGATAAATCCCAGTCTTGAATTGTTGCTGTTTCACGTTGGAATATATCAAATACAAAACCTTGTTCTTTTAGGTATTCTTGATATCCTAAAATAACGTCATATACCTCTTGTGCTCTAGGATATACTGTTCCATAAGACACTTCAGTTATTTTAGATTCAAATGCTTTTGCTTTTGCAACTTCTGTTCCGCCAGTGACCGGCAACTCTCCAAGTTTTGTAAACTTGCTATTATCAAAAGTTTCAGTTGATGTATGGTTAATTGAAACTCTATAATATTCTCCACCAAATTCTACAATCTGTCCTTTTCCATAAAACTTCTCTGAATCCCAAATAACAAATTTTGCTTGTTTGCCACCTACATTTACAGCAATATCATTCTTTCCATGCTTAGGCTTATAAATGCTAAACCAAGGTTTAATATTATCATAACCTCTAACTAAAAATCCTTTTGCTGTTTTTTCAACAATAATACCTGAAACTCTTACATTTCTTATAGGATTACTTTTTCTTAATGTAAGTTGGTAGTTTTCACTTGGTAAGAAAATACTATTATCTGCTGTATTAGGATTTGAACTTTCTGCTAATACACGCAATCTATTTTTGTTTGCAAATCCACCTAACTTGTATGTTAAGTTGCTTGATGTATTTGTAAGATAATCGTAAAATGTTTCTTTTACATCTTTATCAAAACTTTTAATGTATTCTACAATAGGAACATGATAACCTAAACCTAAGAAACGTTCATTGTTAAATCTTAAGTCTTTAATTTTTGCTTCTTTAAGACTAAAGATTTTTCCATTATCTGCATAAACAACGTTTCCACTTGGTGTAATTTCGTTTTGGTTAACATCGAATAAACTACCAAAGTATTGTGCTGGTTTTGTTAAGCCTACTGCTACTTGTAATGCAAACGGAAACCAACTTGACTTTCTCCAAGCAGTTTCTGCTGGGCCTTCGTCACCAAATTTCCAAGCATTTTTAATTTCTGTAATAAAAATTGCTTTTACAATATTGATTTTGCTAGGATCAATCAACTCACCGTATTCGTCAACAGGTAAATTTTTAGACAAATTAGGTCTTGCATATGCAGGATAAATTTTTGTTCCGTTAGGATCTCTAACTAAACCGCGTTCAATGTCGTTCCATAACAAGTTATTACCACTAGTATATGGTGCTTCACCATACTGTTCGTCCCACCATGTAGGTTTAAGAGTAATACCTAACATTTCCCATGGATGTGTGTGAGGGCGATCTGTATCAAAATAATCTTTATAAATTGCTCTCCAGTTTCCTGGAAGTTTTTGATCTTGTAAATTGATCATTGTGTTGAAGTTATATGTAAATGCGTCACCGCTCTGAGAAACATTGTTAGTTTCAAAATCTACATCAAATAAACTCTTCCAATAACCAAAATCAGTCCTTAAAACTTTATTAAATTCGTCTCTGGTATAAGCATCTGGTCTATAATGTCCAGGTTGTTCCTTAAGAATATCAAAAACATCACGATTGTATTTTACTTTAAGGTTATTATAAATTCTTTTTTCTAATTCAAGAATTAATTCATCTCTTTCGTCGTTATATGCTTTTGTTATTGATCCGTCGTGTCCTTGGATTACCTTTGTAGGATTAATATAACTGCTATCTACAAAAATTTCTGGAACATATGCTGGATATAAACCTAATTTAGTAGGAGAATGAGGAATAACATTACCTGTTGTATCATAATCGTTAACCTTAACTTTGTCTCCAACTGATAATTCTTTTTTAATTGTGACAGTATTGTCTACTGCATCAAACTCATAGTCTGCATCTAAATAAAGTTGTACATCATTTAGGTAAACATAAACTGCACGATCACTTACTTTTGTTGTATCAAATGCATTATTAATTGCAAAAACATTTTGAGTTCCGTTTTTAACTTCAAATTCTAAACGTTCAACTTTTCTACCAAAGCCAGCCATGTCAGAATAGAAGTACGGAGACGTTGTAATCTTATTTGAACCTAATTCGTATAAAATTTTATCAACATCATTTGCAACACTAGTTGTTCTTTCAATTTCTCCAGCCTTTTCAATAAACTGATCTTTAAAGAAGTTGTAATCATTTGCGTTTTTACGCATTGAATTAACAAAGTTTAAATTTTCTTGAACTAAAAACATAATTGCAGGTAAAACACTGCCTTTGTGTTTTACATATCTGCTACCATCTAAATGAATCTCGCTAATATCACGAGAGTTATTAGGACCTACAGAATTACCTGTAATAAAACTATTGTTTTGGAATATAGTTTTAAAGTGATCACTAACACTACCTAATGTAAATGTTTTAAGATCATTGTTTTCACTATTATTAGTTAAGTTAATAGGCGGTTCATAAAACCCATTTTCGTTTGGTTTTTGATTTGTTTTAATTTTTAAAGTAATTCGTGTTCCTTGAGGAATTATAGAATTAAATTTAAGTTCATAAATTTGTCTTTCTCTATCAATAACCTTTTCAAAATCTGTTGTTTCTTTATATGTCTTACCATTATATTCAACTACAATGTCTAGATCATACTTATGAGGTTGATTAATTGCGTTAACTGCAACAGTGTCAGTGTCAATTACAGTATCGACTACTTGTAAAATACGTTGAACAGTTTGTTTTCCTTTAACAAGTTCCCATCCACTAATAAACTTATCTTTAGCATAATCTTTTACTAGTCCACTTGCAGTATCAACTGTCTTTTGTGTTGTTCCTTCTTGGTAAGTAAACAACCCGTCGTCCCAATTAAACTCAAATGTAATATCACCAACATTATTAATGTTTTGATATGCAATAGGAAATCCTAAAACAGGGTCATCTGATCCTGTTCCAATCTTATAACTTGCAAGTTTATTCCCATTAAATGTAGATGAAAAGTAATAATCTGTATCAGCAAAACTATTACCTGCACTATCATAAAGATCAAACAAAGGACTTTGATTTAATATTGTCTTTTGTTGACCATTAATCCAACTAGTACCGTCAAAGTGCCAACTTGACCCTTGGTGTGTTTCGCCCGATGTTGCAACAACACTGTCATTAACTAACGGTTCATATACTTCTTCAAGATGTACTCTTTTAACACCGTTATGTTCAACAAAGTCAACTTCGTATACTTTACCTTTTACTGTAATGTCAGGATCTGCATTAAAAATAACACGCATACCTTTACGTAAAAGAACTTCGTCTACGTGGTATCCAAATGACCCTTCAACATCACTCATAGCATCTTTAGTATCAGTGTCAATTAAGTCAATATTACCAATACCATTAGTACCAAAGTTTACAAGTTTTAAGTTAGGTTTAAATTCAATAATAGGTCTTACTGCTCTATAATTTTCATCAAGCACAGGAGAAGTATTATTATACTCTGCACTTAATTCAATTACATCTTTATGTACCCATCTATTATACCGTGACCAAGGATTTTTATCCTTACTTGATCTATTAATTGTAATATATTCTGCTGTTAAAGGACTATTTTCTGTATCATCATAAGGAGTATCGTCAAACGGATCAACATCAAACTCATATTCTTCATTTTTAGCATAAAGTTCAGGAGTATCAAGTTCTGTTTCGTCAATTAAAACAATACTTTCGCCTACACCTTCAACATACCAATTTTTATTTCTGTATTTTGTTGGTAAAACATCTCCAACAAAATTAACTTTCATACCATTTGTTAACTGTACACCGTTTGCACTTTTAAATGTTGCCTTACTAATAATATCTTCTTCAACATCAATACTTAAATCATCAGAGGTATTTCTAATTTCAAGTACACCTTGCATACTTTGATGATATTGACAAGCATAATAAAGCAAGTCTGGAGCATCAACTGGAACTGTAAATGTAATTGTTCCTTGTTCAGCACCATTGTTTTCAACACCGTTGTTGTATTGGTCACCAATGCCTACTGTGTTGGCTGTTTTAATAAAGAAAGGATGCCCTTGAGCATTTACTTTAAACTTATATGTGCCGCCTCTGTATAAAATTACTGTTGGGTTTTCACTAAACCCGTTTGGAGTAAACACAAATGAGTTTTCTCCGCTATTAGAAACTGAGTATTCGCTTTGTGTGTTTCCAGGATCGCCACTAATTGATACAGGATCTGGTCCTTGTGGCAACCAATAATACTGTCTGTAGTTGGCAAATTTATCAAAATCAAACAATGGATTCCATGCAAAGTAGTCTGCTTCAAACAATCTGTTATGATTGTCAGTTATTCCACCAAAGAAATCAATTTGATTAATTAAATCGTCGTATGTTCCTGTCCACTTATTTGAATTGTCAATAGGATTTTTTGTGACTGCTGACGGTAAGAAGTTATATTGACGTCTGTTTGCTGTTGGTTCTTGAATGTAAACATCAGTTGGTTTTGCATTTTCTGTATTTCTTGCGCCAACAAAACCATTTAGACGATCTAAGTTTCCTTTACTAATTAACGCATCAACAGTTGCACCAAGAAACTTTCTATTAGTTTCTGTGCGAAAATACATAGGTAAAAGATCAGCACTATTACGCAACTTATCTTTGTTTTCTATGTTTACAGGCGTACCTTGTCTATCACTAAAAGCCATTTATCTACCTTAATAACTGCTTGTTGTAGTACTACTACTTGTCGATACAGAAACTGAACCAGTACTGTCAACTGATGTCACAACATTTCCATCTGCTTTCAAATTATTTGCTGTAATTTGATCAATAATTTCAATGTTGTCTACGCTGGCTGTACTAATAAAAATTTCATCTGCACGACATTTAATTTGATATAAACTTCCAAATACTTGTGATCCACTTCTTGGAACAATTACAAAGTTTGCAACATCTGGTGCTGTTTGTTGTTGCACATAAGTTGCTAACTCTGTAAAATAAAAAGTTTCACCAAAGTCCCAATTATCAATAGCAAAGAAATCATTTATTGCACTAATAACTTTACTTTTAATTTCATTATCACTAATTGTGCTATTATCGCTTTTAACAATCTTAAATGTTGCTTGTAATGAAGCATCAGCATTTACACCAAATAGTGGTCTATAATTAACAGCATGATATATAATCTCGTCGCTAATAGATTTTACTCCATCTAGCACACCTGCTAATTCAAGTCTTAAATTTGCACTTGTTGGTTTGACAGGCTCGATACCACCGTTGTTAACAAATATTCTATAATCTTCATCATATGCTCTTGTTAAAACATACAAGTCAATAATATTTGTTTTTCCAGGATCAAGACGTCTATCGTTTTGTGCATTATGATTGTATTGGAATTTTAACTCGTCTCTTCCAAATCGAGCAAAGTATGAAGTATCTAATTGTAATGTACCTGATGTAGCATCATATGATTTAACAACATCTTCTCTACTGTCATAAAAATAAAATAGTTGGCCGTTTTCAATTCCTGTAAATGACGATACACTTGCTTCTTTATCAAAAATTAAAAATTGCGAAGCAGGAATTTTAGTTGTTGTTGATATTCCGTCATTTGTTGTTTTTTGAAAAAATACAAACTTGTCATTGTACCCTCTTGTATCTAAAGAATCAGGTGCAACGATTTGCTCAAAACTATCAGGATCATCAATCATTCCGTCATCGTCTGAATCGTAAAAATTAATTCTAATTTTATTTGTTTCTTCAAAACCGTCGTCATTTAAAATGCTACCAACAATCTCCCACTGGTAGTCTTTTTCTAAAATAGTATCTAACAGTGGATCTTCGTTAATTTTTAAAACTTTAATTTGGTCTTTAATAACTTTTCCTGTTTCACTATCATATTTTTTAATACCTTTATCAACAAAGAACTGGATTAGTTGTTCGCTTTCGAATCTATAATCCATTCCTCTATAGGTAATAGTATAAGTTTCACCGTCTGTTTCAAATAACACAAACCAACTTTTATCTAGTTTAGATCCTGTTATATCGCCTTGGCGTTCTAAACTGAAATCATCTTTTGTGTTTAGATTAGCGTTTACAATAATTTTCCATTCTTTGTTGTTTTGATCATATCTTAAACCAAACGTTTTGTAGTTGAAAATTAAATCAACTAATTGTAATTCTAAATCTGTTGGAAAGTTTGTCACAATACTTGGAACTACTAAACTAGGAACAGCAAGTGAAGGAATGTTTTCGCTAAACACAATTGGACCAGTACCGTCGTCAAGTTCACCTTGACCGCCGTTAGATCCGTCGCCACTTACTTGAACTACTTTTGCCCAAATATAGTTTAAAGAATTTTTTGTTTTAGTCGTTGTTAGTGTTCCATCACTTAAGAAGTACTTGCCTTCTGGTGGAACAAACTTAACAAGTGTATCTGGTGTAATAAATTTAAAGTTATTTGTTGTAAATGTACCTACAGTAATTGGAGATCCATTAATTATATTTCTAAAATAACCTGTACTGTCAGTTCCTGATTCTGTAGATCTTACCCAATCAATATTAATATCACTAGTAATAATTCTAGGGAATTTATCATAATAAAATGCCTTAGTTGGTAAACTATCAACAATAGGCTCAATAGTATTTCTAATAACACCTAAGATATCATTACGTGTTTGAAATGTAAAATTAAAATCACTATCGTAAGGATTTTTGTAAATGATACCATCATCTGCCATTAAATTAACAGCACTATATTTTCCTGTTGGATCTTGGATTTCAAACTGTCTAGAAATACCCGAACTAACTCTGTTTACTGCTTTTACTTTAATAACAGTATTACTTGCTGTAAGAGGATATGAATTATAATCCTCTCCAGTAATCATTCTATTTTGTGTGTAATAACTTTGCGGTGCATTAGTTCTAATATCTTCAGTAGTTTCTGTTGCACTTGCATTTGTTAAACTTGCTTCTAATCCTAACTGTACAGTTAATGTATGTCCTTGTCCTTTCTTATTAAAGTAAGGAATTGTTAAAATAATATTCTGCATATCTGCAGGTCTAATTGTGTAAGTTAAACCATTTGAAGTTCTGTAATAAACTCTAAAGTTTCCTTTAGGTAAATCGCCAAAACTTCCGTCTGCAAAATTTAAACTAATTTGATCTTGATCTCTAGTTGTGACATTGTACAATGTTCTAATATTTTTATTAACACTGTTGTAGATAACATTGCTTCCGTAAATAGAATTTAATTTTGTCCATTCTGTTGCAGGCAAACCGTTTCTATCTAATTGCCATAGCCAAACATCTGTATTGTTAATACTAGGAATATCAATGTTAACAATTTCATTTGGACTTGGGTCTAGTATTGTAAACGGAGAACTTTGTAATTGTCCTTGTCTAAAATGGAAGAACCATCCTGTGTTAGGTGAACTGTTTCCTCGTTTATCGTTTCTATATAAAAATCCTAGTCTGTTTCCTGGCTGTGGTGATTCTTCAACCACTTCGTCGTCATAAATCTCAGCACTGACAACTTCAAAATTCATAGAACGTCCTGTGACTGTTTTAGCAAATTGATAAAGCGGAACGTCAGTGTTTTGTGAATTAATTTTATATTGTTCTGTTTTAATACCATCAATTATAGCATCTTGTGATGGTTTTCCAATAACCGTAGCACCTTCAAGTGTGCTATTAATAATAACTTGAAACTGTTCTAACCAGTTGCTGTTAGTATCGTCGTTCCAATTAATAAAAACATTTTCAAGTCTATTACCTAAACTATCTTGTACATTCTCAGTAGTCTGTACACCAAGAATTTTTAAGTACCCATTTGATGGCTGATTACGTGTAGGATTATAGCCAACTAGTCTTGCTAGACGTAATACGCTTTCACGTCTTTCTGCAAGTTCAATAAAGTTTTCTCTAGCATTTAAATCAAATCTGTATGATAAACTTTGACCTAGGAAAGCAATCATATCAATCAATGCTAGGTATTCGCTTGATTCAATATAATCATTGAAATCTTCTGGGTAGTTTGCCCTTAGATAATTGATCATCGTCCTACGTAAAGTAGGAAAATCATAAGAACTAAAATCAGCGTTGGCAAAGGCTTTATATACCTTGTCCCAATCCTGATTCGCTAATAGAGAATTTTGTCTATCTACACTTGCCATAACAATATTTATTCACCTTATAAACTGCGTGGTTTATTTCTATCCCAAAGCATTTGCTTTATCAAAAGTAAACTGTAATGCTTCAGAAACATCAAACTCAACATAGTACAAAACACACTGAATTTGTAGTCCGTACTCTCTTTCAACCAATGCTAAACTGTCAACTCTAACTCTTGGATCTGCATCAACAATACTTCTAACATCGGCTAATATTTGCTCTTTAAGAACATCTGTAAATGGTTCAAATATAGCGTCCCATATAATTGTTCCAAATCTTGAATTATAAATCTTTTCACCTCGTCTAATGTTGAAGTGATTGATTATATCCTGTTTTATTAACTCAATGTCGTATGTTTGATTTGAAGAATTTTGTGGATTAACCGTACTAACACCACGATAGACATTAGAACGTCTAAGTTCGTTTCCCTTATTAGTTGGGTTTGGTTTAATTACAATGTCCGTATATCTTGCCATAATACTATTTACACTTCTCTATCGGTTGATGATTTCTTGTTGGTGTTTGGTGCTTTATTCTCATGCCCGTCCCACGGTTCGTGTGTTGGAACACGTTTTAGAATAGTTTCAAACTGTGCTGACCTATAATAGTTAAAGTTCTCCCACTTAGAAGTAATTTCTTTCTCCCACAACTGAATAACACCCATATGCTGAATATGCCTGCTTGGAGCCGGTGTTGATCCATTTGCAGAAATAGTTGGTTTTGCACCAGGTCCAGGTAAGTTTAAATGCACTGCTTCAGTACCATCTACATAAACAACTTTATCTGTTTCAACATTAACATTAGCGCCTGATGTTGCTATTGAAATGTCATGCTCTGTTGTTGAAATATTAATCTGTCCATTAGCGGAGCCTGCTTTGTTTGCTGGACCAGGAAACTCTGCCCAATAGTCTGTGTCACTTGGCGGTATAGGTTGTAATGTATCTGGATCTTGTGTTCTCTTTAATGCTTGATAATATTTCAATTCATCATCGTCGTTGATCCATGAAGTTGTATATCCTTTACTGTAGATCTCTGCTGGATCAAATGTTTCCATAACTTCAGTAGAACTATTTGCTTTAATGTTTACACTTGTTCCTGCTGTAATTCTTGTTCCTAAAATTGTAGCAAGATCAAAATTTCCTGTTTCAAGTTTAGTATCAATTCTGTTAGCAATACTTAAATTGTTTGTGTTTACTTGGTAATCATTAGTGTCAAAGCGAGAATTAAGAGTTTTAATATCGCTATTACCTTTTACCATAATTCTTTGTGAACCGTTTACAATCTGTCTATGGTGATCAGACTCTGTTCTAAAAATATTTGCCGCTTTTAAATTAATGTTTCTTTTTGCTTCTACGTTGAAGTCTCTATCAGCATAAAGGTTGAAATCACCTCTAGTACGCATACTAATACTGTCATCACAGAACACATCCATCTTACCATCTGATGTAAGTTCAATCCAAGCAGTACCTTTTGAATTTCCAATGTAAATTAAATCATCAGTGTCGTGTAAAAGTATCTGATGTCCGGCTTTAGTTCTTAATCTAATTAAATTATTTTTACCTAGGCCGTCGCCATCATCCATTACAAATGCGTGGCCACCTGGTTGTGTCACTTTTGATTTTGCTTTTTCAGCACCAACAATTTTTGTTTCTCCAGTGTACCTACCTGGTGTTTTAATTCCAAATATTTGATTAATATTATCTCGTCTAGCACTACTACTTGATAAACCACGAATGTTATCAGCCAGTAGGCCTTGTGCTTTTAATACATCTGCTAGAGGATGAATTGGATGTTTAATTTTAGTAGAAGGTGCTTGTCCTATAAAAGCGGCTTTAACAAAATTTTCTACAGGTAAACCATATTCACCAGGTGATAATTCATTGTACCTATCATCTGTTGCCGCAATATCTGTTTTTGCCGCAGGCTCTGGAATACTATGATTCATCTCTGGTTCTACAACTGCACCAAGCCATATTGCTTCTTCAATGTTTTTGTTTACTAGTATTACTAAACCTTTTGTTCCTACTTGTGGAGCAGGAAATATCATACCATGCGATTGCTGTGCGTGTTCAAAACTTTGAGGATCTTTCCCTCCATTAACATAATCCTTAACACTATAATACGGCAATAATATTCTACAGTTGACTCTGTTATTGGTAATACTTCTTTGATCGTCTTGATTTCCAAGCAATGTCACTGATAGTTGACCATGCTTTGTATAATCACTGTTAGATTCAACAACTGCTAGATACGGGCCAATACCGCCCGAAGCCTGGGACATCTTTTCAGAGCGTTCACTGCTTGACTGTCCTCCTGATTTAAGTTGTTTGTTAAAAATTGCCATTATTAATCACCAAATCCTAAAAAGTTGCTCACCGATTGTCCTACTGAACTAATACCTTTGCTTACACTACTAAAGAATGTTTCGCCTGTTGACACATTAGTACCAATAGATTTATTTGTTTCAATTGCTTTTTGTGCAGATTCAGGAACAAAGTTTGCCGCATTAAAAGTTCCAGCATTTAAAGATGCTCCAATCTCTTGTGCCTCTGCAACACTAGCAAACACACTTCCACCTAATGCATTTGGTTGCAAACCAAGAGCAGATGATGGTATTTCTACTTGTGCTTGTTGACTAATTCCAGGTAATGCTCCTGGACCGTGTATACTTAAATTTTTAAGATCTTCTTCACTTAACTTTTTAACAGGAGCCTTTTTCATTTTTTCTAAGTTTTCTTCACTTGACGGTGCGTGTTTTGGATCTACTTTTGGTGCAGTGACAACCGGTCTTGCCTCTCGTTTTTCTGCATAGTCAGTTGCTTGATTGGGTCTTCTGTATGTTGAAAGTCGTTGTGTAAATTGTCCACCGGAAAAGGTACTATCAACTTGAATAACTTTATATGCTCCACTATAAACACTTTCGTCTAAAAACATAGTGCTTTCGCCGCCTTGTATTTCATCCCAAGTTGGATTATCTTCTGCTGTACCAAATCTAAAAATAACATCACCTTCTCTACTAAAACAGTTTATTTCACCAATGTCGGTTTCTGACTCAGTCGCTTCAATTGCCGCTCTGTTAGTAATTCCACTACTTAATAGATAAACAGGATCACCCACAATGGTTATGTCTGCTGAGATTAATCCCTTTTCATGCACACCACTATAAATTGCATCGTGTAAAAATTTTGCTGTATCACTTGCGTTGTTTGCTGTTGGTGCAGTTTGTGTAGTTGACGATCCTTGATTGACCGGTGCTGTTCTTTTTGCTCCAACACGATTTTGCTTTGAATAATTTAAAATTTGAGAAATTTCTGGTGGTTTAACATCAGTCTTTTCTCCTGATGCTGTACCTTGAGATCCTTCAGCAGTCTGTTGTTTTCTATATAATGCTGTTGCATGATACAAGTTATTAAAATCTAAATCAAAGTTTAATACATCTAAATTTTTTCCTGTATAGATATAATTGTATTCTCTAACCGCTAACTGTTTTAAAACATCATAGTTAAACACATCTTGAGGTAAAGGCATACTACTGTAATGCACTTTAAATGGTTGAATAATATAGTGATAATCCCACACTTCTGTATTTCTATATGTGTCAAAGCCTCTAATGTGTGCTATCTTTTCAATTCTATACCACGGAATGTATCCTGTTTTTTGATACTCTGTTGTTAATGCTCCTTCGGCTCCGTCAAGTTCGGTAGCATAAACGCTATCAAAAATAACCTTATGAATGTTGTCATCTACTCGAGTATCTTTTTTAAAGTTCCAACTTCTAGCATCAGATCCATATCTAATATATTCTGTATTATAAACAGTTTCTTTGGCTTTGCCGGCATTTTCAATTCCTTCTTCTGCTAGTTTTAATGCAACCTGCGCCGTGTTTTGTTTAGCAACAGCATCCATCCAGTTTTGTCTAAGTTCATTTAGTTTATCTATCTTTGATTGGTCAACATTAGGATCAACTTTTACGTTCCCCGACCCATCTGCATCATCGGGATCAATTTCATTAAAGTCTTGATACGTTAATGTTTGTTTAAGTTGTGGAGTTCCTTCTCCTTCTCCTTCTTCAGGAAATAGTGCTTTTAAATCTGCTTGACTTAATTTAAAAAACTTTTCGGCAAGTTTTTCAAACTTTAATCTTTCTCCGTCTGCCTTTTTAGTAGCGTTGAAAAAATCTGATTTTGCTTTTTTTAATTTTTCTTCTGCGGCTTTGCGATCTTCTTCTGCCGCTTCAAGTTGTTTATCAAGATCATTTACAGCATAAAACCCAGTAAATGTTTGTTTCTCTCCAGCAACCATTTTTGAGCCACCAATAGGATTTTTAACAATTAAAGAATCGTTTGCTACTGCAAAATCCTTTTGATTAAGTGGGTCTGATGCAGGACCTTCTTTAGTTAAAAATTGGTCTGTATTAGTTTTCCAAGAGTCATATGCATCACCGGATTTGCCAGCCAACATTGAGTCAAAAGCAGTTGGTGCTGACTTTCCTTTAGATCCTGTTCCATATTTTTCTGGAAACCAAATCATATATCTATCATGCTGGAACGGTGCAACCTCGCCACCTTGTGTTTTTACTGATTCTATCTTTGCTGAACTTGCCGCAGTATTTTCTTTAACCTTTGCATCTTTATCTTCTGCATCGGCTTCGACTTCGGCTTGTAATTGAAGATTAGCATTAATACCTTTAAACAGCGTTAACAGTACACTTGCAACTGTTGGCTTAGATTGTTTTGGGCCAACTATGTTTGCTGGTAATTTGTTTACAATAGTTTTATTTGCATGAGCGTTTATCGCCGTAAACTCTACTTTATATTTTGAGCCTGCTTCGGTGACGTTCATAGAACTAGTTGTTATTAAAATAGGAAAATATCTTGTTGCACGAGGAATAACTTCTGTAATTAAATCGCCCTCTTCAAACCTGTGTCCTACAAAAGAAAGTGTTAAAAGGAATGGTGCACCTAAATAATGTTCATGGCCGGCAAATCTTGATGCATTGTATAACTCCTCATAAAAACCTCCAACACTGTATGGTTCTGTAATTTCAAAACTTCCTGTTGTTAGGTTTCCGCTACCATTTGCGCCTAGGTCCATTGTGCAGTTCATATTAACATTATCGATAAAAAGGTCTTTATTTCTGGCGCCTCCTTCTTTAAATCCTTTGAATCCAGCAGTGCCACTGCCAGCCGCCGCTTCTTGGGTTTTTCGGCTAACCATTGCTGAAGGTCCGCCAAAGTCCGATAACGAATCTTCACCGTAAACATTCTTATAAAAATTAGCAGAACTAATTCCATTTAATCTTTCAAACCCTCCTGATCTTAAAACAATATAACTGTTTTGTGATTCAATGCCGCCACTATTGTTTTTATACTTTGTTGGATCTTTTAGATCCGCCATTGTTAAACTTGCAAGGGTAAAAATATAGTTGTAAGAATTATAGTCGTGTAAAATGTTAGGGTTTTTGCCGTTATAAAATGATTCTAAGCGATCGTCGTTTCTCCACTCGGCTTCAATTTCATTAATGAACGCTTGGTCTTCACCAAAAAAATCCTCTTCATATTCGTCTTCCATACCGCTGACTGCATTAGGATTAGTTTTTCCATTAGAAACAGCATCGGTGTTTTCTTTAACCGTGCCTCCACCGGGGTTATGATTTCTGCCAACCTCGTCAATAAATCCTGCCATAATTAAACTCCTAGGACAGTTTTAATCGTGCTAATATTTGGAATTTGTATTTCTACTCCAGCAACAAAATCAAAGATAGGATCTTCTAAAACATTAGGGTTCCTTGATTTGAACACCCACCATAGGTTAGGATCATCATACAAATCGCTGGCTAACAAATCAGGACGATAATTATACTGCGGTTTAATAATATATTTTATATCGCTTACAACTTCAGGAATTTTTCTATAGTCTAAAAAACCTAAACCATTTTCTGTTATTTGTGTTGTACCATAAAGACTAGAAGCGTTATACATTATATCATTCCTTTAAATCTCATGTCACCTTTTGCATAAGCATCTAAACTGAAACTTGCTTGATCTCTTCTTGAGAATGCAGGTAAACATTCAACTGTAAACTCTGCTCTAGTTGGCACAGTTGTTTTTGCTCCGCTTGTTGTCATTACATCAATGTAATCAACATCTTCGTTTAATGTATAGAAAAAGTTTCCTATTACAACAGGCATATCGTTAAACATATATTCGCCATAACCAGAAAGTCTTACAACTGGTGGTGGTGCGCCAACATAAGAGCCGCCGCCAAAGTGCATTTTGGTCACTGTGCGTAATGCATGAATGCTACCTAATAGCATTTCTGCTTCTCCCGTGTTTTGTGCTGTAAATGTTCCTACAACAGAAATAGAATCCAAACTTGAGTTCTGGTATGCTTGGAACTGATAATTACTATGTGTAGGATGAATAGGACTGTAATTTGCTCTTGTTGTGACAACAATTTGTGGCGTGTATGGAAATACTACTCCACCTAAACTTACAAGTTTCTCAGCAGGACCTTTTAAGTATGGTTCGTGAATTTTTATTTTGACTCTATTATCAATAGTTGCTAAATGTGTAGACGGAATTTCAGCGTACGGAGCATTGCCTCCTTTTGCTAAATCAAACCCTAACCGCTTTGCGGCGCCATCACCAATTAATGCAGTTAAACCTTTTACTGCTCCAGGGTTTTGGCCAATACCGGTTGCTTGGGCGGCATTTTTTACAAACTTGCTACCGAAACTTCCGATCTTGTCTACAAAACTATTTGCGTTAGTACTTCCAGCCATATCTATTTTGGTTCCTTTTCTTTATAATATTTATTGCTTTTTTTAACTACGTAGTTTATAATACTTATATTAATCGGAGAATCTAATGAAAAGAACGAAATATCTAACTAACAAAGATCTACTAGCAGAGATCCATAGAAGCAAGGTTTCCTTCTGTTCGTTTGTTGAAGATGAATATGCACAACACGACATTATTTTGCCTAGTTTAGACAAAGTTAATAGACTAACTGTTGCACAAGCAAAACGCAATCGTGCAGACAGAATTGGTAAAGCGGCATATGAACTAGCAAAAGAACAAAAGAAAAAGGTAAAACAAGCAGAATGTTTGCCTGATTGGAAAAAAATTGAAAAAACAGAATTAATCTTTAGAATTATGACATTTGATCATATTCCTGAAGAACCAGGACGTAAACGCAAAACAAAAACTATTGCAGACGAACACACTAAAGTTAACTTTCCACCATTCCAGCATTGGAAGTATGACGAAAACGATAACTTGATTTGTGTAGGTAAAAGCCATTGGCAGGGTGGAATGTTAAACGGACACTTTAGTAAGGATCACGGACGTATGACTGAAGATCTAGGACGTATGTTCCTTAAACTTGCTGATCGGTATGGTACACGAAGCAATTGGCGTGGATACACTTATAATGACGAGATGAGAGCACAAGCGGTACTACAACTTTCACAAATTGGTTTACAGTTTGACGAAAGCAAAAGTTTAAATCCGTTTGCTTATTACACTGCGGCAGTGACTAATTCATTTACAAGAGTACTAAACATTGAGAAAAAGAATCAAAACATTCGTGATGACATCTTGCAAGAAAACGGACTTAATCCATCGTTTACAAGACAGAATCAAGAAGTGTTCAAAGAAGATAAAGAAAAATTAGCAGAGTTCTATAAAAATATGAGACGTCCAAAAGCGGACTATTAAGGTTGACAAACTACTACTAATTCTCGTATAATATGTAGATTAGTATTAAGGAAAGGCATGACAGAGCAATTATTTAAAAAAGCGGCTGTATTTACGGACATTCATTTTGGACTTAAATCAAACAGCCGAATACACAATAGTGACTGTGAAAAATTTGTAGATTGGTTTATTGAACAAGCCAAAGAAAACAACTGTGACGTTGGAATTTTTACAGGTGACTGGCATCACAACAGAAGTGCGTTAAATTTAACCACAATGGATGCAAGTTTACGTTCACTTGAAAAACTTGGTAAAGCATTTAAAGAGTTTTACTTTTTTCCAGGCAACCACGATTTATACTATAAAGATAAGCGAGATGTTCATTCTGTAGTATTTGGTAAGCACGTTCCTGGTGTTAAGGTTATTAACGAACCTACTATTATTAAAGATGTAGGATTAGTGCCTTGGATGGTTGGCGACGAATGGAAAAACATAGTAAAAATGAAGTGCAAATATATGTTTGGACACTTTGAACTGCCTCATTTCAAAATGAATGCTATGGTTGAAATGCCTGACACAGGAGAAGTAAGAGCAAGTGATTTTCAAAATCAAGAACTAGTTTTTACAGGACACTTCCATAAGCGTCAGCATAACAATAACATCTACTACATTGGCAATGCCTTTCCACACAATTACGCCGATGCTTGGGATGACGAACGTGGTATGATGATTTTGGAATGGGACGGTCAACCTCAGTTTATTGATTGGCCAGAATGTCCTAAGTATCGTACAGTTAAATTAAGTCAACTACTAAACGAAACTGAATCAATACTTAAACCTTCAAACTTATATTTGCGTGTTGTACTTGATATCGATATTTCGTATGAAGAAGCAAACTTTATTAAAGAAAACTTTACCAAACAATACGACATTAGAGAAATAAGTTTACTTCCAAATACAGAAGAAAATGACGAAGCACTAACACTTGAACGTGGTGAAATAGAGTTTGAAAGTGTTGATCAAATCGTGACTGACCAAATAACAAAAATTCAAAGTGAGCAGTATCGACCTAGTACACTTTTAGATATCTATAGGAACTTATAATGTTTAAAATTAAAACACTTACAGTTAAAAACTTTATGAGTGTAGGTAATGCTACACAAGCAGTAGATTTTGATAAAAATTTACTAACCCTTGTGCTAGGTGAAAATATGGACCTAGGCGGCGATGACGCAGGTTCTAGAAACGGTACAGGTAAAACAACAATTATTAATGCGTTAAGTTATGCATTGTATGGCGAAGCATTAACAAAAATTAGAAAAGAAAACCTTATTAACAAAACTAACGGCAAGGATATGCTTGTCACAGTTGAGTTTGAAAAAGGTGGTAAAACATATAGAATTGAACGTGGACGTAAAAAGAATGTATTAAAGTTTTACGTTGAAGATGTTGATGCAACTGCTGATGATATTGACGAGTCGCAAGGCGATTCACGCAAAACACAGCAAGAAATAGAACGTCTTTTGGACATGAGTCACGGTATGTTCAAACACTTGGTGGCACTTAACACATATACAGAGCCTTTCCTATCTCTCAGTAATAACGCACAACGCGAAATTATTGAACAGTTGTTAGGTATCACCATTCTGTCAGAGAAAGCAGAAAACCTCAAGGAGCAACAAAAAGAAGTCCGTGATAGTATTACTGAAGAAGATGCTCGTATTAAAGGAATTGAAAGTGCTAACAAGGCTGTACAAGAATCTATTAATGCCCTTGAATTAAAAAGCAAGGCTTGGGACGCTTCTCAGGCAGAAGAAATTTCTCGTTTGAGTAAAGCAATTATGCAACTAGTTCAAGTTGATATTGAGGCTGAAATTCAAGCACACAACGATTTAGCAGAGTGGGATACTAAAAACACTGAACTTACTAATCTTCAAAAAGAAAAAGCAAGTTTAGAAGCAAGTATCTTACGTGCTGAACGTGAAACTAAAAAATATCAAAAAGAACTAGAAGATATTGGCAGTAAAAAATGTTTTACTTGCGGACAAGATTTACACGACGATACTCATGCAGATTTACTTGCAGAAAAAGAAAACGATGTAAAAGAAAGCAAACAGTATCTTGATGGTGTACAACTACAACTAGATGATGTTGTTAAAAAGATTACGGATATTGGCGAACTTAGCAGTAAGCCTAAAACGTTTTATGACAGTGCAGAAGAAGCATATAATCATAGAAACAATCTCACAACACTAGAAGAACGTAAAAAAGAAAAAGATACAGAAGTTAATCCATACACAGAACAAATGGATGAACTAACAAATACAGCAATAAAAGAAGTCAGTTGGGATCACATGAATGATCTACAAAACATGAAAGCACATATGGATTTCTTGTACAAGTTGCTTACAAGTAAAGATTCATTTATACGTAAACGTATTATTGATCAAAACCTTACTGTGTTAAATCAACGATTAAAATACTATCTTGATAAGACTGGTTTACCACATCAAGTTAAGTTTTTAAACGATTTAACGGTAGAAATTACAGAACTAGGACGTGACTTAGACTTTGATAACCTCAGTAGAGGTGAACGAAATAGACTCATCTTATCAATGAGTTGGGCGTTCCGTGATGTTTGGGAAAGCCTATATCAAAGCATTAATTTGCTGTTTATTGACGAACTTATTGATAGTGGTATGGACAGTGCTGGTGTTGAAAGTTCAATTGGTATTCTTAAGAAAATGGCACGTGAACGTCATAAAAACATCTATTTGATTTCACATAAAGACGAACTAAGTTCTCGTGTTAACACTATATTAAAAGTTATAAAAGAAAACGGCTTCACAAGTTATGAAACAGACACAGAGGTTGTAAATGGCTAAAACAACGCACGAACTATTGGTACAAGCAGTCATGGACTACTACAATATGAACGAGCGTTTTGAAGCAAAAGGCTTTGATGAAAACGGACGCAAGGTTCGTTCTATACTAAGCGACATTAGAAGGCTATGCACACAAAGGCGAGCAGAAGTACAAGACAGGCGAAAAGAACTCAAAGAAGAAAAACAGCATAACAAGGCAGTCAAATCCGAGACCAGGTAAATACAGGCGCAGGTAAGTATCTACATGGAGTGGACTTATCAGGGCAAAATAGTTAAAGAACTTCCGCAAGATTGCGAAGGCTTTGTCTATCTGATAACAAACACCACCAACAACCGCAAATACGTAGGCAAAAAACTAGCAAAATTTAAAACAACAAAGCCACCTCTTAAGGGCAAAAAGAATAAACGCAGAGGCACAAAGGAATCTGATTGGCGAGAATATTGGGGCTCAAATGACCATCTTAAGGCTGATGTAGAAAAACTAGGACCTGAAAACTTCACAAGAGAAATACTTTATATTTGTAATAGCAGAGGCTTGATGAGTTATCTTGAGGCTAAAGAACAGTTTGACCGTCGTGTATTAGAAACAGATGAGTATTATAACGGAATTATTAATGTAAGAGTTGGCGGTTCAAAAATTCTAAAAGAAGCACTAGAAAATTTAAAGGCAATATAACAGCACATAAGGTTGGCGGGCCAGTTTGCAAATACCGCTGAGTAAAAGGTACCCTTGAAAAGGACACTCGTACACATTGATCGACCCCCCATGGGAGGAAGCCAGCAAAAGAATTGGGCTCACTGGTTGATGTAGATTGAATGCTGTCAGTCGAAAACACTGTGTTTGAAAAAACTCCACGCACCGGAACGAAGCGGGAGGTAGCGGAGAATCCGCGAAGCGGTTTGCGATAGCAAAGCGGTTAAAGCAGATTTTTACGTGATGTCGACGTAGGTAGGGGAAAGGTCAGAGCCCTACAAACAGGTGTATAAACAAAACAACCTACTTCCAAGTCTTGGCTGTGACGAACTCACATGATGTTCAAGATTAGATGGAACCGTAAACAGGTTCCGTCTGACTGAAACAATCTACATGATGCTAAATTGCTTCGCAATTATCTTTCATATATAAAAGAAATAAATGTGTTTGAGCGATAGCGATAACACAGATGAACGCAGTTCATCTACTAGTATATAGGATTACCAGTTTTCTTAGACATTTCTGCGTTATTCTTGATTAATTCGAATATGAATTTTCTTTGTACAGGAGTAAGATTGTATGCTTCTGTAATGGAAACGCTTCCACGCATATACCAACATACATCGACTAGATCTTTTTCTAGTGTGCTGTACTCATCATCATAACGTTTGATTAATTGGGTAATTTGGTCAGGCGATTGACATTGTTTTACTTCAATGCGAAAAAACTTGCTTGATTGAACACCATTGGGACTTCAAAGTCTTTTGGCGCTCCTTCCTCGATTAGGTTTTGTGGAACTACTACTTTTTGTGGTGGAAGATCAAATAACTCTCTTCTTTGTTGCATTTGATCTCTAATAATATCAAACTCTTTTACTGCTAGAGAATTTAAAAACTCTTTAATAGCAACAGCATTGTATTCAAACTCACCGTCTGGTGTTTCGATTGCTTTGATTTGTTTTGCAATAATATCAACGTTCATATCACTAATGCTTTCAAATAACTGTGTCATTTGGCCTTTACGTTCTGCTAAAGGTCTATCATTATCACGCATTAGAGAAATAAACTTCTGTGTTTCGTAGTTTTGCTGTTCGTAAATGTTTTGATCTTGAAACTTTAATGGTGCTGTGTGTAGTGTTAGTTCACCGTATTTTACAATAGGTTCCCATACTTTGCCATTAAAACTGTCCAACATACTTACTAGGTCAACTTCAATTTCTAGATCTTCGTTTTCCACTCTTGGCACTGGAACAGTCATTTTCATTTTTTCACCATAGGTTGCGATTCTAATCGCAATTAGGATTGCATCTAGATCAATTAATGGAATTTCCCATGGATCATCAATTAGTGGTATACAATTTTTAATGCAGGCGTGTACGCTTTCACCGTTCATAAGTGCATCTGGTGTGCGTAGAATTAATTCATCCTTTGCTGTCATACTAAGCACTGGCAATTCGCCTGTACCTGTTTTTTCAGTAGGATTATTAGCATAGAACTGACCACCGCTGGGCAATCTAAGGTAGATCTTTGGTTGTCTACTGTACGATTTTAAAAGTTCTGACACTGGTTTTTAATCTCCATAAATAAAAGTATACAATAATATGTAGTATGTTTATTTATATACGCAGTTTATTCAGAATTTAGATTTGAGAACAGAATGGATGAATTAATTGAATATCTTAAAAGTTTGGGTGGCGGAAAAGGCCCTGCTTCCAATGCTTCTATAGAAAGCCTTGCAAGGGCACTAGGAGTACAGGTTTCTGCAGGTGATGCAACAGTAATCAGTAGCAAAAAGTCCTTTGATGGTTGGGTTGGTAGTATTGTTAAAGGAATTAATGTTGCAGACAAACTTACTAACAAATTTGGTAGTATGGTTGAATCAGTTGTTGACTTTTCTAAAGAACAACGTAAAGCCACACAAGTAGTAAAAGATTTTAGCAGTGTTATTCCAATCATGAAGGGTCTAGGTGTTGCGGCAAGTTCTATTATTAGTGTGCTTGACGACAACATGAAATCGTTCCAGAGTATGACAGGCGCTGGTGTTTATGCTGGAAAAAGATTTAATATGCTCAGTCGTGATGCGGCCGCATTAGGTATTGATCTTGAAAAGTTTACTACAAATATTCAATCAGCAAGTGGAGATATTGCTAGATTAGGCAAAGGTGGATTAGACTTTGCAGTAGAAGAAAGTAAACGAGCCTTTGAAGCAAACGCAGAATCATTAATGAAGTATGGATATAGTTTTGAAGAATCTAGTGAAAAGTTTTTCTCGTTTTTAAATCAAAACAGTTATGCAATGCGTTTGTATGGCAAAGAGAATGTTGATCTAACCAAAGGAGCAAAATCATACAGTGTGTATTTGAAACGCCTAGCAGAACTAACAGGTGATCAAGTTGATGAAGCAGAAGATCAAATCAAAAAGGCTAGAGCAAATAATGTGTACAACGCATTTCTACAAACAATTCAAGACCCTGCTACTAGAGCCAAATATGATGCTATTGTAGCGGCATATGGACAAATGTATGGCGACGAAGGGCGTGAAAAAGCAATGGCCGTAATTGCAGGATTTGAACCTATGACCAAAGGTGCTCAACAACTTGGTGCCATGGTGCAAGGCCTAGATGGTGATTTACGAATGCATAGACAATATGCAAACAACAGTGCTGAGAATATGGATCAATTTACAAGTACATTGTTTGGCGATGTAGCGGCACGTAGTAGAGGATTGCAAGAAACATATGGCCAACCAGGAATGATGAAAACTATGTTAGCGGCATCGTTCCAAGGAGCAGATCTACCACTACAAAGCATATACGGTGCTATGCTAAAGGGAACAAAGTCACAAGAAGAAATTAATGAGATTTTAGGCAGGAATGTTGATGACCAAAACAACAATCTAAATGAAATGGCCAAAATGAATAAAAACATTCGTGATACACGTTTGTTAATTGCAGAAGAACTAGTAGAACAATTAGGCGATACAACTTATATGAGTTTTATCATTAAAGAAATTAACTCTAATTTAGAAAACTTTAATGATGCAATGAAAGCACTATTACAAGCACAAGGTTCAACATCAGCAGGAGACACAGCGTCAGGCAAAACAGACGAAACCACGGCAACAAAAGAAGCCATTGAAAACACAATGGATGATGGTATTCTTAAAAATATTGCAAACATTTTAGAAGATATTAGAGACGCATTTTCAAGATTGTTCGGTAAAGAAGGTGTTGCGGCGGCATTTGATAAAAAAGCACTAGCAAATATACAAAAAGAACTTGCAATAGGATTGCAAAATGGCGGTACGGCTGATATAAGTCAAAACAAAGCAGTACAAGATGTATTTCAAATGTTTCTTGCTCAAACAGGATCTCAACAAGAGGCTCAACGTTTAACATTAGAAGCACTTAGAAATACGGCACTAAATCCAGCAGTAGGATATGGCGGTGGCAAAGAAATGGCTGACATGGTACAACAAGGTATTGCTAGTGGAAAAATTAAAACGTTTGCTGGCGGTACTGGAGGTTTTGGCAGTTTATTCCAAAACTTTGGTAAAGGTCAACTTTCAGTGCTTCATAACGAAGAAGCAGTTATTCCTAAAGATTCACCATTAGGTGGAATGCTTAATATGATGCAAGGTGATTTAGGAAATCTTAAACAAAATATGTTTACTGCTGATGGAAAAATGAATGTTTCTGGAATGATATCGTCTGCACAGGAAATGGGCAAGAAATATGACACTTATGCAAAAGAAAATGAAGGTGCTATTAAAGACCAAAGCCGCGGTTTGGTAAAATCTATGACCAATTTGACTGATGCAGATCTTGACAGGATGGAGAAAGAGAGTGTAAAATCAAATAATACTGTGAGTTCTGGCACATCGGTAAATACAATGTCAGGCGGCAAAATGGACGAATTGATAAGAATTAATAAACAAATGTTAGCAGAATTGAGAAATATGTAATGAGTTGGAAAAGATACTTCACAGATTATACACCTAAAGACACTTCAGGACAAACTAGTCCTATTCCAGGATCAGGCGGAGCCGGTCCTGCACGTACCAACTATTCATCATTTCTTCCTGATGTTTATACAGGTCATCCAAATCGTATTGAACGCTATGGTCAGTACGAAACAATGGACATGGACAGTGAAGTAAATGCGGCACTGGATATTCTTGCTGAATTTTGTTCACAGAAAAATCCAGAAAACAACACGCCTTTTAAAATTAACTACAAAAAACAAGGTACTAGTACAGAAACTAAAGTACTAAAAGGTTATCTACAACAGTGGGCAGACCTAAATAATTTTGAAAGACGTATTTTTAAAATTGTACGTAATGTATTCAAATACGGTGATGCATTTTTTGTACGTGATCCAGAAACATTTAAGTGGATGCACGTTGACCCTGCAAAACTAGACAAGATTATTGTAAACGAAAGTGAAGGCAAAGAGCCTGAGCAATATGTAGTTAGAGATATTAATCCTAATTTTCAAAATTTATCAGTGACACAAATTGATGCTAAGTCAACTAATTCACAAGTTGAGTATACTACTGCTGGCGGTTCACTTGGTAGAGGTTATGTAGGTGGTGCTAATACTAACTCAGGCACACGTTTTGAAAATAACCTAAACCAGTTTGCCATTGATGCGGCACATTTTGTACATATCAGTTTAAGTGAAGGACTAGATAGAAACTTTCCATTTGGTAATTCACTATTAGAATCAGTTTTTAAAGTTTACAAACAAAAAGAGTTATTAGAAGATGCGATTATTATCTATCGTGTACAAAGAGCACCTGAAAGACGTGTGTTCTATATTGACGTAGGTAATATGCCAACACACCTTGCTATGGGATTTGTTGAAAGAGTTAAAAATGAAATTAACCAAAGACGTATTCCAAGTACTTCAGGTGGCGGCACCAATGTAATTGATGCTAGTTTCAATCCGCTGTCTATCAATGAGGACTACTTCTTTCCACAAACGGCTGAAGGTAGAGGTTCTAAGGTTGAAACATTGCCCGGTGGTACTAACCTAGGTGAAATTGATGACTTGAAATTCTTTACTAATAAACTATTCCGTGGTTTACGTATTCCAAGTTCTTATCTACCAACAGGTGCAGATGACAGTGCTTCACAATATAATGACGGTAGAGTTGGCACAGCATACATTCAAGAGTTAAGATTTAACAAATATTGCGAACGTTTACAAAACTTAATGGCATTTATCTTTGATAAAGAGTTTAAAATGTATCTAAATGCTAAAGGTGTAAACATTGATAACGATTTATTTGATCTAGTATTCCAACCTCCAATGAACTTTGCTTCATACAGACAAAGTGAAATGGATAATGCAAGGGTTAACACATTTGCTTCATTACAAGAAATTCCATATATGAGTAAACGTTTTGCACTTAAACGTTTCTTAGGACTAACACCTGAAGAAATGGCAGAGAATGAATCACTATGGAAAGAAGAAAACGGTGATCAAATTCCAAACAATGAAAGTGCAAGTATGGAAATGAGAGGTGCAGGAGTCACAGCAGGCGGAATTGCTAGTGATATAGATAATCTTGGTGATGCATCACCAGATGCAGAAGCACCACCACCAGCAGAAGAAGGCGGAGATACTACTCCAGCAGGCGGAGGCGAAGGCGGAGCAACACCACCACCACCAGGCGGCACTCCAGGCGCATAGAAGGTAAATAGTTTTATGTTGTTAAAAGAATTCTTTTATTTTGATACTGACGGTAATAAATTTACTACCGATAACAGATACGATGCTGAAAGAGATATTTCAGTGGTCCGTTCTGATGATACAAGAAAAACAAGATTAAAACTTTCACAAATTAATCAAATTAGACGTACAGCAGAAGCACGTGAACTTGAACACGCAAAAGATGTTGAGTTTGTAAAAACAATGTACGGTCAACCACCAGCAGACCAGGCTACAGGCCTTTAATTTTTATTTCGTTTAAATATTACAATGCACAGAACAGGCTTTGTAATAGGGAACGGAACGTCCCGCAAAAAATTTGATCTTAATAAACTTGTTGATAAAGGTATAATGTATGCCTGCAATGCCGTTTATCGCGAGTTTTTACCCAACGTATTAATAGCAGTTGACCCTAAGATGGTACATGAAATAGTTGCTAAACGAGCACAATTCGACACAGAAGTATGGACCAACTATAACAAAGCATACGAAACATATGTTGGTTTAAATTACTTTAATCCGAGCAAAGGATGGAGCAGTGGACCAACAGCATTGAATAAAGCCTGCACTGATGGCTGTCAAACTATCTATATTTTAGGGTTTGATTATGTTGGTTTAGAAGGCGGTAAGCGAGTAAACAACATTTATGCAGGATCACCCAACTACAAAGGCGCACACGAGCCTGCAACCTACTATGGAAACTGGTTAAGACAAACAGAAACCATACTAAAAGCACACTCTAGCACTAGTTTTGTACGTGTTATAACAAAGAAATGTTATAATCCTAACAATTTTGCACCGTATAGCAACTACAAAACTATCACTTATAAAGAATTCGAAAACATATTAGATAAGTAATATTGATAAAACTAGCGTTTTTCGGCCTATTTGTACCGGTAAAACTGGTTTTTTTGTAAATATATTATGACAGCCTTGCCAATTAACAAACTAAAGGAGATAAGAAGATGTCTGATAAAACTAAATTTGAACAGTTATTAGACTTGCTTGTCAACGAAGAGCAGGATAAAGCCGAGTCTTTATTCCATGATATCGTTGTAGAGAAGTCAAAAGAAATTTATCAAGGATTAATTGAATCTGATGAATCAGAAAAGGAAGACGAAGTTGAAGAGTCTACTGAAGAAAAAGAAGATGAAGTAGAGGAATCAGTTGAGGAAGTTGCTGAAGCATCAGACGATGAAGAAGAACAAACAGATGAGTCATTTGACGAAGAATCAGTTGAAGAAGTAGGCGGAGATGCCGCTGACGACATGATTGATGACGTTGAAGCAGGTGACGAACCTGAAATGGATATGGGTGATGAAGAAGATCACCACGCTGACATGGGTGGAAACGAAGAACTTGAAGATCGTGTTGTTGACTTAGAAGACGCACTTGATGATCTTAAAGCAGAATTTGAAGCCATGATGGGCGACAACGGCGGAGAAGAAGGTGAAGACGAAGCACCTGAAGCCGACGAAGAAGAATCAGAAGAAGCCGAAGAAGCAATTGAAGCACCATTTGAAGCAACAGAAGAAGATGGTGAAGAAGTTGAAGAGGGTGCAAAAAGTAAATCCGCTGGCGAAACCATGAGAGAATATGTTGAAAAGGTTTCTGCACCATCGAATTCAGAAGGCGCTGATAACACTACGAGTCCTGTAGCATCGAAAGGTGGTAAAGACTCAGGTGCTAATGGTAAAAACATTGCACAAAGTGGTGAAGAAAAGGGCGGTAGTGCTCCAAAAGTTAAGGACATGGGAAAATCTTTCGAGAATGAACCAGGTGCTAACGCGGGGGACTCTTTTAAGAAAGCATCTGCACCAAAGAGTGCTGAATAATTGTTAAGGAGAAAGCCACATGGCTTACTTACGTGAGAATTTGACATTCGACCAAGCACAGGTCACCCTTGAGTCAAAGGGAGATGGAGATAGCAAGGATCTCTATCTTAAAGGCATCTGTATTCAGGGTGGTGTCAAAAACGCTAACCAGCGTGTGTACCCTGTTTCCGAGATAGGCAACGCTGTTAAAACACTCAAGGATCAAATCTCAGGCGGTTATTCTGTACTAGGTGAAGTAGATCACCCAGATGATTTGAAAGTAAATTTGGATCGTGTATCGCATATGATTACTGATATGTGGATGGATGGTCCTAACGGGTTTGGCAAGATGAAAATCTTGCCGACTCCCATGGGTAAACTAGTTGAAACTATGTTGCAAAGCGGAGTTAAACTAGGTGTATCCAGCAGGGGTAGTGGAAATGTTAACGAGTCTAACGGCGAAGTTAGCGATTTCGAAATTATCACGGTAGACGTGGTAGCACAACCTAGTGCCCCAGGTGCATATCCTACACCAATCTATGAACACATCATGAATACACGAGGTGGTTATAGTGCGTTTAGGACTGCATCAGAGGTACAACAAGATGCTAAAGCACAAAAGTATCTTAAAGAAGCAATGCTAAGAGTCATTAAAGGCTTGAAGTAATATTAGGAGAAACACGATGAGTGATGTTTTTAATAAACTTTTTGAAACTGGAATTATCAGTGAAGAGGTCAAAGACCAAATTACTGGTGCTTGGGACGAAAAGATTAAAGAACACCGTGATAGTGTGACTGCTGAACTACGTGAAGAATTTGCAAATCGCTACGAGCATGACAAACAAAACATGGTTGAAGCAATTGATCGCATGGTTTCCGAGCGTTTGGAATCAGAAATTTCTGAGTTTTCTGAAGATAAGAAGGCACTTGCAGAAGCAAGAGTTGAATATAAGAAGAAAGTTTCAGAGCATTCTGAGAAATTGCAAGAGTTTATGCTCAAGCAATTGACCAAAGAAATTGCAGAGTTAAATGAAGACCGTCAAAAAGTCACAGAAAACTTTGTAAAACTCGAAGACTTTGTAGTTAAAGCACTTGCAAAAGAAATCAACGAGTTTGCAGTTGACAAAAGAGATCTTGCTGAAACTAAGGTTAAACTTGTTAAAGAAGCAAAATCAAAATTCAATGAACTTAAATCTAAGTTTGTTGCTAAGTCCGCTAAAGTGGTTGAGGACGCTGTTAACACTAAGTTGGCAGAAGAAATCAAACAACTCAAAGAAGACATCACGGCTTCTAGAGAAAACCACTTTGGTAGAAAAATCTTCGAAGCGTTTGCTAATGAATATGGTTCATCTTACTTAAATGAGAAATCAGAAACTGCGAAGTTAATGAAACTTGTTTCAGAGAAAGACGAAGCGTTAGCAGAGGCTAAGAAAGCCATCACAGAGAAGGAAACTCTTGTTGAGTCTAAGGAAGCAGAAATTACTGCGGCTAAAGACAAAGCAGAAAGAGTAGCAGTGATGAATGAGTTGCTATCTCCATTGGGTAAAGACAAAAAAGAAATTATGTCTGAACTTTTGGAGTCGGTGCAAACTAATAAGTTGCACACAGCGTTTGAGAAGTATCTACCAGCAGTGATGGAAGATAAGGCTCCAAAAGTTAAAAAGGCGTTAAACGAAGGCGTTGAAATCACAGGCAATAAAGAAAACACAATTAAGGAAGATACTACTTCAAACTTAATTGAACTCCGCAGATTAGCGGGATTAAACTAAAAAGGAGAGACAAAAAAATGTCAGAAAATATCAACAACAACTGGCAGGAAACCAAAGAAGCACTTTTAGAAGGCCTTCAAGGTTCTAAAAAAGGTGTTATGGATGTCACTCTCGAGAACACTCGCAAGTATCTCGCTGAGGCGGCAACCGCTGGGGCAACTTCCGCAGGGAACGTAGCAACTCTAAACAGAGTTATCCTTCCAGTAATTAGACGTGTTATGCCAACTACAATCGCTAACGAGATTGTTGGTGTACAACCAATGACTGGACCTGTAGCACAGATCCACACACTAAGAGTACGTTATGCTGAAACTTTCGATTCTGCAACAGCAGGCGAAGAAGCACTTTCACCATTTAAAATTGCTGAAGGTTATTCAGGTAATGCAACTACTAATGCGGCAGATGCGACTGCAACATTAGAAGGTTCTGCAGGTAAAAAGTTAAGCATTCAAATCTTAAAACAAGCAGTAGAAGCGAAAACTCGTAAACTATCTGCTCGTTGGACATTTGAAGCGGCTCAAGATGCTCAAGCACAGCAAGGCATCGACGTAGAGGCTGAAATCATGGCGGCTTTAGCACAAGAAATTACTGCTGAAATCGATCAAGAGATCATCCAATCACTTCGTTCATTAGCATCAGTTGAAGAAACTTACGACCAAGCAGGCGTAAGTGGTACTGCAACTTTCGTTGGTGACGAACACGCGGCTTTAGCAGTTCAAATTAACAGAGTTGCTAACAAAATTGCTCAACGTACACGTAGAGGCGCAGGAAACTTTGCAGTGGTTTCAAACCAAGCATTGACAATCCTACAGTCTGCTACAACTTCTGCGTTCGCAAGAACAACTGAAGGTACTTTTGAAGGCCCAACAAACACTAAGTATGTTGGTACTTTAAATAACTCTATGAGAGTTTACGTTGACGCTTACTTGGCTGATTCAGGTCAAGATGCTAACCAAGTGCTTGTTGGATATAAAGGTTCATCAGAAGCAGATGCGGCGGCATTCTACTGCCCATACATTCCGCTAATGTCTTCAGGTGTTGTTTTAGATCCATCAACTTTCGAACCAGTTGTGTCATTTATGACTAGATATGGTTATGTAGAGTTGACAAACACTGCATCTTCACTAGGTAATGCGGCTGACTACCTTGGTAAAGTACAAATTACTTCTGCCAACGTATCATTCTCTTAATATCTAGTATTAGAGGAATTAAAAAGGGCGGCTTAGGTCGCCCTTTTTTTACGACTTAAATACAGTTATGAAAGAATTAGAAATTTCATTAGACTGGAAAGACATTGAACAAGAACTTAGAGAGTTAACTAAGACTGCTCCTGAGTTTAAATTTAATGTTATTAAGTTTTGTTCAAGCATAGGAAGAGAAGTTAGAAAACTATCTGATATAGAAATAGAAATCCGTAGAAGACCAACAGACAGTTTACAACTTAAACACAAAGAAAAAGCACGTGAAATAAACGATGCAATAAAATTGTTCTCACAAACACACTTATTACACCTGTTTAGCAGGGTTGACTAAATACATTGTCAGATATGTTCCATTTGAAGTAATGGACTTATGCAGTATTAAACCCACTGCGTACCGGATAGAACCCGGATCGGACTTCTAAAAAGGAGAAAACAAATGGGTAGACCACTTAATAAAAGATACTTCGGCGAACCTACTGCGGGCGGAAATGAAATCAAAGTTGATTTTCACAACGGCACTAGTGTAGTTGAAGGACATATTGTAAAACAAAAAGGTAGCAAAAAGTTTGTAGTAGCAGAAATTGGTGCTTCAGACACTGAATACACTTGTACATTAACAACTGGTAAACTAATGTCAGCACTAGCGGCTGGTGAAATGGGTATCACGTTTAAAATGGACGATTCTGAAACTTATCAAGTTTCTAAAATTTCAGGTCGTAAAGCAACACTAGTTGCTCCAGACGGTACAGGTTCTAACGCATATGATGGTAAGTCAGTGCCATGGAACTTTAGCACATCACTAGTAGATGGCGCGGCACAAGTTGAAGAGGCTGGTGACGATGACGCGGCTGGTGTTGATGACGACGATTTTACTAACGCATAATCGTAGTTTTTACCAAAACTTGGAGAGAGGGCAAATTCGCTTTGCCCTTTTCTCTTGACTAAATAACACTATACTTGTATAGGATTCTAATAGAATGGCAACTGATGTTTTAAAACTCACTGGTGACTACAAAATTACTACCGTAAGTGCGGGAGAAATCACCCTCAATACGGGCAATAGAAAAGGTACTACAAGAGTCACAGGTAATCTTATTGTTGAAGGTACTACAACTAGTGTAGATACTGAAGAACTTGCAATTGAAGATGCTATCATTACGTTAAACAAAAATGAAACAGGAAATGGTGTTTCACTTGGACAAAGCGGTATTGATATTGAAAGAGGAACTGCTGATAACGCAACTATTCTTTGGGATGATACACTAAGTTATACTAGACCAAACGGTGGTACTGGCGAAGGTATTTTTACGTTTAAAGTTGGTTCAGGATTAGCCGCAATTAGAACTAATCATATTAGTACAACAGGCGACGATATTGTTTTCTTAGGCACAAATGCTCCTAACGCAAAACTAAGTGTTAGAGGTACTACTAATTATGAAACAGGCTTAACTGATGACGATATTCCAAACGTAAGATATGTTAATAACGCTTTCCAAACTATTAATATTCCACAAATTCAAGCAGATAACACAATCTTTAAAGCAGAAGACATACAAGAAGGCGATGCTGTATCTAGACTGTTAGGTAAAATTGATAATGTCACAAGAGTAGACATTAGACGTGATATCATGACATTTGGTGATTTAGAGTTTGATGGTACAACTATTAGACCTACTAATACTAACGAAGATTTAGTTTTACAGTCAAACGGTAGCGGAAATGTAGTTGTTGACGAGGTGTTAACATTACCTACTGCAAGTGCTACTCCTACTGGTGTTGCAGGGCGTTTAAAAGTCTATGTTGATTCAGAAGGATTCGGTGGAACTGGCCTATTTTTTGTAAATAACAGTACTAGTGGAGAGGTGACAAGTAAACGAAAAGCCATGCTAATGAGCATGATATTTTAGGATAAAGATATGGCAATAACGAATAGTTTTATAGATGCAACATTAACAACAGTATACACATCTACAGGTGAAAATGCTATTACTAGTATGATTTTCTGTAATTATGCTGATGCAGATAACATTCCAGGTGATAATATTCTAACTGATGCTGACACATATCTTGACGTACACGTTGTACAATCAGGACAAAGTGCAACTGATGTTAACAAAATTTTACATCAGTTAAAAGTTCCAGCAGGTGAAACTTTTATCATGGATACTGAAAAGTTTGTAATGGAGTCGGGTGACAAAATCATTTGTCAAACAACATCTCCAGCAACTATTTCAGTCACTATTTCAACAATAGCGGTGTAATAATATGCGTTTTGTAAAACAACAACAGATTAACAGAAAAATGATAGTTGACAAATCAGTGTTTGTTGACATTGACGGCTCTGTAAGTTTCCAAGGTGCTGTTGGTGGTTTACAACTTGGTACTGGTGATACTAGCCAACGTAGTGGCGCACCTGTTAACGGAACAATTCGTTATAATAGTCAAATTAATGAGATTGAAGCATATATTAATAATGCTTGGGAAACAATTAGATCTGATCGTCCAGGAAACATTCAAGTTCAAAACTTAGGAACTGGCGATGCCTCTGAAACACAATTTGGTGTACTAAGTCCATCACCAGCCGCGGCTGAGAATGTACTTGTACTTGTTGAAAACGTTGTGCAAATTGCAGGTGTAAACTATACTATGACTGTTGATGTTAACGGCAACAAATATATTAAGTTTGATTCTCCTGTTCCTTTAGGTAAAGACGTCACCGTTATACACGGCTTCGACGGTAGTATCGTAGGTTAATTTTAACTACATACTTACGGTTTTTCCAATAAAGACTAAATACTATTAATGCAAACTTGACCGTTTAGGTTTGCAGGACAAACAGTGGTTAACCCGCTATGTAAGGTGGTTAGAGGCACAGGATGCCCGGTTTATAGGAGAACACAATGGCCGTCGGTCGTATTTCGGGTCCGTTGTTAAAGGCAAATCTGCTCCGTAATGGTGTGGACTTGGCGTTTGAAACGGATTTATTATATTTGGATGTTAACAATGGTCGCATTGGTATCAAAAAGACCAATCCTTCCTATGAACTAGATGTAAACGGTACAGTACAAGTCACAGACTGGATTGCAACAAATTCAGCAACAACAGGTAATTTAACTTTTCAAGGAAACACAATTAGTAGTACACTAGGTACTATTGAACTTACACCTTCAGGTGGTGATCCTGTAATTTACCATTCAAGAATTCAAGTTGATTCATTAGAAATGAATGACAACACTATCAGTACAATTGATAGTAATGCTCCTATCGAACTTGCTCCTAATGGAACAGGTACTATTGAACTATTAGGAAACACAAACGTCACAGGAAACTTATATGCAACTGGCAATATTACTGCTGGCGGAAATATTAATTTAGGTGATGCTGACACAGACACTGTTAATTTTAAAGCAGATGTTGTTTCAAATATTATTCCAGATGCTGATCAAATTTACACACTAGGTACTCCTAGCAAACGTTGGAAAACACTAAACTCTAGACAAGCAAATATTGATAATATTCAAATTACAGATTCAACAATTGAAACTATTGACAGTAATGCAGATTTAACTATTCGTGCTAACGGAACAGGTAAAGTAAGAATTGAAAACTTGCTTTTAAATGAAGAAGGTCAGACATTATTTGTGACACAAAACGGTGACGACGCAGAAGAAGGCACTAGTATTGACAGTGCATTTGCAACAATCAAACACGCTTTGAGTCAAGCAAGTTCAGGTGATATTATTAAAGTTTCTGCAGGAATTTATACAGAAGAATTTCCACTAGTAGTACCAGCAGGAGTCACAGTAGACGGCGCAGGCTTACGTGCAACTGTTGTTAGTCCAACTGTTGCAACAGAAGATTTAGATTGTTTTCACTTAAACAGTGCTACAACTATTCAACATTTAGCAATTAAAAATATGAAGTATAACTCGTCAAACGACACAGGTTATGCTTTTAGTTTTGATCCTGCTGGATCATTAAGTGTTCCATTGCAATCACCATATATAATAAACTGTACAGTATTAAACAAAGGTACTACAACTAGTGCTAGTGATCCTTATGGTTTTGATAGTGGAGATGCAGGACGTGGTGCAAAAATTGATGGTAGTTTAGTTTCTGCAAGTTCAATTGAAGCGGCAATGTTGTTTAATGATACTACTTTCTTTGTACCAAATTCCGTTGGTTTGTATATGACTAATGGTGCAAGATGTGAGTGGTTAAACAGTTTTGTTTATTTTGCTGACAAAGGCATTGTTGGCGAATCAGGTAGTGCTGGTAGAGGCGGCGACGGAAAAACTATTGTTGATTTATCGGGATACACAGGAACGTTTAATGTCACCGACACAGTCACTTTAACATCAGAAGACGGATCAACAGTACTAGCACAAGGTACTATTGAATCAAAAGAAACAGTTGACGGCAGATTAAGATTAACATTTGATGGTAAAGTTTCAGGTTGGTCTACAACAACTGATAGAAAAAGTAAAACTATTAACCTAACAGGAAATAGTTCTTTAAGTACTACACAGAAAAAGTTTGGTACAGCAAGTTTATACCTAGATGGCACAGGTGATTATGCAAGTGTGCCTAGTTCAAATGATTTTGGATTTGGAGAAGGAAACTTTACAGTTGAAGGCTTCTTTAGATTTGACGGAGTCACAGGAACACAATACTTGTTTGATATGAGAACAGAAGCAAGTGATAATGCAATTAGTGTTTATACTAACGGTGCTAATGTAAGAGTTGCTGTTGCTGGTAGTGATGTTATTACTGGAACAGATGTACTACTAACAAACACTTGGTACCATATTGCTGTTTCTAGATCAAACGATGGAACAAAATTGTTTGTTAACGGAAATCAAGACGGATCAACATATAGTGATACAAACAACTATGGTACAGCAAGAATGTTTGGTATTGGTGGCGACTATAATAACACAAACTTGTTTACAGGATATGTAGACGAACTAAGAGTCACTAAAGGTTTACCAAGATATTTGTCAGGTTTTTCAACACCAACAGCAGAGTTTGTTGGAGATAGCACAACAGTATTTTTAACACACTTTAATGGTGCAAATGCTAGTACAACAGTCACAGAAGATGTAGCAGTTCAAGTTGATATTTCTTCTTCAAGTGGTGGTAGTGCAACAGGCATTGAATTTATTGATCTTAAACAATTTGGTGCTGAACTAAGAGCAATTGGTAGTGCAAACGTTTACGGAAATCAAGGTGTTATTGCAGACGGCGACGGTGTTCTCCTAAGATTGATCAATCATAACTTTGGATACGTAGGCGTTGGAAAGAATTTAGAAAATGATGTTTCTAGAGTAATTCAAGCAAACGAAATTACTGAAACAAACAACGGTAAAGTATTATTCAGTTCAATTGACCAAAGCGGTGACTTTAGAGTTGGTAATGCATTTACTGTTGACCAAGAAACAGGAAACGTCACATTTGAAGCAGAAAGTTTTGATATTAGTTCATTATCTGGTTTAACATTTACTGACGGTGGAAATACAACTATTGTAGATCCTAGCAGAGTTGAAACAGGAAATATTAGAATTAGTGGTAATCAAATCATTACTACAAGCGGTGACTTAACAATTAATCCAGATGGATCATCAGATGTTGTAATTGACGGAAACTTAGTGATTAATGGCGGATTTAATGAAATCCGTGACCAAGATGGTGATACTAAAGTAAACGTTGAAACTACACTTGGTGCAGACAATGATGTTATTACTTTTGATGTTGCAGGAACAACTATTGCTTATATCGATAGTGATGGTTTACAAACAACATCATTTATTTCAGACGAAGTTAAATTAATTAACAACTCTGTACAAACATTTAGAAACGATACTAATTTAGAAATTTTTGCACACGGCGACGGATATGTAGACTTTAACAGTGATGATGCTATTAAACTTCCTGCAGGTACAACTGCTCAAAGACCGGGCACACCTGTTAATGGTATGTTTAGATATAACACAAGTTCAAACGTATTTGAATTATATGCAGACGGATTTTGGAATGCAGTTGGTGGTAGTGTAAGTGGTGTTGTTGACCAAGACTTAGACACTTATATCACAGCAGAATTAACACAAGGTAATGACGACGATACATTTAGATTTTATAATGGCGCGGCAGGACTAACAGCAGATTTAAATGCAACACGTTTTAATACTGACACAATTCACGTTAATACACTTAGTACAGAGGCTACAGATGCAGATTTAACTATTGCTCCAAACGGTACAGGTAAAGTAGTAATTGGAGATGTAGAGTGGGATCAGGGCACAAATACGATAACTAATGTAGTAAGTGATTCACAGATTAACTTTGCTGGAACAGACGAAGGATATGTGGATTTTAATGGAACATATGGTCTTAAGTTTCCAGTAGGTGATAACAACAATAGACCAGTGTCTAATCTTGCTGTAGGTTTAACAAGATATAACACTCAGCAGAGTAGATTAGAAGTGTGGGATGGTAGTGTATGGGCATCTGTTGTTGGACAACAGGGTGGTATTACATTCCAAGAAGCGGAAGAACTATCATTCTTAAACGCATTAATATATGGATAGAGAAAATAGATGGCAACGATATTAAAAAATGCAATTATAAAAGACGTAGGTCAATTACCAATTGATGCGATCAATGTTCCTGTTAATAGAAAAGTTGTAATTATGGGCATTTCACTAGCAAATACAAAAGATAGTACAGTGTTAGGAAGTGTTATGGTTAAAGACGCAGGTAGTGTTGTAGCATATTACGCAAAAGATGTTCCAATACCACCAAACGGATCACTAAGAGCATTAAATGGTAGTGAGAAATTAGTACTAGATGAATATCATACTTTACAAATTTCGTCAAGTTATGCAGATAGCGTTGACGCAGTAATAAGTTATGCGGAACAAACTTAATAGGAGATAACGATGGCAAATTATATCGGCGGAAATATGGAACAACTAATAGATGGTATGAATACCAGATACTTCTATGGTTTAAGAAAACTAGACGACGGTACAATTTACCTTGCTATTGTTGACCAATTAAATCCAAATGATCAAATTGAAATTAACGTTCCTGGTAATAGTGCAGAGAACTATAACGATTTTGATATTGGACAAGACTTTTTTGAAGGTAGAGATGTAAACCACGAAAAGGTTTATAACAACTTAAAATATGAACAATACAGATGGGATTACCAAAAGATTAATTACTACATCAACGAAGATGGAAATTTAGTCGCAAGAGTAAATCAACCATATGATTACAGTTAAATATAGGTGAGAAATAAATGGCACAGTTTAAACTAGACAGATTTACTTACAAATACAGAGGCGATTGGGCGCCTGATGTCGCATATGCACTAGATGACATTGTGACAGTTAATGGTAATGTTTACTTCTGTACAGCGGCACACACATCACAAGATGATTTTTATGGCGACTTTTTATATGACTTTACATATCCAGAGCCATATAGTGCACCAAACGGTGTTGATGACGAATTTAACCTATCTGCAAATGCTGGCGGTCAAAATACAACAGTAGACGGAACAGGAATTGACTTTACAGTCACACGAAGCGGTAAGAAATATTCTGTGACACTTGTTGCTGGTGGTAGAAACTATGTTGCTAAAGAATATTTTGTAATTCCAGGCGATCAAGTAGGCGGCGTCCGCGGAGTAAATGATGCAACAGTCACAGTAGCCACAGTTGATAATGCATACGAAGGTGCGTTAGTTGTACCTGGTGTAGTTCAAAGTTTAGAAGTTAGCGGTACTCCTGCTACTACTAGATGGGAAATTATGTCTGAAGGATATAGTTGGCAGGGTGCATGGCAAAACAGTACTTCAGTAAGTTCAATTGATCCTGAAACCGGAAACAATGTTATTACTATTACGCCTAAACTATATTACATAAACGATTTAGTAGAACGAGGCGGCATAATTTACCGTTGTACACAAGGACACCAGGCACTAACAGATGCTGATTTTGGTCACGCAAATAACATTAGATTTTGGACAACTCACGTATTTGGATCTCATTGGTCTGGAGATTGGGTTGGATTTACACCATATCAAGTCGGTGATGTTGTTAGAGCCGGCGGTTCAACTTGGAGATGTACAACTGCACACACTTCAGGAACAAATGCCGAAGGACTAGCAGGCGATCAAGGATATTGGGAAAGAATAGTCACAGGTGATGATTGGTTAAACGAATGGGCACCTGCAACAAATTATAAACCACAAGACATTGTTCGTTATGGAGGATATGTTTATAGAGCAAATGCTCAACACACTTCAACAAGTAATTTTGAAAACGAAGTAGACGTAGAAGGTTGGTGGGATTTAGTTGTTCCTGGTATTGAATACAAAGGTCTCTGGACAGCACCAACAGCACACGTTCAAGGCGGAACACCAAACACAATTAAATGGAAAGTTGGTGATATGGTTAGGCATAGTCAAGCAATTTATGTTTGTAATGCTACACATACTGTCACAGGCACTGACGAGGAAACTGATGATCCGTTATTTAGAGACACAGAATCTTATTGGAATTTATATGTTGCAGGAATGGCATATGAAGAACAATGGAACGCAGATACAAATTACCAACCCGGTGATATTGTTGAATATGGTGGATATACATACTATTGTAAAACGTTCCATACTAATAAAGTTCCTTCAGTAGAAGTAAATGATTGGGAACTTTTAAGTGAATGGTATAATTTTAAAAATGATTGGTCTGCGGTACAACCTTATAAAGTAGGTGATGTTGTAAGAAATCACGGTTATTTGTACTGGGCAGTTATCGACAACGTTGGTAGTAAACCAGACAGCGGTATTAAAACAGATGTTAGTATTACATTTGGAACAGCCTTTAATTGGGACGGAGTCACAACACCAAATAAAACTTATACACGTGGCACTACATTAATTTTAGATCAATCGCATAGTTCAAACGATTCTCATCCAATTTATCCAGCAGATACAACAGACGGATTCTTAAATGTAGCAGATGGTGGTAATGAATTATTTACTGGAGTGCAAACAACTTATATTTTAGATGACGAAATTGTAGCAAGTTTAGAAGATTATAATTCAGGATTTAATACAGCAACAGTTAGACAAGTTATTGTTAAACTTGAACCTGATTGTCCAGATGCAATTTATTTTGCAGATTATAATAACACAGGATCAAGTGGTGTTCAAGTAATTTCAGTTAGTGGAACATCTAATTGGGATTTATTAATGCCTGGTGTTTCTTTTAAAGGACCTTGGAATGATTTTGATGCAGACTCTACACTTAATGCATACGAATTAGGCGACATTGTACTTTGGGCAGGAACTGCTTATCAGTGTATTAGAAGACATGATGCTAATAGTGCTAATAGTAGACCGGATCAAGATACAAGAAAAACTATTCCAGTATACTGGAAAGTATACGTACAAGGTATTAGAACAAACGTACTTGCAAGACCTGGCGATATTAAAACTTACAGTGCAGGATCAAATGAGCGTTTAGAAATTGGTGACCTAGGAACTGTACTTAAAGGTTTACCACAAACAAATGCAGACTCAAGTTTAGGACAAGGTCCACAATGGGATCTTTTAGGAGATTCTAAAAATAATTTTTATGTAGCACTTGACGGTGTTGACGAAGCAACACGCGGCGCCACAAAACAAAATCCGTTTAGAACTGTTAAGTATGCACTAGATCACATTGCAGGTGATACAGTAAACAGAACACCAGCAACAGTATTTGTTTCAACTGGTGAATTTAAAGAAATATTACCTTTAAAAATTCCTGCTAATGTTGCAGTAGTTGGAGATGAATTAAGATCAACTAGAATTGTTCCGGCCGCAGGATACGAAGGAACAGATATGTTCCACGTAAAGAATGGTTGTGGTATTAGAAATTGTACTCTACAAGGCCTTGTAGGAACTATGAGTGCTGTTAACGAGTTTGGCACTAAACGTCCAGTAGGAGGACATCCTGCGTTTGTTAGTTTAGATCCAGGAACAGGTCCAAGTGATAGTAATGTGTGGGTCACATCTAAATCTACTTATGTGCAAAATGTCACAACATTTGGTACTAATTGTGTAGGAATGAAAATTGACGGTGGGTTGCATTTAGGTGGTAATAAATCTATTGTTGCTAACGACTTTACACAAGTAATAAGTGGCGGTATTGGTATTTGGGTCACTAACGGTGCATTATCAGAACTTGTATCAGTGTTTACATATTATTGTCATATTGGATACTTGTCTGAAGCAGGCGGAAAGATTCGTGCTACAAACGGAAACAACTCATACGGTGATTACGGTTCTGTTGCTGAAGGGTATGACTTATTAGAAACACCAATTACAGCAAATGTAAACAACAGAGATAATGACGCAACAGTATCAAACGTATTAACAGATTTAGACAACGAAATTTATTTGTTTGGTTATGCACACGCTGGACAAAATTATACAAGTGCAGATATTGATGCATTTTCAGGTACTGGTTCTAACTTAGAAGCAGAATTTAAAGAATTTAGAAACAAATCACTATCACAAGTTAGAATGCTTGATCCGGGTGATTCATCTACACCTGGTGGTTCAGGATTTAGTATTACTACAGGTCAGTCACAAGGTGGAACAGGTTCTACACTTTTATTAAGTGCAACTGATACTGTTGAAGATAGTAGTGGTGTTTATGATGGAAAGCGTATTTTTATTACGCAGGGTAAAGGTAAAGGACAATACGGTTATATCCAATCATACGATCCGTCAAGTAAAGTTGCATATATTCTAAGAGAAAGTGACGACTTACCAGGTTGGGATCATTGGATTCCAGGGACTCCAATTCAAACAAGTCTTGACGATACTGCATTTTATCAAATTGAGCCAAGAGTTGAATTTAGTAAACCTCCGTTTGCAACTGAAAGCATCAATGTTAACACTCCATTAGACTATAAAAAAGTTGTGTTTGGTAATAATAGATACGTTGCTATTGCACAAAGTGAATTTGGTAATTCAGGAACAGATCAGTTTGTTTATTCTACAAACGGTACTAGTTGGACTGCCGGAAATATGGATGGAAGTAATCTTCCACAATCAACCGGTCGTTGGTCTTGGCAAGATTTAGATTACGGTGGCGGTAAGTTTGTTGCTGTTGCTAAAGAAGGTATTGTTGCGGTATCAAGCGACGGCGAAAACTGGACAATGTACGAGGTCACTAACGATAGTACAGGAGTTCAAACAAGATATATTGCATTTGGTGATAACCCAACAATTGAGCAGACATTTAAAGTCACAGTTTCTGTACCTGGAGACAATCCACTTTATCACTTTGATGGCGCAGTAAATACTGCTCCAGATATTTCTGTTGTTGAAGGAAATACTTATACGTTTAATCAAAACGATGGCTCAAATAACAACTGCCCAATTTATTTTAGTTCAACTCCGGAAGGTATTAATGGCGGCGGCGACGAATATACAGAAGGCGTAAAATATTATCTTAATAATAAACAAGTTGCAGATTTAGCGGCTTATGTATCAGGATTTAATGCGGCGCAAACAAGAAAAGTAGTATGGACAGTACCCAACTCGTTAGTTGGTGTTCCTATGTATTATGTAAACTATAATAGTACAGGATCAGGTGTACAACCAGATAGTTCGTATGCACTTGTAAGAGTTGATGGGCGTTCAGAATGGTTAGTGACATCAAACGGCTCGCCTGAATATTTCCAAAGTTTAGATTATGGCAATACATGGACAGCAGGACAATTACCGTCAGCAGAAAGTTTTGACGGCGGCGTTAGAGGAATGGCATACGGATCCGGCAAGTTTGTTGCAGTAGCGGGTGACTGGGATTCTTCTAAAATGAGAATTTATACAAAAACACCTGGTAATACTGAATGGGCTGAAAACTTTGTTAGCATGGGAGATATGTCAAATGTTGAAAGCATGGTTTATGGTAATAACATTTTCCTTGCAACAGAAACAAATAGCGACGATGTATGGATTAATCCAACAGGCGGCCATGGTGCGTGGTATAGACAAGAAAATGTTTTACCATCAACAGGCAACTGGTTCTTAGGATACGGCCAAGGTGTATATGTAGCATTTAAACCTAATACGGACGAATTTGCAATTTCAGAAAATGGAATTTTTTGGGAAGCAAAAACTCTTCCAACTACTGCTAATTGGACCACTTGTGGAATTGGTACTCCTGGAAACTCATGTAAATTTGTATTAATGGGAAGTGGTAGTCCTCTACAAGGTTCAGGCGAACAAAATGCTGTTGTAATTCAAGCAGGTAGAAAACCATTTGCTAGAATGTTTGTTAAAAATACAAGAGCAGGCGAGTTTTGGATTTATGATCCAGGTTCAAACTACGAAAGCGATTTATTGAATGTTAATAATACGTTTGCTGTCACATTTGGTAGAAATGCGGCAGATACAGCAGATGTTTATTTTATCGACGGAAGCGAAAACCCAACATTAACATTTACTGAAGGTAGAAGATATACTTTTGATTTAAGTGATGAATCACTTAAAAACTATGGTGGTGCAGTTGTTGACGGTGTAGTTGAAGATAACATTCATCCATTGAATATCTATCAAGATGCGGCTAAAACTATTGTTTGGTCCGATAATGTTGTATATCGTTTTGGAACAACAGTTGTAAGCAGAGACGTGTTCCTTAGAGATTTTGCAGATTATGCAAATCGTACAGTTGAAATTGAAATTCAATATGATGCACCAAGTGGTCTGTATTATGGTAGCACAGAAGATGCTGGCGCAACAGCAATTACAATTGAAGAAACAGATGCTATGAGTATGACAGTTAGTGATCCTTTAGCAACTGTTGATCCTTATGTTAAATTAAGAATTGCAAATGGTGTATTACCTCAACCTTCATTTAGAAATAGAGGTACTAAATTTAGAAGTGCAACAGCAAGTGTCACAGGCGACGGATATGCTGATGTATATCAAACAGGAAACAAAATTAAGGTCACTGATTTAACTAGAGAACCAGGTCCGGGTGCTAACTTATCAATTACAGGTATTGACGGAAAAACATATTTGGTCACAAAAGTCACTGATATTACAGGATCTGAACCAACGTTGTCAGCAACAATACAGATTAGTCCAACATTAGGAGTTGACGAGTCACCAGATCATAACACAGCACTAGTAATGCGTGAACAATACAGTCAGGTTCGTTTAACATTCCATGACTTCCTAGATATTGGTACTGGTAATAAAAATTCAACTAGATATCCTGTAAGATACTTACAAGGATTTACTGAAGCAGACGAAGATGCTGTAAAACAACAAAACGAAACAGACTTTAGTGATGGTGGTAGAGTGTTTTACTCGTCCACTGACCAAGATGGAAACTTTAGAGTAGGTGAACTATTTGAAGTTGAGCAGGCATCGGGTATTATTACTATTAATGCTGATCAGTTTGATTTATCAGGATTAACAGAATTATCATTAGGTGGTGTGACACTTGGTGGTACGGGTGCAGTAATTAAAGAGTTCTCAATTGATCCGCTGTTTGTAGCAAACAGTGATAACGTAGTACCAACACAAAAAGCAATAGCGGCATACGTTAAATCACGTATTACAGGTGGTGGTTCTAGTGTTAATGTTAACAAAGTCACTGCTGGTGTTATTACATCAGGTGATAGTGGTCAAGAAATAGATACTACCGACGGTAGTGTTATACAAGCAAAAGCAAAAATATCGTTTGAAGGCGGTGTAGGCGGTGATATGGCGGCTAGAGCGTTCTTTGCATTTGGTACTGACATTGCTATTTCAGATGATTTTGGAGGACAAGATGAGTCCGGAGGGAATACGAATGATAACTACGGAGCATAATATAATAAATAACTACGATATCGGAGCAAAACATGGCTGAATTTCTATTAGGAAGAATTAAATTTGTATGGAAAGGCGACTGGACAACCAGTACAGCATACGTTAAAGACGATGTTGTAAGGTACGGTGGTAAAGTATATATTTGTACTGAAGCACATACCGCAGACGCTGACTTTTATGTAGATAGTGCAAACTGGAATACGTTTGCTGATGGTTCTGCATGGAAGGAAGACTGGGCAACTAGCACTTATTATAAAACAGGTGATGTTGTAAAATATGGTGGTTATCTATATATTGCAAATAATGGCCACACTTCAGCCGATACAACAACAAAAGGTTTAGAGTTTAACCAAGGCGACTGGGACACATACGCAGAATTTTTTAATTATACCGGCGCTTGGGCAACTAGCACAAGATATAAAGTTAATGATATTGCCAAGTATGGCGGAACAGTTTATGTTTGTATTGATGATCATACATCAAGTGCAACAGCATCTTCAGACAGTGATGGTTTAGAAAACGACAACGATGGTAAAGCATTAACAATTGATTCGATATCAGCGGCAAACGTTTCTAGAAGTCAGGGAACATATACAGGAATTACACCAACAGACGGTTCTGGATCAGGATTAGTTTTAGATGCCACAGTTGATAACATTGGTGGTGTTGCGATTACATTAACAAGCAATGGTACAGGATATGCAGTTGGCGATGTATTAACAATTACTGATGCACAACTTGGTGGTGGTGGCGCTCCTAATGTGACATTTAGAATTGCTTCAGTTGCAGACAGATGGAATATTTTTACAGAAGGTTTTGAATGGAAAAACAACTGGGCAATTTCAACTAGGTACAAACTAAATGACCTTGTTAAGTATGGTGGTCAAATTTATGTTTGTATTCAAGGCCACCAGTCTGCAACAGATTTAGCAGATGGATTAGAAGTAGATCAAGCAAAATGGCAACACTTTCATAAAGGTATTGAATACAGAGAAACTTGGTCAACAGGTACACGTTATAGAATTAATGACATTGTAAAATATGGCGCAAACATTTGGATTTGTACAGCGGCTCATACAGCAACTAATAGTTTTGCAACAGATGAAGGCAATTGGTCAATTTTTGTTCCAGGATTAGAATACGAAGATTCGTGGAGCAATGGTGAAGTTTATCAACCAGGAGACATTGTCACATACGGCGGTTATTCTTATATTGCAAATACTAACAACACTGGTAAGCCACCGTATGCAAACGCAAACGATTGGAAGTTATACCTAAAAGGTTATAACTTTAGAGGCGACTATGGTGACGACTCTTCATTACAAGATTATCTAGTAGGAGATGTAGTAAGACTAGGTGGATACACTTATATGTGTATTCAAGACCATCAAGGTGTTGCAAAAAATCCTGCAAGTGAAACAACTTTTTGGACAAAATTAAACGAAGGTTTTGCTTGGAAAGGCAACTGGACAAACATTACAGATTATGTATTAGGTGATGTTGTTTACTATGGTGTGAACTCATACGTAGTAATTCAAGCACACCAATCAAACCAAGCAATTGGTCAAAAGCGTCCTGACTTAGATGTTTCAGGTACCTACTACAAATTATTAGCAGGTGGTGCTGAAGGTTCTAACTTAACAACAGACGGTGACCTATTAATTTACAATGGTGCAGGTCCTGCACGTTTACCAATTGGTGAAGAAGGACAAGTATTAACAGTTGACACAACTGGACTACCAGCATGGAAATACTGGGGCAGAACAGACCACGTTTATTATGTTGGTCCTGATGGTGTTGACGGCGCATATCCAAATAGAGGTTCTACACTTGATAGACCTTTTAAATCTGTAAGATTTGCTTGTGAAGCAATTGAAAAAGGTGTACTAAGACCTAATGCAGTACAACTATTAAAAGAGAATAGACAATTTATTCAAAGAGAAATTGTTGAATGGACAGATTATCAAATTGCAAATGACATTGCACCATTTACTAGTGCTTTCTCATATGACAGTGCAAAATGTTATAGAGACATGGGCATTATTATTGATGCTGTTATTTGGGATTTATCACATGGTGGCAATACAGAATCAAGAAAAGCCGCATATGCTTACTTTACAAAAGCAGGCGGAAGTTATATTAACGGTCAAGAATCAGAAACAGTTGCTTCTATTAACTACGGTATTGAAGTAATTGATGCTGTTATTAGCAGTCTTGATCCGGCATCAAACTACCAAACATTAAACAGTTATACACCGGCAATTACACAAAGAAAAGATACTGCTCTTGTTGAAGAATCTGAAGCACAGAGCGTTATTGAAAGTTTAGTTGCAATTATTACTGATGCTATTACAGCAGGTAGTGCATCAGGTATTCCAACAGAAGAACAAGTACAAAAAACTGTGTTTGTTAAAACAGGAGAATATAAAGAAGTTCTTCCTATTAGAGTTCCTGCAAATACAGCAGTTGTTGGTGACGAATTGCGTTCAACTAGAATTCGACCAAGTGAAGATACTGACTACGTTTCAAGAAGCGATGTTGATTACAGTTTAGCAGGTATCACAAGAGTACAAGGTTTACTAAGCGATATTATTCAAGGTAGTGCTGTCACTAAAACAGGTACTAACACACAATCACAAGTACAAGCACTTCCGTATGGTACTGCAACAGAAGGTACTGCGGCCGTAGCAAAACTACAACACGTACTTGATTATATCACTTACTATGCAGGTAATGATTCGCAAGACTCTACTGCTCCTACATTAACAACAGGACAGTCAACACTAAGCATTAATTCAATTACAAAGGCAGACCCTTGTGTAATCGAAACAACATCAGCACACGGTTTACAAGATAGAACACTAGTAAACATTAAAAATGTAAACGGAATGATAGAACTAAACGACAGAATGTTCTATGTAGATGTACTTACAACTACAACGTTTGCATTATACGAAGATTATAAAATGACTATTGCATTAGATAGTTCGACGTTTGAAGAATACACTTCTAATGGTACTGTTTATTATAACGGTAATGTAAGAAGTACAGATCAAAACGTACATAATGCAGTTAGACAGTTAACGTTAAACAAAGATTTCCTAGCAGAAGAAGCAACTGCTTATATTACAGCAACATATCCTTCATATACTTACAGTGTTGCAAGTTGTAAAGACGATGTTAAAGATTATATCGACGCTGTAATACATGATTTAACATACGGTGGCACATATGCTTCACATTATGCGGCAAGATTCTATGCAAACGCAGTTGAAGGTTCAGTCACAGAAGATATGTTCTACTTAAGAAACGGTTGTGGTTTACGCAACTGTTCATTAAACGGATTAACAGGTGTACTAGGTACTGCTAACTCATATGGTACAAAACGACCAACAGCGGGTGCGTTTGTATCGCTTGATCCAGGCTGGGGTACAGCAGACGATAGAACATGGATTATTTCTAAGTCACCTTATGTACAAAACGTTTCAAACTTTGGTACAGCGTGTGTTGGATTAAAAGTTGACGGCGAACTACACGATAGCGGCAATGACTCAATTGTTGCTAACGACTTTACACAAATTTTAAGTGATGGTATTGGTTGTTGGGTCACTAACCTAGCAAGGGTAGAATTAGTTTCCGTGTTCTCATACTACGGACACATTGGATACCTAGCAGAAAACGGCGGTAAAATCCGTGCTACAAACGGAAACTCATCTTATGGTACATATGGTTGTGTAGCAGAAGGGGTAGACGCAACAGAAACAGTAATTAGTGGTACAGTTAATAATAGATATTCTGAAGCATTAATCGGTGATGTACTAACAGACCAAAATGAAATTTTAACTTTCTTCTATGATAATGCTGGTATTAACTATGAAACATCAACTTACACAGTCACTGGCGACGGTGTTAATGCTAATATCTTAGGTGATGAATATAGAGACCAAGCAGTATTTGATATTAGAATGTTAAACACAGACGTTGACGCAGATGGTGAAGGCGACTTTGGTGGTGCTGATTATGGTTATGCAAATAATACTGCACAAACAGGTGATACTACTAAAATTAGAATTTCAAATACAGACACTGCTAACACAGGTGACTATGATGGAATGAGAATTATTCTTACAAGTGGTTTAGGTGTTGGACAGTATGGATTTATTGGACAGTTTAATGCTGGTAATAAAGATGCAACAGTGTTTAGAGAATCAGACGGACAACCTGGATGGGATCATTTTATTCCAGGAACTGCTATTTCAGAACTACTAGACGGAACAACAAAATATGTTATTGAACCAAGAGTTGAAATTAGCGAACCTCCATTCTCAAGTGCTCAACAAAGTTATGGTGTAAGTCTACAAAGTAAACGTAATAATATGGCATACGGTAATGATAGATTTATTATCGCAGGTTATAACACCAATCAAACAGTTTATTCACAAGATGGTGCTAGTTGGTCAGCAGGGGGAACACTACCTGCTACTGGAAAATGGGTAGGATTAAGTTATGGTGCTGGTGAAGATAGTACAATGACTTGGGTTGTTCTTAAAGAAGATTCAACTGATGCGGCATATTCAACAGATGATGGTGCTAGTTGGTCTAGTGCAACACTACCAGCAACAGCAACATGGTCAGCAAGTATCTATGCAAAAGCAGTATATGTAGCAGTTGCATCAGGTGGAACACAAGCGGCATACTCCGCAGACGGTGTGACATGGACTTCAGCAACATTACCATCAACAGGCAACTGGAAGAAAATTATTTACGGTAGAGACGAATTTATTGTAATTGGTGATGGTGCTACATACTTGCAATCGAGCAATGGTATTGATTGGAACTCAAAAGCATTTCCAGCATTTACTGACACAAACACAAACGTAAAAGATATTGCATATGGTAATGGTCGCTACTTAATGATTGGCGATAAAGGAACACAAGGTTATTATAGTCTTGATGGTTCTAACTGGGTTGAAACAGAAATTGATACTACTGCTGATTCATCAATTGGTGGTGGCGACGGATACTTAGAATACGGACAAGGTGTATTCCTTTGGTTTGCGGCAACAAACGGTCAAATCAAATCAACTTATAACGTAGGTGGCGCAGACGCTTCTAGAACAGAAGGTTCTTACACAATTACTACAAGTGATTGGACATCAGACGGTAGTGGTGCTAACGCAGAATTTACAGTTGATGTAGATGGAACAGGTGCGGCAACTATTACAGTTGACAGACTAGGACAAGGATTTGTTGTTGATGAAACAATTACTATTCTTGATGCACAGTTAGGTGGCGGCGGAGCCGTTGACTTAACATTTGATGTTGAAACAATTATTGATACTTCACAAACATCATTAACAAAAGACGGTATTAGTTGGAAAGGTAAAACAAACGGTAAAACAGATGGTGTATATTCTGCACTAGCATTTGGTAATCCTGGACGTAGACCTACATGGTTTGCACTACAAAGTGGTTCAGGAAACGGTGCATTAGTAAGAGCAGGTGCTCAAGCATTTGTTAGAGCAAGAGTAGCAACTGGTAAAATTCCAGGAATGAGAATTTGGGAACCAGGTTCAGGCTATTCTTCAACACCAAACATTACAATTACTGATCCAAGCAACACAATTGAAGCACCAGTACAAGTTAGAGTTGGAGACGGCGCACTTGCTAATCCAACAATTCTAAACAGAGGTGAAGGGTACGAAACTGCAAGTGCTACTGTTTCAGGTAGCGGTACTATTGACAAGTACCAAAACGGTTCAAACATATTTGTTGAAAATTTAACAGAACCACCAAAAGCAGGTTCAAACGTGACATTTGACAACTTACCAGGCGAATATTACAAACTGGTTGTTGTTAGAGAATTAACCGGACCAAATGCACAAGGACTATATGCGTGTAAATTGCAAGTGTCTCCGGATATTCCTGTAAACACTGCACCACCACACGCTGATCCAGTAGAAATGCGTATTAGATATTCTCAAGTACGTCTAACTGGTCATGACTTCCTAGACATTGGTACAGGAAACTATACACAAACTAATTATCCTGGCATTCCATTACAGAATCCAGTTCCTGCTAATGAAACAGTTGTCGGTGGCGGCGGTAGAGTGTTCTTTACATCTACTGACCAAGACGGAAACTTTAGAGTAGGTGACTTGTTCTCGGTAGAACAGTCAACAGGTGTTGCAACACTAGATGCTGATGCATTTAACGTTGCAGGTCTAAACGAACTTTCATTAGGTTCAGTTGAACTTGGTGGAACAGGCGCTGTTATTACTGAATTTAGTACTGACGGCACATTTGCGGCAGATTCGGACAGTATTGTTCCAACACAAAAAGCAATTAGAACATTTATTAATGCTCAAATTGGTGGCGGTAATTCCGAATTGAACGTAAATATCTTGACAGCAGGTGTTATTGAAATTAAAGAAGATCAAATTGATACCACTACTGGAGTTGAGATTAAAGTCAAAGCCAAAATGAACTTTACAGGCGGCATTGACGGTGATGCAGTAGCATTACAAAGGTTTTTATTAAGTTAAACAAAGGAGAAAAAAACAATGGCAACAGGAAGATTAGGTGCAAACTCGTTAGCGGCAGGTGTTAATACCACTGCTTACACTGTTCCTGCCAGCACATATGCCGTTGTCACGGTATCTTTTTGTAATAGATCTAACACAGCCGCGTCACTAAGACTTGCGGTTGCATCGGCAGATACGCCAACAGATGCTGAGTGGGTAGAATATGACACTGAGATCATGGCAAAAGGAGTTCTAGAAAGAACAGGTTTAGTGCTAGATGCAGGTAAGAAGATCGTAGCATACTCAAGTGCGGATGCGACATCCGTAGTAGTGATGGGTATTGAAACTGCGGCGTAATGGCTAAATACAATTAGAAAAAGGAAACTACAATGGGAAGATACATTACAACTACTGGTACAAGCGGTGCAGTAATTGTTGAAGCAAGCGGAGCGTTAACTGCAAGAGTTAATGACCGTATTTTAGCAGATACAAGCGGTGCGGCATTTACCATTACTTTACCGGCTAACGCAAGTTTAGTTAAAGGTGATACTATTCAAATAGTTGATGTCACTGGTTCATTTGGTACAAACAACTGTACAATCGCTCGTAATGGTTCAAAAATTCAAAACTTAACAGAAGATTTGACTTTGAACATTAACAACGCTGTTGTGACAATTATGTACTCTGGTGCAAACTATGGTTGGGTATTGTTATCATCATAATACTTAGACTTGTGATTAACGTATAGGGGATTTAAATGGCAAACTTAAAAAGTTTACTAGACAAAGCATTAAAAGAGGATTTCGATACTGATAATCCGTCGATGCCTAAGTGGAAATACGACGATTGTACTGTTGCATTTGCTACAACTTGTGGAATCACTCATGCTAGAGATGAATGTAAACACGAGTTTTGCTGGACACCTGAACCTGACATTCGTTTTTTAAGAATTGAAATGTGGGGCGGCGGCGGAGGCGGTGCTGGCGTCTGTTGCTGTATGTGGGGCTTTGGTGCTGGATCAGGTGCTTATGCTAGATTAGATTGTATTAATGTACAGAGTTGTAAGACAGAATATAGAATTTGTATTGCTCCACCGGCTTGTTGTTCACCAAATAGAGACTGTGGATACAGAGGTTGTAAAACCTACATTAATAATGGATACATGACAAGAAACGATCAACTTACAGCAGTGACTAACTTCTGTGCAGAAGGCGGACAACCAGGCGATTCTAAATGCTTTATGTTTGAATGTTTAGATAGCCAATGTTCTTGCGGTACAAGCGGTTGTGGTACATTTATGGATCCAAGATATGAAAATTGTTGTGCTTGTTGGTTCGACGCTGACTTCGGCTTCCCAGGAAGATTAGGCGGAATACAAACACATCAAAAAGATAGCAACGCTTGTTGGTATAAGCACTTAAACATTCTACCAGGAATGCTTGACCAGTGCGGATATAGATATGACTTTATTAGATTCTGTGCATATAACCACCATGGTTCATTTGCAGGTTGTGCAACAGGACGAGGATTAATGGGTGCTGGTGATGATCACCACGCGGCACCAGGTAAAGGTGGTTCTTCAGGATCTGCACAAGGTGGCAACTGTTATTGCGGTGGCCCAGGCGGACCAGGCTTTGTAAGGATTAACTTAACGTAAGGAAGGAATGGAATGGCAACTTTAAGATCATTAATTGGCTCAGTATCCGTAGAAGATTTAAAGCCGATGGAAAAACAATGTACAATGACATTCAGACCTTTCTGTACTTGTTATTGTGATTCGTCATACGGTGATACGTGTATGCTTTACTGGTGTGTACCACAAGGCATGACCTGTCTAAAAATGGAAGTATGGGGCGGCGGTGGCTCAGGTGGCGGCTCGTGTGGATGTTCAGGCGGACCTCCAGGCGGTTCAGGTGCATGGGCATATAAATGTTTAAATTCAGGTGACGGAGATTTTAGTCCGGGTGATTGTTATAATCTTTATCCAGGACCTGCTACTTGTTGTGCCCAATGCTGTTGCGGAATTTTAGGATGTAAAGGTTATATCACAGGAAACGGATTAACTAATTTCTGTGCAGACGGCGGTAATGGCGGTCAGTCGTGCTGTTTTGTACACTGGGGTGCATTTAACTGTTTAGGTAATAACTGCGGATACTATTACACAGATAGAATGTGTTGTTTGTGTTGCAGATGTTATTACGGTGCTGACGGTGGATCACCAGGAAGACCAAGTGCTACATGGGCACAATGTACTTGTGGTGCGTGTTGGTGGAAAATTTTATATCATTATCCAGGCGGATTAAACAACATGACAGGCGGATTTACAAGTACACAAAATAACGGTAATGCTTGTAATCAGGAATGGGCAAGATGTAATCCGGTTATTGGACAATGGACAACTGGTAGAACATCTGGTTGGACTCCAGGATTAGGTGGACCAACTGCTACTGCTTGTGGTGACGGATGCTGTTATGGCTTCCCTGGTACTGCAGGTATGGTAAGAATAACTTATAATGATTGTACAACATAAGGGGTAAATATTAACATGGCAACACTAAGTTCATATGTAAGCGAATTAAAGTTAAATCAAGGACAGTCAGTCACAGATTTGCCTAATGGATGTACATTTATATACAAAAGACACTGCTTTAACGGCGACAATGCACACGATAACTATCAGTTTGATTGTTGTTTTGCATTTATTGTTCCTGCAGATGCAGTAAGAGCAACATTTGAAACCTTCGGAGGCGGAGGCGGAGGTGGTGTATCTTGTTGTTGTATGAATGGTGCACCAGGTGGTGGCGGTGCTTATGCACGTAAAACTATTTCAGTATCACAGGGATGGTGTTATGATTTATGTTTAGGACAACAAAGTTGTTGTCACAACGGTAGAAATGGATTTAGAGGATGCCGTTCAAGAATTAGTGGTTGTAATGTTAATATGTGTGCAGGTGGTGGTAAACCAGGCTGTTCATTCTGTTTCCCAGGTTGCGGATGTTATGTGACAGGTTATTGCTGTTGCCGTGCTTGGAACTGTAATTGTTGTATTAACGATAACCCTGCTGAAGCAAGTGGTGGTGACTTTATGGTATGTGGTGTACGTGGATGGATGCAACACAGAGCCTGTGGCGGACATTGCTGTCACAAGATTCACTTCCCATATCCAGGCGGATTATTTAACAAGTGCGGTGGTACAGTTGGTGTACAAGGCGGCGATAGAGGCTTTAGTACATTTGTTAACTGTGCGGCGGCAGACTATACAGGTTTTGCTAGACTACACTCACAGTATGTTCCAGGACAAGGTGGAGCAACTTACGTAAGATGGTCAGGCGGATGTCACTGTGGTTCATATGGAACTCCAGGAATGATTAGAATTACATGGTATACATCATAATTAAAGATATAGGATAGAAAATGGCAGTTAAAGAAATTACATTTACATTTGAATATGATATTCCAGACAAGTATTTGTATCAAACAAACGAGTTGGGTTTGACTACTACTTTTACCTATACTGGTCCGGCAAAGTTATGGATTGTTTGCAATTCAGAAACAAATAGAGTTATGCCAGAAAATGGCTGGATTGCAGATGACGGTGATCCAAACACACAAGAACAACAAGAATTACAAGCCGGAGCCGGCGCTTATGCAGTATTAGTAGATGCAAAAACAGATCCTGTACTTGCTTCTGCATTTAGTATGAACATTGATCAAGCAGATTATCCTCAAGTAGAATTTACTAGAGAACAACAAGATGCTAGTGATACAACAGTATACTATTCAAGAGCGGCTAATCCTACTCCAGATCATACATACGAAATTGGAGAAATTACTTATGATCCAATTAATAAAGTATTCAATAAACCATATCCGTGGAAAAAACCGCACATGACATGGGATGAATTATGGAGCGGTAAAGATGCAATTATTGCTTCAGCACAATCAAGTATTACTGATTTAACACGTGATAATGCTGATGGTGAATTTGACGATGTTATTGCTGATTTAAATGACTACATTGATGAGTTAAATGGACTTGAAGAAAAATTTCCATCAACACATTGGGATCCATGGATGGTTCCATTTCCAGATGATCCAAGAGTTGATACAACAGAAAACAGTGTTGTACCTGAGGAGGATAGATAATGAGCGAACATCCATCATGGCTACCTAAAGTAAAAGTTGAATTTACATATGATGTTCCTGATAAGTTTGGATATCAAACTAATGACTTAGGTAAGACTGGAACATTTACATACGAAGGCCCTGAAAAAATTTGGGTATTTATTAACAAAGAAACATCATTGCTTGAAGTGGGCATGGATGCTTTTGCATATGATCCTGAGAACAAAAGTCAAGAAGAAGAAATTGAACGTTGGGCAGGACAAGGACACGATGCTATTTTAGTTGACGCTACTAAAGAACCTTTGTTGGCAACATTATGTTGGATGGACATGGGGGATGAAGCAAATTATCCTTGTAAAACATGGAAAATTGATGGCGATGATACTGTATACTATTGGAAATCAGAACCTCTTATTCCAAATGAAGCATATGCTCAAGATGAAATCAAATACGATTTTGATAAAAAAGAATTTGTTAAACCATTTCCGTGGGAAAAACCTTCAATGAACGAAGAATTATTCTTACAAACCCGCGATAATCTAGTTTGGCATTGTGAACAAGAATTAATTAATGATGAAAGCCTGTCAGATCCTGCTAATGCAGAACACAGACAAAAGGTAGTTGATCACATTGCAGAACTTAAGAATCTACGCAACAAGTTTCCTGTAGATGAATGGGATCCATGGATGGTGCCTTTTCCAGATAACCCAAGAGGTGATATCCTAGAAGGTAATCCTTTTGAGCGTGACGAAGCAAACGATCCAGAACGTAAGTTTTAACTAACCACTTTCTAATCCACTAAAAAATATGCCCGGTAAATATTCGTACGAATAGTAATTTACAAGGGGCTTAAATGACGACTAGATCAACAGCATTTTTTATTAACGGTGGCGCTGGCCGTGTAATTGCTTCTATTCCAGCATTGGAAAAATTTAGAGAAGCAAATCCAGACGATGATTTTATTATCGTTTGTGAGGGTGGTACTGAATTTTACAAAGGACACCCGGACTTAGACAAACGTGCATACGATTTGTGGCACAAACACTTATTCAATGACAAGATCAAAGATAGAAATTGTGTAAGTCCAGAACCATACAGAAATTGGTATTATTATAATCAAAAGGCAAGTTTAGGACAAGCCTTTGATATGATTATTAATAATCTTGATGAACCAAGAGAACTATCAATACCTACAATTAAGTTAAATCGAGAAGAAGTTCTTAATGGTGAAATTACACTTAATGAAGTAAGACAAATTACAGGAAAAGAAAAAGTAATTATTATTCAACCATTTGGTAGAGGTGTTAGTTATAGAGATGGTGTGTTTAATGATAGCACATCAAGAAGTATTGAATATGAAGATCTAGTCAATCTAATTAAAAAATTACAGAAAAAGAATCACGCAGTGATGGTTATGGCCGAAATGCCTATTGATTTTAGTGTTGCGAAAATCGAAGTCCCGGTTCCAATTCCGCAAGGAATTACACTAAGACAATGGGCAGGTCTAATCAAAGGCTGTGATTATTTTATTGGTTGTGATAGTGTTGGACAACATATTGCCCATGCTACTGATACACCAGCAACAGTAATTACAGGAAGTACATATCCTATTAACATTTCACACGTTAACCATAAAAAGTTTGATATTATTGATCTAGGTGAAAAAGAAAGAGAATATGCTCCTATTAGAATTACACCTGACGAAATGTGCGACAGAATCAATGACGGTATTATGAAGATGTCTGAAGCACGAGTTGAAGAAGTTGTTAAGAGTGTACAAAATGGACTTAAAAAATATCCAGCAAAACAAACAGAAATTAAAATGAAAGCACAGTTGCAAGGTGAAGGCCAGCAACAGCAAGGTGAAGTTTGTCCTGTGCATGGCGTAGTACACGAACACGGACATCAACATCATATGCCACAGCAAGGTATGCCAATGATGGCTCCTCCGCAGGCTATGAATGAAGCAATGGCGGCATCAACTGCAATGAGTTCACAGTTTGGTGTTGTACCACCTAAATTTAATCCAAGTGCTACCAAGGAGAAATAATGAGTAAGAAACCAGTATGGATTGCAGGTATTGCCAGAGGTCATAATTCTGGTGTATGCTTGTTAAAAGACGGAGAAGTAGTTTTTTCTGTAGAAGAAGAAAGACTTTCTAGACAAAAGTATGACGGCGGCCCTTTTGCCTCAATGATTAAAATTAAAGAGTATACAGATAAAATTGACTATCTTGTAGTTGCTCATACGCAAAATCTAAAAGAAACAGCACCTAAAGTTGATTATACAGGTGACGATGTTTATACAGGTCTTGCAAGAAAAATTGGTTTAATCAATAGAAAAGATAACCCATATGAGCATAGTCAAGTTATTGACATGAGTTTTGTTCACCACAAACTACACGCGGCACTGGCGTTTTATCGTTCAGGTTTTGAAAAAGCAACAGCAGTCGTAGTTGACGGTGCTGGCACTTTCATTCCATTAAACTTTAATGGCGAAATGATTATGGGTTGGGAAACTGAAAGTATTTTTACTTGTGACTACCCAGGAAACTTTAAAACTATTTGGAAACATATTGGTGTACAACAACCTAGTGTACACTTAGTAAATCCAAACTTTGATAGTTCAATGTACAACGAAGATGGTACACATACTTGTGTAATTACTGACGGAGCAGGTATTACTAAATCTTATGAAGCAGTCACAGAATATTGCGGATTTAGTTCTATTGAAGCAGGTAAGACTATGGGACTATTTCCATATGGTAAAGAGAATGATAAAATTCCACCATTGTTTAGTAATGAAGGTAAACATCCAACTGTTAATAGACAGTTGATTATTCCTAACTATCCAAATGGCGCAATGGTTAATAGACTTGCATACGATTTCTTAGAAGAAGATATTGATATGCAAAAATCACAATCTAATATGGCAGATAGAACATATTTAACAAACCGTAGAGATATGGCTTATGCTGTGCAAACACAAACACAAGATCAAGTTGTTAATCTAATTAGACGTGCTGTTGAAATGACAGGTGAAAAGAATATTGTTATTTCAGGAGGTTATGCACTCAATTGTGTTGCAAACTATCACTACTTAGATGCATTAAAAGATGAAGGAATTAACATTTATGTTGAGCCTGTTTCAAACGATGCAGGTACTGCAATGGGTGCGGCAATGTTTATTCATAGAAGTATTACACAGGACAATACAGTTTCTCCTATTACACACAAACTTTATCTTGGTCCTAAATACGAATACACCAATGAAGATATTTCTAAACTTGCAGAAGAATATGAAGCAGAAGTTAGTGATGCTACACACGAAACAGTAATTGATTTAATTACAGATAAAAATATTGTTTCAATGTTCCAAGGACGTTCAGAAAATGGTCCTAGAGCATTAGGTAATAGAAGTATTCTTTATGATCCACGCGATCCTGAAGGTAAAGATCACGTTAATCAAGTAAAACGCAGAGAATATTTCCGTCCATTTGCTGGTACAATTCTTGAAGAAGATGTACACGAATGGTTTGATTTACGTGGCATGGAGAGTTCGCCTAGTATGATGTATGCTGTAAATTGCCAAGAAGGAGTTGAACAAAAAATTCCGGCAATTATTCACGTAGATGGTACTTGCCGTATTCAAAGTGTTAACAGAGATCAAAACGAACACTACTATGATTTAATTAAAACATTTAAAGATAAAACTGGAGTTCCAATTATTTTTAATACTAGTTTTAATCTAGGTGGTGAACCATTAGTAGAAACCCTAGAAGATGCTTTTTGGACACTACAACAAAGCGATATTGAATACTTGTATCTTCCAGAGCATGGTAAGTTGATTACGTTAAAGAATCAATAAATACTAACATGGAATGGTTAAAGTATTTTTTCAGTAAAGGTGCAAAAAACACACTTGCTCTCAAAAACGGCACTAATTTTTCATATGTAGGCCCGTGGCAAAAACTTGCGGGTCTGCCTATTGAAACACGATTAGATAGGTGGCATTTAGGAGAGTTTTGTGCTGTTGAATATTCAATTGTTGCTGACTATGACACATTTAATAGAGAAATTATAAAATGTATAGTCACAGCAGGTAAAAATACAGCAGATTTAACCGTATACGGACGTAGTAATCTAGGACAGCATATTTTGGAAGTAAAAGCAACAGTCAATAACTCTTATGTAGACTTAATTGTCACTCCACAAGAAGAAGATAGCACAGATATGGCTGGTGCAAAAGTGCTATTTCAAGCAACATACTTTAAAACCATTAATCCTCCTGTATAACAGTTTACTACAATTTGGTAAATATGTGTATAGGAGATTTTAAATGGCAGTCACACTAAATCCATTTTTCAGTAAATATGGCTTCAAAGGACCGGGATTTACGGTTGATGCTGACGGTAATGTATCTGTAAAAAGTTTATCAAGTGAAACACCAATTGAAGATATTATTCAACAGGTTTCTGATACACTCACAACAGTTGAAATTGCAATAGGTGAATCAAATGGAAACTTTACTGTTGATGGAACAGACGGAAATCCAGATATTACATTAACAAAAGGCCGAACTTATCGTTTTAATTTAGATCTAACATCTATTAGTTTTAATATTAGAGACGAAAACGATAACTTAGTCACAGCAGATATTCAACACGTTAAAGACGGTACTGTTTCTACAGGTAATTTAGCACATAATAAACAAGATGGATATGTTGAATGGGTAGTTCCTGCAACTGCAAGTGGATATTATTATGCTGATGTAGCAAATGCTATTCGAGGCGATTTTGTTTTTGTAGATCCAGAAATTACAGGTATTGGTAGTTTTACTAGTTTATTAGTCACTGGAACTAGTGAATTTAGAGATGACCTTGCTGTTAATGCAAATATTTCTCAAAGTGGACAATTAACACTAACAAATACTACACAGTCAACAAGTCCTACTACTGGATCATTAATTACTGCTGGCGGCGTAGGTATTGCAAAAGACTTATTTGTTGGCGGAAATGTTATTGCAAAAAGTTTTAAAATTGATTCAGCGGGTGAGCCAACATTAGAATCTCAGTCTAATTTAGAATTTAAAGCAGGTAATGCTGTTGTGTTTACTGTTAACGATATTGAACAAGGAAGAATTACTTCCTCTGGTAGCAATTTACCAGTTGTGAATACATCAATTGAAAATACTAGAATAGGAGCGGGTAAACCTTCTACAGGAAAATTTACAGAATTATTAATGTCAGAGAATATTACAAGATCAAGTGATCCACAATCAGTGACAACTAGAGAATATGTTGACTCTGCTGACATTGTTTATTCGATAGTGTTTGGGGCATAGTATGGAAAGAGAATATATTGTAGGTCTTAATAGAGGCGTAGACTTTGTACAGTTTAACGCTGAAATGATTAGAATAACAGGCTCAGGAGCCATTCCTAATAGAGCAGTATCTGTTGCAAACCCTAGACCTGCTTCACAAAGACTAACTCATTATATGCTTACAGACAGCGAAGCAGAAACACTTCGTTCTGATAATAGAGTCTACTGTGTTGAACTTCCAGCAGATCAACGAGATGATATTGAAATTGGTTTATCAGTAGAACAAACAGGAAACTTTACAAAAACAACCGAATCTGCAGGCGATTTTCAAAATTGGGGATTGCCAAGAGTTAATGCTACAACTAATCCTTATGATGGTTCAGATGTATCTGGAGGATACACATATCATTTAGACGGAACAGGAGTAGATGTTGTAATTCAAGATAGCGGAATAGAAGTAGATCACCCTGAATGGGAAGATGCACAAGGTAATACTCGTTTACAACAAATTGATTGGTATGATGCTAGTGGTCTAACTGGAACACAGAGTGCTAATCATTATAGAGATTATGACGGCCACGGAACACACGTTGCTGGCACAGTAGCAGGTAAAAATTATGGTTGGGCAAAAAATGCTAGAATATACAGTGTAAAACTTGGTGGTTTAGAAGGAAGTGGAGATAGCGGAACAGGAATTCCAACAGCAGATGCGTTTGATGTTATTAAAGAATGGCACAGAAGAAAACAAAGTAAATTTACACCAACAGCGGCAACATATACTCCAAGCACCGGAGTAATGAGTTTAACTTTAGGAACACACCCGTTTGTTGTAGGTGACAAAATAAGAATTGTAGCAGGAAGTTTAAGATTTACGTGTGCAAAAGACAACGATGCGTCAGTACATGATTATCCAAGGGGTGTTGGTGTTCCTAATAGTACTGGAACCGATCCGTACTATGATAAGGAAGTTGCAATCACCGGAACTACGTCAACAACTATTACTGTTAATATCGGAATTTCTTCAGACACAACAACTCACAAATTTGTAAGTGCGTTGCCTGGAGCAATTTATTCAACAACTAAAAAGTTTAGACCAACAGTTGTTAATATGAGTTGGGGATATGGAACTTATTTTTCAAATATCAATGGTGGTACTTATAGAGGTACACCATGGTCAGGAACAAGTAGAGAAACACAATATGGCATGGTTGGAGCCTATTACGGCCTAGCAGGTTATAGATATGGTACAAGAGTAAGTTCAGTTGATATAGAAATACAAGAAATGATTGATGAAGGAATTAATATTTGTGTTGCGGCAGGAAACTCATACCAAAAAATTGATGTTCCTGGAGGAGATGATTATGACAACTATTATAATTCAACATTTTATGGTGCTAGGTATTATCATAGAGGTGCTTCTCCATACGACGACGAAGCAATTATTGTAGGAAATATTGACTCTCAAATTGCTGGCTCTGATGAAGAGCAGAAAAATGTAAGTTCAGAATGCGGCCCTGGCGTAGATGTTTGGGCACCTGGAACTGACATTATGAGTGCTTGTAGTAATACAAACAGATTCAACGGTCAAGATTATTATTTGAATAGCGAGTTTAAACAAGTAAATATTTCAGGAACTAGCATGGCCAGTCCACAAGTTGCTGGAATGTGTGCATTATATTTGCAAGTTAATCCAGAAGCAACACCGGCAGAAGTAAAGGCCTGGATTACTGGAAATGCAAAAACAAATCTTATATATAATCCAGGAGATGATGCTTCATATACAAATAACAGGTCTCTTTTAGGTGGCAATAACAGATTTTTGTTTAATAAATTTAATTCAAGATATGGAACAACACTGTCGGGCAAATCCGATTAATTCTTAAAGATGGAAAATAAAGGTAAATAGTATAAGATAATAGGAAAAACACATGGCAAGAACCCGAATTACAGAATATAAATTTACACCAGGTATATCCTTTGCAGGGAACAAATATCCAAATGCTTGGACATTATTTGATGCTAACATTGCTTTTATGAAAGCAGAAGTCAAAGCCTTTATTTCCGCAAAAGTTGCAGAGGGATTGGGTGATTGGAATGGATATACTTACGATTCAGCCAAGTGTGATAGAGACGTTGGATACGTAATCAATGCATATCAAAACGATTTACGTTATGGCGGTAATGAAGAAACTGTATATGTTGCTAATAGATATTGGGACGGCGACACTCCTCAAGTAGACGGTTCTAGAACTCCAGAAATTGAAACACATACGTTTTTAAAAGGATTAATTCAAAGTAATATTCTTACAAAAACTGTTCAAAGCAGTCCGTATCAATCAGCAGTTCCACAAGTCACAACAGGTGAAACTGGCGAAGCAGATGCTTCAACTGCTGTTGGAGTCCTTGCTGATATTATCATCAATGTTATTACTAGTGGCCTAGGGCAACTGCCAGACACAGAGTATAACGGATATACAAGAATTAAGATACTTGGAAAAGTTAATTTAGAAGATATTCTATTAATTTCAAACGTCACAAGGGGTAAAGTATTATATAACTTTACTGATACCAACCTATTAGCCGAAACAAAATTTAAAAAGTTTGATAATGGAGAAAGAGATTTTTCTCAGTTAGACTTTGAACACGATGATGATTATTATGACTATACACAAACTTCAGATTACTTAACAACAATCCAACTATATGCAGATACAACAGGAAATGCATCAACTGATAACATTCAAATTTTTGTAGATAAACAAGAAACAATTACAAGACCATTTGATTTTGGTACTGATGCTATTGAACGTAATCGTGTTGCTAATCCATTATCAATGCTTGACGCTGACTTTGAGTATGGCCTACAGCCTACTAAATGGCAAGCGATTGGAATGCTAAGAGGTTATCCTTCAATTTATGAAGTTCCAGGAACTGATGCTACTGTTGCAAACGTGACTTCAGACGTATCGTCAGGTACAGGCGGAATTGGTCAATCAAAAATTACAGTCACAACACTAGGTAATCATGGATTTAGTATTGGACAACCAATTACTATTAAAGGTTTAGAACCAAGTGTAAAAGGTTTTAACAGAGCAGAAGGTTCGTTTATTATTACAGGCGTACCATCTGATAGTACATTTGAATATTATGCAAAAGCAAAAGTTGGTGTCACTGATCCAGAAACACTGTATACTCCGTACATTCAACTAAGACAAGGCGGATTTTATACAGGATCAAATATTTCTGATTCACCTTCGTTTACAGTCACATCAAACGGTAGCCAAGGAACATTTACTCTAGCACTAGCAACACCAACTAGTTCTAGTAGATTGCCATTTTATGGTAGTGTTCCAGAACTAGGTGCTCCTCTAGATGATGTTGGCTCAGCATTTATTCCAACAGGAACGCAAGTCACAGGTGTTATTGGTGATGGTGGTAATCCTGAACTTACACTTACGATTGCAGAAGATGCTCCGCAAGGAAGCCAAACAATTACGGTTTCTGATGCTACTGGTCTTTTACAAAATATGGCCATAGACGATGACAGCCAAGCAAACTTTATTAATAGTATTGCAGGAACACAAGTTAACCTTGCAAACGGAACACGAAAAACCTATGCTGGTGATAATATTGATTATACTGGAGTTGAAGGTTTTAATGTTAGTCCACAAGGTCTTGGAGCAACATTTGATGTCACATTAACTAATGGAACTTATAATGTCGTAGGAAATCAACCTGGTAGTGGTTATGAAATTGGTGACTATATTATAATTGACGGAAGTAGTGTTGGCGGCCAGTCAGGAACACATGATATTGAAATTAGAGTCACTGACTCAGATACTCCAGGCGCTGTTATTAACTTTGTTGCTAGTGGAACAGGTTTTGACGGTGTTGCTACATATAATAACTTAGGCGGTACAACACAAGGTGGTAATGGTACTAACGCACAGTTTAATATTACAAAAACTAGTGGATCTTACAGTGTTGAAATTTTTAGTCCAAATGCTTCTACTGATTTTATTGTAAACGATAGAATCAATGTAAGAGGTAGTGTACTTGGCGGCCTCGATGGAACACATGACTGTTTAATTACTGTGACTAGTGTTGACAGTTTTGGTAATATTTTAACAGTTAGTGTTAGTGGTACTGCAACTGATGCAAACGTAAATTATACAGGTTTAAGTTATACAACAGGAGGTTCTGGAACACTTGCTGGTATTGATGTACAAAAAGATGCAACAACATACATTGTCACTTTACAAGATGGTGGTTCAAACTTTGCTGTTAGTGATACACTAGTTATTTCAGGTGACCAATTAGGTGGTACAAGTCCTACAAATGATTTAACATTAACAGTTGACAGTGTTGATGTTAATGGAACAATTCAAACATTTTCACAAAGTGGTACAGGTTTAAACAGTCAAACATATGAAAGTGTTGATAATAATAACTACGAACTGTTAGTTGGTAGCGGTGCTCTATTTAATATTTCAACAAGCGGCGGAAATTACAGTGCAACAGTAGTTGACGCTGGCCAAGATTACGCAGTTAATGACGAAATTGTAATTCAAGGTAGTGATCTTGGAGGTACAAACGGCGTTAACGATGCAACATTAACAGTCACTGGAAGTGTTGACAGTATTGGTGGCGTTATTAACGTAAGTGCAAGTGGTAGTGCTGTAAGTGGTAATGGATCATTTACAAGCGTAGAAGGATTTAACGATGCTCCGGCAGGAAATGGTGCAAGTTTTGACATTAATAGAAACAACGGTGTTTATACTATTAGTGCTATTAACACACCTGGTAGTGGTTATAAGATTGGAAATAGAATTACTATTGCAGGCAATAATTTAGGTGGAGAGTCTCCTGCAAATGATTTAATAGTGTCTGCTGATACAGTTGACGGTACTGGTGGTTTTACAACAGCAAGTGGAACAGGTTCCGCAAAAGCAGGTGATACAATAAGTGTTTATAGTACAATTTCGATGTCTGAATCAACAACAGGTGCTCTAGCACAAGGAAGTGATGTTGATTTTGATGCTCTAGCAACAATTAGTGTTGCGTTTGGTAGTCCTCATGGTCTACTACCAGGTTCAACATTTATTGTTAGTGTTGAATCAGGAGATGATTTAACTGATGGAACAGGAAACAATCACTACCTAGCGGCAGGATCATTTATTGCAACGGCAGTAAGTGCTTTAGATCAAATTTCGTATCAAGCACTGTCGGTTGGTGCTATCGATACTGGAACAAATAATGACAACCCAATTCGAGGAACAGTTTATCCTAGACCGGATGCATTCTTTGTACATAGACCATTTGACGGTGGTGTACAATTAGGAACAGGTTCACCGGTACATGGCGCACAGGCAATACGTCAAAGTAAAAAATATATTAGATACCAGTCAGGTAAAGGTATTATGTACACAACTGGTGCTTTGTTTGCACCAAGTTATGATATTTTAAATGCATCTGCAGACGGAACTGCGGTTAATAGTACAATTACAGTCACAACAGATGATGTAGATCACGGTCTACAAGTTGGAGCAACTATTCGAATTAAAGGTATTGAAACAGCAGGATATAACGGGCAGTATGCTGTAGATAGTGTTATTGACGAACGTAGTTTTACTGTAAGAGCAAAATATATCTTAGGTGATACTACTGCAACACTTACAGATAATCCACAGTGTCAAACTAGATTATGGCACGGTGCTGTTGTTAGAGCAGGAACATATGATGATCAAAATGGTATCTTCTTTGAATACACTGGTAAACACTTGTATTGTGTACAACGAAGTGCTACTTTCCAGTTATCGGGTACTTGTACAGCATATAAAGATCAAAACGAAATTACAGGAACAAATACTAGATTTCAAGACCAATTAAGTGTTGGTGATAGAATTGTTATTCGTGGTATGACTCACGTTGTGACAAAAGTTAACAATCAATCAAGTATTAACGTATCGCCTGACTATAGAGGTATTAGCAATATTAGTGGTGCTAAGATGGCTAAAGTTGTTGATAAAAAAGCAAGACAAGATCATTGGAATAGAGATAAGTGTGATGGAACAGGCAAATCGGGTTATGATTTAGATATTTCATATATGCAGATGATTGGAATTCAATACTCATGGTATGGTGCTGGATTTATTGATTATATGTTTAGAGGCAGTGATGGTAATTTTATCATGGCTCATAGAATGCGTAATTCAAATATTAACACAGAAGCATATATGAGAACAGGAAACCAACCTGTGCGTTATGAAGTCATTAACGAAAGTGCTATTGGTAAACTAAAATCAAATATCAGTTTTAGTGACACAAGTATTGAGTTAGAAGATGCTAGTGATTTTCCTGAAGATGGCGGTACAGTATACATTGACAACGAATTAATTACATATTCAAGTATTGACGGAAACACGTTAATCGGGTGTACACGTGAAGCACCATTACAGCAATTTGCTTCAGGTGCAACCAGAACATACACAGCAGGCCCAGCGGATTCGCACAGTGCTAAGACAGGAATGGTACTAGCAAGTAATACTACAACGCCAATTATTCAACACTGGGGTTCTTCGTTTATTACAGACGGTGGTTTTGATTCAGATAGAGGATTCTTATTCTCATATACTTCCACAGGTACACAGTTTAGTACAACACCATTTACGTCTTTCCTAATTAGACTAGCACCTAGTGTATCTAATGCACTAACAGGTGACTTGGGCGAAAGAGAACTTATTAACAGAGCACAGTTGCTACTAGAAGGTCTTGAAATTACTACAGAACCAAACGCTAGTGGACAAACAGGAAACATTGTTGTTGCAGGTGTGCTTAATCCGCAAAACTATCCAGTCAATCCAGATGACATTGGTTGGCAGGGTCTAACAGGTGTTGCACAAGGTGGACAGCCAAGTTTCGCACAGATTGCACCGGGTGGTTCTGTTAACTGGAACGGCGGCGCTTCAACAGTCACAACAACAGCAACAACACAGGCACCAATTACATTTAACGTTCAAGTATGGCAAAAATATAATACTAACCAATCGTATTGGAGATCAGTTTCAGATAGAAGACAAACACTGTATATTAAAGAAACTGACTATCTAGCAAATCAAGCGACAATTAATGATTCAATTGGTAAACCAATTACTGGTACAAATATTGCCGCAGGTACAACGATTACAAGAGTTAATACAGGTGACTTTTTATATGACCATGTCGCTGGACAGTATGTAAATGGTGTTAGGTTGGATATTAGTCAAAGACCAAGCGGTACAGTTGGCCAAAATACAGCAGTCACTACTACAATTACAAATACATTCAAAGATGCACCAACATCTGAAATGTATTTTACAAAAGCAACTTGGGAAGCATCAGGCGCAACACAAGGTACATCAGTAGCATCAAGTGAAACACGTTTTCCTGCTAACACATCTGTTTCTACAGTTGAACTAAAAGAATGGAACAACGTGGAATATTATGCAGTTTCATTCTCACAAAGTACAGATAGTAGTACTATTAATAAAGGTACTACAACAGTGACATTTGACTTTACAGCACCACCGTATGCACAACCAGGTGAAACAATATTTGGTTTTGTTGCTAGACCTGGAGAGCGTTCAACACTAGACTTGTCGTTCATTAAAGAATTAACTAATACCACACTAGGTGGTAGAGGTACATTCCCGAACGGTCCAGACGTACTAGCAATTAACGTGTATAAAACATCAGGTAGTGCTGTATCAGGCGAACTTATTCTACGTTGGTCAGAGGCACAAGCATAATGGAAATTACAGCAGATCTAATCAGAGCAATGAACGAAACATCTTGGATAGATGGAATTGGTACTATTATTGTACTATTGTTAGGCTATACGGCCTATCGTTGGATTAAAAAGAAAACTAAGTAGTTTGCGAATCGCCTGGTAAAATTCTATAGTTGTCAGCAACACTATCAGCAGTACTCACTTCAGTAATTGAACTGTTATCCTCTAATGCTTCTAATTGATGCGGCAATAATGGCGGGTTTCTCCAAACATCGCCGGGATTAAGTTCTTTTGTGTGCATAGTTGCAGTGCGTGGATCAATATAACGTAAAAGAAATTTTCCATTATTAACAAACCAACTTTCGTCTTTTTCCTTATGAAAGTGCATTGAAAACTTAGAGCCTTTCTTTTCAAAGAAAAGTATTTTGCCACAATACTTGTCGTTGGTTGCCCAAATTAATTCATACCCCCACGCTTTTTCAACTTTACCGTTTAAACGTTCTGGTGTATTTTCATCATTAGTAGGCATTAATATATTCCTTTACTGTCATATAATCGTTTATTTTACAATGTTTATTTAAATTTGTCAAGTCTGCACAAGTATATTCTTGATATTGTCCTTTTAAATTTTCTGGCATAGGAATAGTTTCTACTTTTGCTCCCCACTTATTTGCAATTACATCAGCAACTTCTTTAAAACTTGTAGTTGTTCCTGTGCCTACATTAAAAATACCACTAGTGTCTTGTGTTAACATTTCTTCATGTACTCGACATACATCGCTAACACAAACAAAATCTCTTACATACTTGTCACTGTTTTCAAATAATTTAATAACTTTATTATCTTTGGCTTGCTGTGTAAATTTATGCACAGGACTTGCTTGGTCGCCTTTATGATCTTCGTGCGGTCCGTAAACATTAAAGTATCTAAAACTTTGTACAAGCATATTAAAGTCATTTACTCCTGCTTCTTTTAACCAACGATCAATTAGATACTTTGTCCAAGCATATGGACTTTTTGGTAAACAGTTAGACTCTTCTTTAAATCCGTCTAAACCAGGACCATACACACTTGCTGAACTTGCAAGTTGTATATTAACACCCATTCTATCACAAATTTGTAAAAGATTCATTGTAAATTCGTAATTTTGTTTCATGATCTTTTCAACATCTGTTTCAGTTGTTGAACTAATTGCGCCAAGGTGTATAACCCAATCATATGTACTTGGGTCAGGTATAATACCATCTCCTTTCCATTCGAATCCTTCTACTGTGTGTCCTTTACTTACCAAATACGTTGATAAGTTTTGTCCTATAAATCCTTCGTTTCCTGTAATTAAAATATTCATGTAGCAAAATCCACCATAAAACTTCTTCTAGGTTCTTTAGCAGGATACACTCCGTGCCAAACGTCCCAATTAATTAATAATAATTTTCCTGGTTCTGGTTTAATTGTTTTGTGTTGATCGTCGTGTATAGTATAAAATAAACCATTAAGTGTTGTCAACTTATCTTCTTCAGGTTGTGTATCAAAATAAAGAATAGTTGCTACACTGTCTTGGTTGTGCCTATGTACAGTTTGATATCCATAATCTCTATAATAAACACCCCAAATGTTTAATATTTTTCCAAATGACCAATTAGGAATAATTTGTTGTATTGCTTTATTATAATCTTCTTTTAGTTTTACATCAAAAGAATTAGGAATACCAGGTTGGCCAATATCAAACCCTACTGTTGTTGACTGTGTTTTCCAGTTGTCAGAAGATTTGTTTGACCACTCATTATAAATCTCTTCGTAGTCTTTCCAGTTAGGCAAATATGCTTCAACAATCATTCTTTAATCCTTCCAATGATATCTGTTGTACTGTGACCTTCAATAGTTGGAAAAATTTTAACTTCAGCAAGTTCGTGTCCAACTGTTGTTTCTGTTGTATAGTCCCCACCTTTAACAATAATATCAGGCCTAATATCTTCTAATATTTGTTGCGGAGTATCTTCAGTAAAAACAACAACTTCATCGACCCATGGTAGCATTTCTAATTGTCGTTTTCTAATTAAAAAGTTATTAATAGGTCTTGTAGGACCTTTTAATCTTTTTACACTTTCATCATCATTAATACCAACAATAAGTTTTCTTCCTAGACTTTTTGAGTATTTTAATAACTCTAAATGTCCAGGGTGTAGTATATCAAATACACCGTTTGTCCAAACAATTCCTCTATTTAAATCTTCAAAAGAAACTAAATGCACACCTCTTTTTTCAACATTCCTAGCACTAGCATAACAGGCTAGTTTACAAGCATCAGGTATAGTCATGTTTTTTGTAGCATAAGCATACACTAACACTGCTAGGAATGTATCTCCTGCCCCCGTGACGTCAGCCACTTCTCTTACTTCTTCTTTAAAATGCCAATCATCTGTTTCGTTGATAACGTAAACACCGTTAGCACCGTCAGTCACTACTAACCAAGTCCAATAAAAATCATTTAATTTTTGTCTTGCTTTTGAAACTGAAAAATCTCCAAACCATGATCTAAACTCAAACATATTTGGTTTAACTAAAAATGCATCTTTATACATTTGTGGCATTTGCTTAGGATCAACAAAAACTTTTTTATTCTTTAATTTGCTCATTAATTCTAAGTCAATAACACCTTTATTATAATCGCTTATAACATAAAAATCTTCATTGTAATCTATTCTATTTTTTAAATCGCCAATGTAATGTTCTTCTCTATCCCATCTCATTATATGTTGTCCACCTTGGCCAACTAAACGAGTCTTTGTTGTAGTTGTTTTAGAATCAAGAACAATATTACTGCTTAACGTTGTATAATTTTTTAATAATTCTAAGACTTTAAACCCTTCTTTATCTTGAGAAAGTGCTGAGTACAAGTCTAGTTCTACATTTAAATTTGCAAGATTAAGTGCTAAATTTCCTGCACCACCTACACTGTATTCTTGACTTTCTTCTTTTAATACAGGTACCGGAGCCTCGGGACTGACACGATCAGCATTACCATAGATCCATCGATCTAACATTATGTCGCCAATAACTTTGATCATAAACTTTTAACTACTTCAACTATTGTTTCAATTTTTGTTTGATTTACTTTGCTTTGAAGTGTATTACGTAAGCCAACGTGTAAAGGTTTTGGATAATCTTTAGCATATGTCCATGCATATCCTGAATGCTCGTTGTTTAATGTAGGAATAAACTCTTTTTCTACTACAACAATATAAGTGTGAAAAAAGAACTTTTCGTCTTTTGAAGTATATAATTCTAAAGGAATAATTTTTTCAAATTTTGGAGTTTTGCCAACTTCCTCTAAGATTTCTCTTTCAAGTGCTTTCCAAGGCGTTTCGCCTTCTTCACTCATGCCACCAACAAGACCCCATTGGCCTGCTGTTTTATGTTTTGTTCTTTGTAGGAATAAAAAGCGACTGGTGTCCTTTGCATAAAACAATGCACCACTACAAATTATATCTTTTACAGAACTAGTCTCCATTCATCTGCCTCATATTCACCTTCAAAACTCTTCAGCCAAGCACCATTATCTAACTTGTACTGAATACCAGTATATGTATTAGTTATATACACTGGGTCTGGTGAGGAAGCAGAATCGGCTCCGCTATTTGTGCCACTTGCGTCTAACACAATTTCCCATTGTGTTCCAGTCCAAACTATAATGTCATTTTCTTCTGCTTTAAATACAGAACCATCAGCATTTTGCCAGGCATTTGCATTTGCGTCAGAACTATCACCTTTTACATTTGGATTAATTGGATTTAGTATTAGATATCTTGTTCCAGCACTTATTGTAGAGTAGTCTGGGGCATATTTTGTAGGATCAATAATAGCATCTATTGTTCCTCTACTATTAACACTGTCTGCTAATACTGTGTTTTCTGGAACAGTATCACTATCAATTGAAAGAACCATTTCGTTGTCATCTGTAGGGTTTAAACTAATTGTAGCAACAACTTCATTACCATCGCTCTTTAGTAATCTAATACTACTAGTACCGGCAGTGAATTTCCCTGGATATTGATCTAATAGTTTAAACCAACTAATAGGATCGCCTGTTCTAGTAAAGATACCTGTATTTGATTCTGAAACACCTTCTCCGGTATGCAGTAGTTTAGCAGTATTGTTTAATACAAGTAATTTAAAATCGCCTGGAGATTTAACAACTGTTGCCATTGGAATAGTTGCATCAATAAAGCCGTCACTAATACTTCCTGACTCATCAAAAATATTCATAATAATTTTTTCAATGACTCCAAGTTTTTTAACTTTAGCAGGAGGTGTAATCCATATAGGCATTGTAAATTCCATTTCACCTATATCAATTTCTGTTTCAGTTCCTTGCGGAATACTTCTAGTTGAATAGTTTACACTTGCTAGTTCAATTAAACTAAGTGAAGTCCAATCAACATAGTTGTTTGTTGTTTGTATTTCTAGTGCAGGGTTATATAGAACAAGTATTTGTTCCATAATTTGTAATTTTTGATCTGTATTAGTTGACCAAATATCTGCCTTCATTCTTAGTGTAAATGGTACAGGCATCAAACGTTCAACAGTATTACCAACCCCTTGAACATCTTCGTATTGCTGTGTTGCTTCGTTATAATCACGTTTTCTAAAATGTAATTTATCAACGTGTGTCGGACTTTGTACACGCTCACGTGCATACTCTAATCCTGTGATATAACAAGCAATACGAGGTGCACTAATAACTTTGTTTTCACTATTGTCACGAATAATGTGTGCTACTTGACGTGTTAAGTTTCCGTATGTAGCAGGAACTTTACGCAATGTACCAGCATTGTCTTTATAAGAAAAATTTGAAAAAGCACGAATAAACTGTGTGACAAATCTTCTTATTTGTCCGTCATAAAAATGATCCATTAATTATCTGCCTCCGGTTTAAGTGCTTCACTTAATGCAGTACGTACATTTTTTGTTTGTCCATCTTCAGTTCTAGTTGCATCTTCATTAACAAAGTCAGTGACATAACTGTTTTGAACTGTATTTGTAAGGCTCATTCTTGCTCCATCTTCAACTTTAATCCAATGATTGCCATCATATCTAAACAGTCTATTAGGATAGTAATCTGTTCTTAAATGGTATGCACCTTTAGCAGGACTATTTGGATATGAAGTACCAAATGTATATGGTGAACCATTAGCAGGTAAACCATCGCCGCCACCATATGCAATATAATAATTTCCGCCCGGTGTTTGTAGTGTAGGAGTGTTTACTCCGTCATCTTTAATATTTACATCACCTGCATCATCAGTTGGAACAACAAAAAATTCTTCTGTATCGTATCCTGTTTTTGGTGCGTCTGCTTCTGCTTGTGCAATAACTTGTTCGTTGATTTGCATTTCTTTTTCGTATGTTGAAAGCACATCACGTAATGTCTTACCTTCTTCACCTGATTCTTTGTCAAAAATATCTTTAAATTCTTGACTATCCATAATAGGTTTACATTTTGCACGTAATAAATGTGGATACCAAGTTTGTGAAAATCCTTCACTTGGACGACTTATATCTTCAATAACATAAAAGCGTTTTAGTGATACTTGAAAATCGTTTAATGCGTAATCATCTACTAAGTGAGGCAATTCTAAAACATCGCCACTCATTAGTTTTCTACCAATTGCTTCAACACTCTTGTTTAAGTGAAATGTAATAAACACAGTATCGTTTTGTAAAAATAAACCAAACTGTGATAAATCAAAGTCTAAATCTTGCACATTGTAAATTCCACGAAGTGTATATACATCGTCGGAATATTTTCTATCTCTATTTTCTAAAAATAGCAAATCTTGTATTTTTGTTTCAGGTATATCACTAACACCTTTTGGTTCTGCAGGTGTACCTACGCCTGGCTCAACAGGGCCTTCGTATTTGTGTACAAATATGTCTGTACCGCCGATCTGAAATGCTTCATATATGTTCTTATCTATAAAGCGATAGTCAGCGGATTTCTCTGGTTTGTATAAACTCAATCTTGGCATAACAAATGTATTTATTGGAAGTGCGATCGAATAAATAATTACATGAGCACACAATTAGATACCGCAAAAGCAAAACTTTTTAACTATGTTGGCAAAATGCTAGGTGATGGCATGATTGATGTTGAACTTGACGTTGATCACTATGAAGTTGCATTAGAAAAAGCATTAGGCAAATATAGACAAAGAGCAGAGAATTCTGTAGAAGAATCATACGCATTTTTAGAACTTCAGGAAGATACAAATGACTATATTTTACCTGATGAGATTCAAAGTGTAAAAGAAGTATTCCGCAGAAGTATTGGATCAAGAAGCGGTGGCGGACAAGGTGGTACTGTATTTGAACCATTTAACCTTGCATACACAAATACCTATCTATTAAGTTCAACACAAATGGGAGGACTAGCAACATACTTTGCTTTTGCTGGTTATCAAGAACTTGTAGGTAAAATGTTTGGCTCATTCATTAACTTTAAATTTGATCCTGTAAACCACAAACTAACAATTATGCAAAGACCACGGGGTGCTGAGTCTGTGATGTTAGCAGTGTATAATAAAAGACCAGATTTTGTTCTACTAGGTGATCCCTATGCAGGACAATGGTTAAAAGATTATACTCTAGCAACTTGCAAATATATGATTGGTGAAGCACGTGGTAAATTTGCAACAATCGCAACTCCTCAAGGCGGCACTAGTTTAAATGGTGATGCCCTTAAAGCAGATGCACAAGGTGATATTGAAAAATTAGAGCAAGATTTGGCAAATTATGTTGATGGTTCTACACCATTATCGTTCATAATTGGCTAAAAGTACTTGACTTTTTCATTCTAACAGCATATAATAAACTTTTACATGGGATACATAAACTTACTATGATTATTGGTTTCGTAGGCCTGATTGGGTCTGGAAAAGATACCTGTGCTGATACACTAGTCAGCGACGGGGGGTTTAAACGTGTTAGTTTTGCTACTACTCTTAAAGATGCTGTTTCAGCAGTATTTGGCTGGGATCGCGAAGCACTAGAAGGTAATACAGAAGAGTCACGTGCTTGGCGTGAAGAAGTAGATGAATGGTGGGCAGAAAAACTAGATATGCCTAAACTTACTCCGCGTTGGGTATTACAATACTGGGGTACAGATGTTCTACGTAAAGGATTTCATGACGACATATGGATTGCTAGTTTAGAAAGCAAACTATTACAAATGAAGCAAGATGCTGTTATTAGCGATGTACGTTTTCCCAACGAAATTAAAATGATCAAACGTTTGCGTGGTAAAGTATTCCGTGTTAAACGTGGGTCTGATCCTGAATGGTTTGAAGATGCATTAAAGCAAAACGAAGCAAACAAGATGTCAGAAACTACTAAAAATATGGTATGGGTTGACAAGATGCGAGAACATCACCCAGATGTACATATTAGCGAATATGCTTGGGTAGGCGAAAAAGTTGACGATGTTATTGAAAACGACGGTGATCTTGAAGACCTACATAACAAAGTTAGAAATCAGGTGTTAGGTCTCCCTGTTTCCAAATAGCACCCTGCATTTGCAATAATCTTTGACAATTAGCACATATAGTTTTTAAATTACTGTGTCTACAGTTGGATAAGTTTCCATCTATATGATACACGTTAAACTGTTCTTTGTGCTTACTAGTAAACCCGCACTTATCACATTTTTCTTTTTGTTCATACCCTGCTTGTTTCCAAAGTGGTATACCTGATGCCCTACCACTAGCACAGTGGTCACACTTGCTTCTATAGTATGCTTTTTTGCCCTTGTAGTAGTTAATAGCAACAGGACGTTTCCGGCATTGTTTACATAAAGGTCTACTCATAACTGTATTTAACACGCCCTTTTTTACCCCTTTTGATAGTGATTATTAGCGTACTTTTTCCTACAAATACATAAATACATTTAGATATAGAATTAAACCATACAAGGAGAATAGAACATGGCACTATCATCACCAGGCGTTGAAGTAAGTGTAATTGACGAAAGTTTCTATACCCCTGCCGCCGGTGCAACAACACCTTTAATTGTTGTCGCAACTGCTGAAAGCAAACCATCTGGCACAGGAACAGGAACTGCGGCAGGCACTACTGCGGCCAACAAGAACAAAGTATACCTAATTACAAGTCAAAGAGAGTTGACAGAAACTTTTGGTAATCCGACTTTCTACACAGACTCATCTAATAACCCACTACACGGAAATGAATTAAACGAGTATGGTTTACAAGCGGCTTATTCATATCTTGGAGTGGCTAACAGAGCGTATGTAGTAAGAGCGGATGTAGACCTAGGTCAACTAGAAGGAGATACAGATGCTCCTGCAGGTGCACCAGCAGACGGTACATACTGGTTTGACACAGACGATACATTATACGGACTTTTCCAGTGGAATGGTTCAACACAAACTTTTGCTAACAAAACACCAACTGTTATTAGTTCTTCATCAGATCTAACAGGTGTAAGCGGAGCAACATACACAGGCATTAAAGGTAGCGTAGGTGCTATTGGTGATTATGCTGTTGTTGTATGGAACACAGAAAATAAAATTTGGTACAAAAATGAGGACAATGTTTGGGTACAAGCAGGAACATACGATGAATCAGCATTTGATGCTGTTGGTTTTGATACTGCAACAACTTGGACTTCAACAACTTGGAAAACAAGTTGGCCAACAATTACTGCTACACTAACACCAAGTGCATTAGGTAGCACAAACGTTATTATTAACAATACACAAGTTAACAATGCAGGTGCAACACCAGCAACATTTGTACAAGCAATTAATGATGCTAGTATTCCAGGTGTTGGTGCTAAACTTGATTCTAATGATAGAGTTAAAATCTACTCAGACGGAACTTCAAGCACAGACGGTACAACAACTGACGGTGCAATTTTAATTGAAGAGGGGTCAGGCACAATTTTAACTGACTTAGGTATTGATGCTGGTTATTATCACTCACCTGAAGTACAAATTTCAGCACACAGTTCAGTTCCATTATGGAGAGCAACTGACAGAGTTGAAATTGCAGGTTCTTCATACAGTGGTTTAAGACCTACAGGTTCACTTTACATTAAAACAACTGAGCCTAACGTAGGTGCAAGTTGGAAAGTTAAATTATACAGTTCAGGAACTGGTTTGTTCTCAACTGTTGAAGCACCAATCTATAACACAAGAGCAGAAGCAATTAAAGCACTTGATTCAGAAGGTGGTCAAAATATTCCAACAGGAACAGTTTTTGTTTTAGCGAACACAACAGAAGATACTAAACCTTTAGCAGACTTTAAATTGTACAGAAGACTAGTTCCTAGTCCTACAAGTGCAACAACAGGAACTGCTAATCCAACTATTGGTGCAGGTACTAAAACATTTACAATTAGCGAAACAACTGCAAACTCGGACACATTTACAAGTTCAGGTGTAAGTTTCACAGGAACAGATATTGATTCATTTGTTGAAGCAATTAGTTCAGCAGGTTTAACTAACGTGACTGCTACTGTGACAGCAGATGGTAAGGCTAAAATTTCACATACACTAGGCGGAGAAATTAGACTAAAAGATGGTAGCGGTACACCACTTGCACAGATTGGTGTTAGTTCTTCACTAGATAATGTTTACGACGCTGGCTCTGAAAGTTCAGATGATTTTGTAATTTCTAACTGGAAACCATTATCATATGAAGCAAGTGCTGGTGCTCCAACAAGTGATCCAGAAGATGGTACATTATGGTACAACACAAACTTAGATGAAGTTGACATTATGGTACACAATGGAACAACTTGGAGAGGCTACATTAATGTTTACAGTGAATCAGATCCTGAAGGTCCAATCATTAGTGCTACTGAGCCAACACAACAAAGTGATGGTACTTCATTAGTAAACGGTGATCTTTGGATTGACACAGGCGATACTGAAACATATGGTCAGAAAATTTACAAGTACGATGGCTTAAATCTAGAATGGGTGGCAGTTGACACAACTGATCAAACATCAGAAGATGGTATTTTATTTGCAGATGCACGTTTTGGTAAAACAGGTGCAACAGGTGATACTAAAGCAGACATTACAGATATGTTAACTTCAGATTACTTAGATCCTGATGCTCCAGACCCAGCACTTTACCCAAGAGGTATGTTGCTATGGAACACAAGACGTTCTGGAAATAACGTTAAAATCTTTAGAACTACACACATTGACATCAATGAAAACTCTGGTAAGAATAAGAGATTTGAAGGTACAGGTTCAACATTTAATGGTGGATCTGAAGAGTCAATGGCATCTTATAAAGTTAATAGATGGGTAGGCTGGAACACAACTGCTGAAGATGGTTCAGGCTTATTTGGTAGAAAAGCACAACGTAAGACAGTGGTCGCGGCAATGAAGTCTATTGTTGATACTAATGACGATATTAGAGATGAAGAAACTAGAGCATACACATTGCTATCGGCTCCTGGTTATCCAGAGTTAACAAGCAATCTAGTATCACTAAACATTGACAGAGGTATCACAGGCTTTGTAGTAGCAGATACTCCGTTTAGATTGAAAGCAAGTGCAACAGAATTACAAGCATGGGGTAATAACTCAGCAAACGCACTAGCAGACGGTGAAGACGGGTTCTTAACATTCGATGAATATATGGCAACATTTTATCCATCAGGATTCACAACAGACCTAAATGGAAACAACATTGTTGTTCCACCAAGTCACATGATGCTACGTACTATTGCACTTAGCGATCAGGTATCGTTCCCATGGTTTGCACCAGCAGGAACAAGACGCGGTGGTATTAGCAATGCATCAAGTGTTGGATACATTAACAGCGAAAGCGAGTTTACTCCAGTATCACTAAACGACGGTGTTAGAGATACAATGCAAAGTGCTAAAATGAATCCAATTACGTTTATCACAGGAAGTGGTATTGTTAACTTTGGTCAGGTGACTAGAGCGAGAAATGCAAGTGCGTTAGATAGAATTAACGTAGCACGTTTAACTGCATATTTAAGACGTCAATTAAATCTACTTGCTAAACCGTTCTTGTTTGAACCAAACGATAAAATTACACGTGATGAGATCAAACAAGCGGCTGAAAGTTTATTACTTGAACTAGTAGGTCAAAGAGCACTGTATGACTTCTTAGTTGTTTGTGATGAAACAAACAACACTCCATCAAGAATTGATAGAAACGAGTTATACTTAGATGTAGCGATTGAACCAGTTAAGGCTGTGGAGTTTATTTACATTCCACTAAGACTTAAGAACACAGGTGAAATTGCAACTTTGGGGGCTCAATAATGAAGATAAATAAAACTGTAAAAGGAGCAAGATAATGGCAATTTCAAGTTTAAGTAGATTTACAGTTCCATTAGCAAGTGACCAATCAGCAAGTACACAAGGCTTGTTGATGCCAAAACTAAAGTATCGCTTTAGAGTATCACTTGAAAACTTTGGTGCTGGAAGTCCAACAGTAGAATTAACAAAGCAGGTAATTGATGTCACAAGACCTAACGTAAACTTTGAGTCTGTTGCAATTGACGTATACAACTCAAAAGTGTTTTACGCAGGTAAACATACATGGCAACCAATTACAATTACACTACGTGACGATGTGAACAACTCAGTTAACAAACTGTGTGGTGAGCAACTACAGAAGCAGTTCGACTTCTTCGAACAGTCAAGTGCGGCAAGTGGTGTTGATTACAAATTTAAAGGTAGAATCGAAATACTTGATGGTGGTAATGGCGCGAATGCTCCTAGCGTATTAGAAACCTTCGAGTTAGTAGGTTGCTTTGTACAAGACATTAACTACAACCAATTAGCATACAGTGATTCAAATCCAGTTGATATTCAACTACAGATTCAGTATGATAATGCTATCCAAACTAATGGTGCTGGTCAACCAAGCGGCTTAGGCGGCGCAATTGGCAGAACAATTAGAACTTTAGCAACTGGTTAATAACTATAATTAAAATTTAAGGTCGGTGACGTAAAAATCGCCGGCCTTTTTTTACGACTAAATAATAGTATGGCCAAGTTAACAAAATTTTTAGGAAATGTTTTCGGAGGTATTTTTGGTAGTGAAGGCGATATGCGTGATTATCAACACGCGGCTCGTTTGTTCACTGACGACTATATGCGTCTTGCACCAAAAGTACAATTTTTATATCATGTCACATTTAATATACAAAATGCGGCACTAAGATCACCTGACGGTATTTTTAATAAAGCAAGTCCACAAATTGAATGTGGTATGCTAGTTAAAGATGTAAAACTTCCGGGAATACAGGTACAAACAGATACAAAAAATCAATACGGTAAAAAAACAAATTATCAAACAGCAGTCACATATGCACCAGTCACAATTAACTTTCATGATGATAATGACGGATTAACAAGTGCATTTTGGCAACAGTATTTTAAAGCAAACTACAACGACAGTTTATATTGGCAGGAACTTTATAAGCAAACACCTTATCAAAATTCAGAACAATATGTTAAGTTTGGTTTAAACAGTGATAGAAATGTAAACTTTTTCCAAAACGAAGGTGTAAGCATTTATCAATTAAGTAGACATAGATTTTTTGAATTTACATTAATTAATCCAATGATACAAAGTTGGGATCCACCAAGCATGAGTGCTGGAAGTTCACAGCCTGCAGAAAATCAAATGACTGTGATCTATGAAGGTGTAAAATATGCAACAGGTAGAATTACAACAGATAATCCTACAGGATTTGCAACACTGCATTATGATAGAACACCAAGTCCATTAAGTGTAATGGGCGGAGGTAGTGGAGGACTGTTTGGTGCTAATGGAGTACTTGCTGGCGGCTTAGATGTTTTTGGTAGTATCTCAGATGGTTCTGCATTCGCTGATCCTTTTGCTTTTATTGGTACTGCTATTAAAGCAAAAAATACTATTGACAATGCTAAAAATTTAACTAAAGAAGGCATCAAAAGAGAAGTCACTGCTATTACTGAACAAAGTTTAACTAATACTGCAAGACAAACTTTAGATCAAAAAGGTGCTGACAAGTTTGATCAAGCAAAACGTACTAAAGCAGAAGCCGGTAATCCTTCAGGAACTCAACCCGGACAATTAAATAATAACGCAGGTACAAATAACAGTTCGTCTACTGCAAGTACAGAATCTGTAAAATAGGAATAAATTATGGGAACAGAAAATATTTACACTAATAATGTTTCAGCCAATAGTGCAGATACAACAACTGACTTTTTTAATAATTTTAATAGACAGCAAATTAATTTAAAAACATCAGATGTTGCCGCGTTTGTTAATATTTTAAAATCAAAAGGTATGGGCGAAGAAACTGCAAAAGAAACAACAAACATTATCTTAACACAGTGTAATATTGATGAACTTGATCCAATGGTAGTTTATGAAGAAATTAGACAAACACCTAATATGGAATTAACTGATCTCTTAGGAGAAATTTTAAATATTAATAGGCCAAAGTCTAGCACATTAGGTACTGCACGAGTAAGTGTTTGGAACAGTGCAAAAAGAAACATCATTGATAGTGGTGAGTAGTTATGGCCTTAAAGTTTGCTCAAGGCAGATTTGAAATGAAAAATCCCGACAAGTATGTTGGGATAAAAACACCAATGTACCGCAGTAGTTGGGAATGGCACTTTATGAAAATGTGTGACGAACATCCTGCTATTGCAAAATGGGCAAGTGAAAGTATAAAGATACCTTATAGAGATCCTCTTACAGGAAAGTATACAATTTATGTTCCAGACTTTTTTATTGTGTATGCTAATAAAAAAGGAAAAACAAAAGCAGAAATAATTGAAATAAAACCAGAGAATCAAACTGTACGTGAAAGTGTTGGTAAGAATACATATAATCAAGCACAGTTTATTAAAAATAAAGCAAAATGGGAAGCCGCGGCAAAGTATGCTAAACAAAATGGCGTGTTTTTTAGGATTGTGACAGAAAAAGATTTATTCCACCAAGGCAAAAGAAGGTAAGTAATAGTATGACAAAGAAACTAGAAGAGTTGTTAGAACTTCCAGAAGTTAAAGAAACAATGGAACAAGTTGAAGAACCTGCTCCAGACGTTAATACAATTAAACAAACCAAACAAATGGAACGTAGCATTGCAGAGTTTGATAAAATATCGGCGGCACTTCCTATGGTTAAAGGACTTGGTGAATTAGCAGATAAAGAACTAGATGAACTAGCAGATAAAGCCAAAACTACATATGAAGATCTAATGGATCTGGGTATGAATGTAGAAAGCCGCTATGCAGGACGTATTTTTGAAGTAGCAGGTACTATGCTTAAAAATGCTATTGATGCTAAGAGCCAAAAAATGGATAAAAAGTTAAAAATGATTGAATTACAACTTAAAAAGCAATCATTAGACCAAAAAATGGGCGATGGCGCTAATACTGTTGATAGTGAGGGCATTATCATAGATCGCAACTCGCTCATAGAAGAGATTTTAAATAAGAAAGAAGATAAATAACTGTATATATTAGGAGTTAACATGGATTTTAAAAAGTATCTTGCAGAAGCATCAAAACAATACGATTTTGTTATTAAACTGGCGGGCGAATTACCTGAAGGGTTTGACGACCGTTTAGAAACTGCACTTAAAAAGTTTGAAATTGCTAATCTATCTTCAGGTAAAAAAACTCCTATTCAAAGTTTACCTTTAGACTTTCCACAAAATCCAAACTCAGAAGTCACAGTTTATGAAACTACTTTAAACTATCCTACAACACAGGATCACCTAAGACATTACATTGCAAATTTCTGTAATGTAAGTGTTGAGAACTTAAGAGTTCGTAAGCCAGGTGAAGACTATGAGGAAATGCAAAAAGAATCAGACAATAAGCCATACGAAGCAAAACTTGGTGATCCAGAATACAAAGATGCACCTGATGTTAATAAAGATGAGTTAGTTGTCACAGAAAAAGGTAAAGAAACGTTTTTACAAAGTCTTGCTAAAGAAGCAAAAGAAAGACAATCAGGGGAATAATTATGGCAACATTTGAAATGCATGATGTATTAAAAAGATTACGTGAACTAGATGCAAAGAATCCTAACGTAGTGGATGCAATCGATAATACAACACGCATGAACGGTAGTGTTAATGAAGCACCGCTAACTAAACAACAAGCGGATGCAATGAGAGCAAGAGCGGCGGGTGCATTTGATGAATTAGATGCGGCTACTGTCAATACACGCACACAAACAACACCACAAACACAAACAACACCAGGTAAGCCAGTACAACCTAACCCTAACGCACAGAAGGCACAAGCACCTACTAGCAGATTTGCTAAACTTATTGGTAAAAAGGTGTTCGGCAGTGGAGAGATTGTAGACATTGCTGATGATTTAAAACGCATTACATTTAAAACTCCAACAGGAAAAAATCAAACAATTCCATTTCCTCAAGAGATGAACATTAATGGACAAAAGATTAAGTTCAATAATGCACAAGAGTATTTGAAGTGGAACTTAAATCAAGGGAACTTTGAAAGCATTGAACACGAGTCGGTTGAAGAAGGTAAGAAAGCAAAACCAGATTACTTAGACTTTGATAAAGATGGCGACAAAAAAGAGCCTATGAAAAAGGCACTTAAAGATAAAAAGAAAAAAGGACCTGTTAAAGAAGGCGTTGAGATGTGTCCAAAGGCTTGTTGCGGTAAGCCAGTCACAGAATGTAAATGCGGTCCAGATTGTGAACACTGCGATTGCTATGCTAAAAACAAAGCAATGAAAGAATCAGTAAACGAAGCAATTACTATTACTGCTGATAGTCCAGAAGACTTACCAGCACTACAAAGAATTATGCAACTTGCTGGAATGAAACCAGTAAGCCAAGACATGATGCCACAAGATGATGCACCTGACATGACTATGAAAGGTGATGACAACATTAACGGCAACTGCGGTTGTGGAGACACAGAAGAAGCAGAATACGAAAATCAGCCTAACGAACAGTACAGTGATGTTGAAGACATTACTAGACTAGCAGGACTTAATGGACTAAACGGCAGTAAGCATCCACAAGACTTACGTGTTAAAGATCCTGCACAACAAGAAGGTTATGCTAACTCAATGGGCAATGAGAAAGAAGGCGAAAAGTATTCAGACGAAGAATTAGAAGATGAATACGGTAAGACAGAACTTAAGAAATTGCCTCGCAAGTTTTCAAAGCAGGGAGATAACCCACTTGAAGATATTGAAGAAGCACTCAGGAGCGACTACATTTCGTTCATAAATGAAAGTTTAACACTGTCAACAGCAGACCAAAAAAAAAATTTAATTGAGTCAGGCTACGACAAACAATATCTAGAAACCTTAACTGAAGAAGAAATTTTAACCGAGTGGATCTGGTTTGTCCTTGGCGCTTTATTATTTGTCGGCGGCGTATATCTTACAGTTGATCAAGCAATTAATATGTACGAACAAGCCGGAAACGACTTTAGCATTTTTGTTGATGCTATTCCATTTGGACTTAGTGGCACTAGAGAATCATCTGCACAATGCGGTGCATTCTATAAACAAAACAAATACTTTAAACCAGGTTGGTGTCAATTTACACAAGATAATGGCGACGGTCCGGATCCAGCAATGGAAAGTGAACTTAATAGTTTCTACTTCTTTGTTGGGTTAACTTTTGTTGGCGGCGGAGGCATAAAAATTGGTTCTAAACTTGCATTATCGGCTAAAGCAAAAAAAGCAAAAGAAATGCAAGACTTAGGAAAAGGTATTGTTGACGAACTTGTTAATTCAAAAAAACTTGCTCAAGCAACACAAGCAACAGAAAAAACAAGTGCTGAAATCCTTGCAGAAGTTAAAAAACTTACTGCAAAAGCGGCAGAAGCACACAAGGCTGTTAAAGGATCTGAGTTAATGGTAGATTTAAATAATGTAGGACAAGTTGTTGTTAAAAACTTAAAAACTGGCGAATCACTATTTTTAGATCCAAAAAATAGAGAAGTTATTAATCTTCTTAAAAATGTTGGAAAAGAAGTTGACGATGTTTCTGCTGTTTGGAAGGCTCTTCAAACTGCGGCAAAAGGTCCGGGAGCAAGTAGAGGAGTGTCACCAAGCGGCATTACCCTTGTTCCATAATGCGTATATACGAACTAACAGAACGTAAACTTTCTAAGAAAGAAGAAAAGACCAAAGAAAAATACGTCAAAGGTATGAAAAAAGCCAAAGGCGATTTTAAAGACCGCTATGGCAAAGATGCAGAAGCAGTAATGTATGCTACTGCAACTAAGATGGCAAAGAAAAACTCTTAACCCCACAAAACCTCACTAAATATTAGTATGGCACAGACAGGAAAAAGTCTTGACGGTGTACTAGTTAAAAAAGCACACAGTAAGACAAGATATACAAAAGAACAAATTGAAGACCTTAAAGCCTGCATGGATCCAACTACTGGACCCAAGTACTTTATGGATAACTTCTTTTACATTCAACATCCTACTAAAGGTAAGTTGTTGTTTCAACCTTTTGAATTCCAAGAAAGACTTGTAGATTCATATCACAGTTATAGATTTAATATTAATATGCTACCAAGACAGACAGGTAAGTCTACAACGGCGGCAGGATATCTATTATGGTACGCAATGTTTAACCCTGATGTGACTGTGCTTATTGCGGCACACAAGTATGCAGGCGCTCAAGAAATCATGCATAGAATAAGATATGCATATGAAGACTGTCCAGATCATATACGTTGCGGTGTTGTATCGTATAACAAGGGATCAATGGAATTTGATAACGGATCACGTATTGTATCACAAACAACCACAGACAACACGGGACGAGGTATGTCAATATCTTTACTATACTGTGATGAGTTTGCATTCGTTAATCCTACTATTGCTAAAGAATTCTGGACTGCTATTTCACCTACACTAGCAACAGGTGGTAAAGCAATTATTACTTCAACACCAAACAGTGACGAAGATCAATTTGCACTTATTTGGACTGAAGCAACAAAAAGATTTGACGAACATGGTAATGATACTGAAGTTGGTATCAATGGCTTTTATGCGTTTACTGCTCATTGGAGTGAACATCCAGATCGAGATGATCAATGGGCGGCTGAAGAAAAATCACGTATTGGTGAAGAACGTTTCCGTCGAGAACACGAATGTGAATTCTTAATCTTTGACGAAACATTAATCAACAGTGTTCGACTTGCAGAACTTGAAGGTTTAGAACCTTCAAAAAGAATGGGTCAGACTAGGTGGTATAAAGATTGTAATCCTAAGATGACGTATGTTGTAAGTATGGACCCAAGTTTAGGTACAGGAGGAGACTATGCGGCAATTCAAGTATTTGAATTACCTACTTTTGAACAAGTAGCAGAGTGGCAACACAACACTACACCTATCCAAGGGCAAGTCAGGATATTAGCAGATATAACAAAAAATATAAAAGAACAATGCGAAGAACTGTCTGGCAGTTTGCCTCAGGTGTATTATTCAGTCGAAAATAACGCCATAGGCGAAGCCGCACTAGTGACCATCAATGACTACGGTGAAGAAAACATTTACGGTATGTTTTTGAGTGAGCCTATTAGAAAAGGCCATGTGCGAAAGTTTAGAAAAGGATTTAATACAACACACAAAACTAAAATGAGTGCTTGTGCTAAATTTAAGCACTTGCTAGAAACAAGCAAACTAAAAATTAAAAGTAAACCGCTTATTTCAGAACTTAAAGCATATGTAGCACACGGCACTACATTTGGTGCTAAGACAGGGGAACACGATGACCTTGTTAGTGCTACATTGCTTAACGTTCGAATGCAACAAATATTAGCGGATTGGGATCCAGCAATTTACGAGAAAATGAAGGACTTAGACACAGAAATGATAACACCAATGCCGGTGTTTGTTTCTTTCTAATAGTATAAATACATATATGAAGGGTTTAGATTCAATAGCATCATCTCTATTTGAGAAAATTAGATCACGTTTTCCACGCATTGAAATGGGTGACGAAAACGGTGCTCCTACTAGCGAGGAGAGCAAGGCACGATTCTTTGATTTTGACTATGTAGTCGATGGAGAGAATCAAGGTGCTGTAAGCATAAGCATTAAGGATCCTGATACATTAAAACTGTATTTTAGCCAGGGAATGCTCGAAAACGCTAACGAAGCAACAGAAGATGCATGGTATGATTTCTTAAAAGATATGAGATTCTTTTCTAAGAAACATATGATGGGATTTGATGCTAAGGATATTGCTAAAAGTAATTTAGACAAACGTGACTATAAATATTTAGGAAATAAAGTTCAGGAGTCAGCAATGTATGGTACTACAAAATCTAGTTATGAAAACTTAGATAGAACAAGATTAATTATTAGACATAAAAAGGAAATTAATGCAGAGCAAATGGGTGCTCGTGCTAGAAATATTCAAACACTTTTTATTGAAAACGAAGCAGGAGAAAGATTTAAGTATCCATACAATCACTTAGCAGGTGCTAGAGCAATGTCACGTCACGTTGCAAACGGCGGACTTCCACATGATGAGTTTGGTAAACACATTATTGAAACTTCATCAAACATTGCTAAACTAACAGCGTTCAAAAGATATGTACAAAACAAAGACTTTATGAATCAAACTTCAAATGATATTATTGAAGGTAGTAATGCTGAACTTGAAAACCTAAGAACACACATTAAAAAATTACAAACCCAATCATACTATACACAACAAAAAGAAAACTTTGTCGCAACTGATATGGACAACCAATTGGGTGATGACGTTGTAAACGATCTAACCAATGCATTTACTATTCCTCAATTTAATGAGGACCTAACTGATATGTTCCCATTACTACACAGTATTCATCAAAAGCGTATTAGTGAAACAACAGTAGATCTTGATAAACTTGCTAACGAAGGATTTGATCCAGAGCATTTTGATGGTGAAGTTGATTTCGAGGGTGTAGGTGATGACGGTGAAACTACAGGCTGTACTCTTTATTACACAGCAACAATAGTTGACGGCAGACCAGTTGTACATCCAAAGTCATTTCATTTAAGTTGTGCTATGGACGGTAATAGCAAACTAGGCTACGATGCTGATACGGATCTTGAAATGCAAGATCCAGACGAACTTATGGCCGCGGCACAAGAAGATGCAGACGATCGATGGGCAAACCGTGATAACAAATACGCACACGGTGAAGACATTGATGAATTTGAATCATGGGCAAACGATGTTGTTGACGAAAACTTAGACAACCAACGTATTGCTGTATTAAACAAACTTCTACAAAGAGACCTACCAGTTGGTCCAGATGGAACAAACGCAATTAGCAGTTTAGAAGGAATCATTGATGATATAACATTTGTAAATGACATCAAAGCACTAGCAGAAAAAGATGCTGATGCTGATGCTAAACCTTTGATTTACTCTTATGTTAAAAACAATATGCCAGAGGCTATGGATGACTTAGACTTTGGTGATATGTCTGAAGCAGATACAACAGATGTTGTAATTGGTAAAGACGGTTCTATGAGTCTTGCTGGACAAGAAGAAGAACCTAAAGACACTAAATCTTCTGCAGAAGAAGTATTAGAGTTTGTTCGCTCATTCTATGACAAAGAAACTGGAGCGTTTCCAAAAGGCGAAACAGGTGTGGTTATTTCCGCTCGTAAGCGTTTTGGTGATTCCGTAGGGGATCTAGTTGAAAAGTTTGTATCCAAACTGACCGGGAATAAGGTACAACTTGGCGACGAAGTAGAGGAAGAAAAGGGTGCTGAAAAAGACAACCACGGGTTTAGCGATAAACAAATTAAAATGGCTTATGGTGTGCTAAACGATAAACGCTACAAAGGCGGAAATTATAGTGGTGCTGTTGATACAATTGAAAAAATTGCAAAAGGTTTATCAGATCACCCTGGTGTGAAAAAAGCACTACGTAAGACAAACGAAGATCTAAATAGAATCAAAACACTTGCTGGAATCAGAAAATAACTGACTCATAAACATACTTAATAAGTAAGTGTATGTATCATATATTTGAAGACTTAATACCTAAAAGTATGCAGGACCATTTAGAAGCAATCTTTATGGATCCTTCTTTACCTTGGACTTGGCAGGATAACACAAGTGGCTTTTCTAGTTGGGAATTTCAATTCTTAGCAAATAAAGAAAAAATAAAAGAAAGTCCACAGTTTGTTCATGACATACTAAATCCTCAAACTGGCCATGCTAGCCAAACGTTTGAAATGATCAAACCTATCTTTTACTTTTTTGAAAAAGAAACGGGAATTCCTGTAAAAGAACTTACTCGAATTAAGGCCAATTTATTAACGCCAGACGGTTCAGATGAGACAATGTTTCATCCGCCACATATTGATCAACCATATGAAGAATCATTAAGTATGGTTTACTATGTTAATGAAGCAGATGGACCAACAAGAATTTTTGATAAAAATGTTGGAGCAAATCCATATGGGAAGCCAGACCATTTAGGTCCTCAAGATGATATGAAGGAACTGATTGCAAACGTTCCAAAAAAAGGATCAGCAATACTATTTCCATCAAACCAATTTCATGCAAGTGCAACACCAACAGTTGTACCAAGACGTATTGTAATCAATATGGTTTGGATGCCTGCATGGAATTTTTGGCAAACTTATCTTAAAAAGTAGTTGACTTTTAGATAAAGACTAAATATAATATAGATATGTTGTTAGAAAGACGTATCTACAACAGGCACATAAAGGCAAAATATAGGAGGCTTAAATTATGGCAACACTAGCAGAAATCCGTGCAAAATTACGTGAACAAGAAGATCGTAAAGGCGGCGGTAATCAAACAAGCGGCGGCGACAACGCAATTTACCCACATTGGAATATGGCAGAAGGTAGCGAAGCAGTACTTCGTTTCTTACCTGACGCTGATCCTGAAAACGTATTCTTTTGGAAAGAACGTTTAATGATCAAACTTCCTTTTGCGGGAATCAAAGGCCAAACTGACTCACGCCCAGTGACAGTTAACGTTCCATGTATGGAAATGTATGGCGAAACTTGCCCTGTACTTTCAGAAGTACGTGGTTGGTTTAAAGACCCTTCACTAGAAGACCAAGGTCGTAAATATTGGAAGAAACGTTCTTACATCTTCCAAGGTTTTGTAGCAGACAATCCTATCTCTGAAGATACTACTCCAGAGAATCCAATTAGACGTTTTATCATTGGACCACAAATTTTCCAAATCATTAAGGGTGCATTAATGGATCCTGAGATGGAAGAATTGCCAACTGATTATGCACGAGGTGTAGACTTCCGCATTAAGAAAACTTCTAAAGGTGGTTATGCTGATTACTCAACATCACAATGGTCACGTAGAGAACGTGCTTTAACTGATGAAGAGAAAGCGGCAGTTGACTCACATGGATTGTACAATCTAAATGATTTCCTTCCTAAGAAACCAACTGAAGTTGAAGTTAAGGTTATTCAAGAGATGTTTGAAGCATCTGTTGATGGCGAAGCATATGATCCAGATAAATGGGGTCAGTACTTTCGTGCTCCAGGCATGAGTGCTCCAACTGGTGATCCAAATAGTGCTAAACCAACTCAACCAGTAGCAGAGTCTAAGCCTGCTCCGATGACAGCACCTGAAGAAGATGCTAATGCTGGAGTGACTAGAGACGAAACAGGAACAGTTGAAACAACTGCAACTGCTGATACTGATGATAAACCTTCAAGTGAACGTGCTCAAGACATTTTGAACATGATCCGTTCACGTCAATCGTAAGGAGTAATCATGGCGAAACCATTTGATGTATCAAAGTTTCGTAAGGGTCTGACCAAGTCCATTCAAGGACTTGGTGTAGGCTTTAACGATCCAACCGATTGGGTATCAACCGGCAACTTTGCACTAAACTATCTTATTAGTGGTGACTTCCATAAGGGTGTTCCGCTAGGTAAGGTCACAGTGTTTGCAGGTGAATCCGGTGCAGGTAAATCATACTTCGCAAGTGCTAACATTGTTAAAGCGGCACAAGAACAAGGTATCTTTGTTGTGCTAATTGATAGTGAAAATGCACTTGATGAAAAATGGTTGCAGGCACTTAATGTTGACACAAGTGAAGAAAAATTGTTAAAGTTATCGATGAGTATGATCGATGATGTAGCAAAAACTATTTCAAACTTTATGAAAGAGTATCGTGATGATTACGATGCTATGGATCCAGCGGATCGTCCTAAAGTATTGTTTGTAGTTGATTCACTTGGTATGCTACTAACACCAACAGATGTTGATCAGTTTGATAAAGGTGATTTGAAAGGTGATATGGGCCGTAAGCCTAAGGCACTAACTGCACTTGTAAGAAACTGTGTTAATATGTTTGGTAGTTATAACGTAGGACTTGTAGCAACTAACCACACTTACGCATCGCAAGATATGTTTGACCCAGATGACAAAATCTCAGGCGGTCAAGGCTTTATCTATGCATCTTCAATTGTTGTAGCAATGAAAAAACTAAAACTAAAAGAAGATGAAGATGGTAAAAAGGTCACAGATGTACGTGGTATCAGAGCCGCTTGTAAGGTAATGAAAACACGATACGCAAAACCTTTTGAAGGTGTACAAGTAAAGATTCCATACGAAACAGGTATGAATCCTTACAGTGGATTAGTTGAATTGTTTGAAAAACAAGGACTATTAAAACAACAAGGAAATAGACTTAAATTTGTAGATTCACAAGGTGAAGAACACTTACACTATCGTAAAGATTGGGACGGTGAACAACTTGAAATCATTATGAAAGATTATTCTGCCAACGGTGATAAGTATAACGAACTCGACAACGATTCAGAAAAAGAATCGCAAGTTGATGATGTTGAACCCGTTGAACAGGAGACTCTAAGTGAATCTAAGTGAAGAACAGTTAATTGACCTATGGGATTCGTTTGCTGACTTTATAGACGTAAAAAATAAACAAGACAGTGCTATGAAGTTTGTAAACTGGTGTGTAGATAACGGTGCTGAAGAATCCGTTTTGTATGCTATGGGCGACCAGGATCCATACCTTAAAGAAGCCGTAGAAGAAGTATACGGCTCAGAAGGTGTATACGATAATGACTACGATGATGAAGACTATGATGATAGATACGATTCGGAAGATTATTAGATGATAAATTGGTATTCAAGGATATCGCAAGACATTTCTAACATTCCTGATGCTATTATATGGTATGAGGAACAAATGCAAGAAGCCAGAATTGAGTGTTCTTTAAAGGGAAACCTTGAAAAGAATGCTGGAAACCTTCCTGGTGTTGTAGAAAAGCGTTTTGGACAACTACAAGAGATCGAAGCGATCCTTGAATACCTAAACATCGAACTTCGAAGAACACGATCAAAATTCTTTAAAACATATTTAGAATCTTATCAAAGAGCATTAAGTAGCCGCGACGTTGAAAAATATGTTGACGGTGAATCAGACGTTGTTGATATGGAAAAAATTATCAACGAGTTTGCACTGCTACGTAATAAGTGGTTAGGAATCTTAAAAGGCCTTGATCAAAAGCAATGGCAGATAACTAATATTACGAAACTACGTGTAGCAGGAATGGAAGATGCATCAATTTGATGTTATAATACTTAACAATACCACAACTACTGAAAAAACATATCAAGATTGTTATGATCGCTTTGTTGAATTAGGTTATAATAGAGATAATATTCAAAGCATAATAACACTAAACCCTTTATCACAAAATCTAATAAGCAGTACACACGGAAAGTACAAAAACTACAGAATGTCTAAACACAAGACAGATTCTGATTTTGAAAAGTTTTATAATCACTTTCGTGCATGGAAGAAGTGTATTGAATTAGATAAATCTGTTTTAATAACAGAAGATTACCGCTGGCAACAGTGGCCAATTCCTGGAAACATAAATGAACATTATACAGAAGTTCTCAATCTAAGTGCAGGTGAATGGGAATTTGAAAATAGTATTGTTAGTTTAGAAAATCATAATAACTGGCATATTGGACAGCATGACGACTATAATGCAGGGTTTGTTCCTAGAAGTTTATCTAACTTTGATGCATATCTAATAACCCCGTTAGGATGTAAAAAAGCATTAGATATAGTTGTTAAGTATGGTTATATGATACCGCGTGTTATGTTTAATAGTGTACTGTTTGACGTAAAATATTTTAAAAGGAAATTGTTTATATAATGAAAATAGCATGGTCAGGATTAGCAGACGAAGGATATTGGAACCTAATTGCACAGCATTGTTTACCAAGTTGGGAACAGTTGCCTGGAGATAAATTTATTATTCATGATAGTAATAAGATCAATCTTAAACAAACAAAAATAATTGAATTAGAATCTGTTTTAGATAGAAACTGCTCTTTTTTAAAACACCCGCGTACAGTAAGGAAGTCTACAAACTTTTGGAAAAAAATGCAAAGCCAAGTATGGGCATTTCGAAATCTAAAAGAGTATGATTACATAATTTTGTTAGATACTGACATAGAAGTTATAAATTTTGATGAAGAAAAACTATATAATGAGATAGAACAATTTAAGCAATCAAAATTATTATGGGGGTGTGGCACATCTAAACAAGATAAGCACGACAGCGGATTCATTATGTTAGATCCTAACTGCAAAGACACAGAAGTGTTAATCAATACATACGAAAACTTATGGAACAGTGGTAAAATATTTGACTTGTATCGTCCATATGACGGTGATGCTGTTGAAAGTTTATTTGATGATTATCCAAGATATAAAATAAGAAATACAGATTGTGAAAGAGGGTTTCATTATTACGATACAGGGTTTTTGCATTACGGTAGCAAAACTCCTAAAGAATTACGTAAAAATATGACCGGAAATGAAATATTTGAAGACATAATCAGCATTGCTCTTAGCAAAACTAATACCAAATAAATATTAACATGAAGATAGTATTAGTCACAGGAGGCTTTGATCCTTTACACTCAGGACACATTGCCTATTTTAAAGCCGCAAAAGAACTAGGAGATTATCTAGTTGTTGGTGTTAACTCAGATGATTGGTTAACACGTAAAAAAGGCAAGCCATTTATGCCTTTTGAGGAACGTGCAACTATTATTGAAAACCTTTCAGTAGTTGACAAAGTTATTGATTTTGACGATAGCGATAACACTGCTAACGATGCTATTCAGCAAGTACTTAACGAACACAACTTTTTAAGCGATAGTGTTATCTTTGCTAATGGTGGAGATAGAACTAAAACAAACATTCCTGAGATGTTAATTGACGATAGTAGACTATCATTTCAATTTGGTGTAGGCGGCAGTGATAAAAAGAATTCAAGCAGTTGGATACTAGAAGATTATAAGTATCCTAAAACTGAACGCCCATGGGGATATTACAGAGTTTTATTTGGTGTTGGCAACGAAGTTAAATTAAAAGAACTTACAGTCGATCCGGGTAAACGGTTGAGTATGCAAAAACATAAACACAGAAACGAACTATGGTTTGTAAGTGAAGGAACTGCAACAGTTAATACTATTGACGGCTCAACTGACTTAGAAGAAATGGATACGCTTAATAGATTTGATAAATTAAATATAGGCGTTGGGGAATGGCACCAATTAGAAAATAAAACAAAAAAGCCGTTAAGAATTATTGAAATACAATACGGTGATAATTGTATTGAAGATGATATAAGTCGTATAGGTGTAAGCGACGATTACGGGAAAGAAGGAAAATAACATGAATACTGTGTTTATAGGCTACGATAGCCGTGAACCTATTGCTAGTGATGTTTGCGAATATAGTTTATGTCATAGCACTGAAGAAATAATCGACGTTAAGCATTTAAAACAACACGAGTTAAGAAATCAAGGAATTTACACACGATCAGTTGACAAATTAAGTTCAACTGAATTTACATTTACACGTTTTCTTATTCCGTTCCTAATGAACTATAAGGGTTGGGCAGTTTTTTGTGATTGTGATTTTTTATGGTTAGAAGATATTGATAAATTATTTGCACAACGTGATGACAAGTATGCTGTTATGGTTGCTAAACACGAATATAATGTAAAAGAGGGAACAAAGATGGATGGTAAAGCACAACTACCATATCCACGTAAAAACTGGAGTTCGATGATTCTTTGGAATTGCGGACATCCTAGCAACGCACGACTTATTCCTAGTATGGTAAACAAAGAAACAGGACAATTCTTACATCGCTTTAGTTGGTTGAAAGATAAAGAAATAGGCGAAGTAAGTCACGAGTGGAATTGGTTAGTCGGTTGGTATAACGAGTCAAAAGACGGCAAACCTAAAGCATTACATTACACCGAAGGCGGTCCTTGGTTTGAAAATTGTAAAGATGTTGAATATGGTGACCAGTGGATTGAAAGAGCAAATAAAGTAAATCCTAACTGGAAACCAATTTAATGAAGTTTATAAGCAAAGGCGGAACCGACGAATATGTCAATATGTTTGCATCAAGTTTTGATCAGCACGGTTCAATAAATTTAGACAACTTTGATTATAATAATTCTTCTGATCCTATTGTTTTAAGAGGAATTCTTCGTCACGACATTATGAAAAAGTGTTGGGAAGATAAACGAGACTTTTATTACATTGATAGTGGATATATGGGTAATTATAAATCTCCTATTAATCCTATGGGTTATAAAATTTTTCACAGAATTGTAAAAAATGATTTACAACATAACGTCATTGTTGAACGCCCGAGTGATAGATGGGAAGCATTAAAGTATAAAATTCCAAAATGGAAGAAAGATGGGCGTAATATTCTTGTTGTTATGCCTAGTGAAAAACCTGCTATATTCTATGATATAAATCTTCAAGAATGGAAGAACACTGTATTAACTAATTTAAAAAAGTTTACTGATAGACCAATTATTGTTCGAGAAAAAGAAAAGAGAAAAGTCAGACTTAGTAAATCTATCTACGAAGAACTAGATAATGCATTTGCTGTGGTCACTTTGCAAAGTGTAGCCGCTACTGAAGCCATACTTTACGGTGTTCCTGCGTTTACACTAGCACCAAACGCCGCATCATTATTATCGTCGTCTAGTTTAGAAGGTATTGAACACCCGTTATACCCAGACTCAGACTTTGTTTATAAGTGGGCGTGTCATCTAGCCTATGGACAGTTTCATAATAGTGAGTTAAAAGACGGTACAGCAAGAAAGATACTAGAATTATGAAAATTTTAGCGGTCACTACACAAAATAAAGCATACTATGATAAACTAGGCAAGGATAGTATTGACTCTTTTGTAAAATATTGGCCAAAAGATGTGACTCTTCATGTTTTTGCTGAAGACTTTATGTTAGAAAATCACGATAATGTAATGTATCACAGTTTTGACGAACTAGACGAAGATTTTAGAGAATTTCAAACCAAAGATTACAAAAAACGTGTTAAAATTTTTAGTTATAAAGCATTTAGTTGGTTAAGAGCCTGTCAATTTGAAGGTACTGATCGTTTAATTTGGATTGATAGTGATGTAATTACCTATAAACCTATTCCTAAAGAATTTTTATGGAAATTATGTCCAGATAATGTACTTGCAACATACATGGCTGTTGTTTATGACCATAAAAAAGTAAAAGGCGAAGGATTTAAGAAAATAAAACCTGTTCTTTGTGGTGAAACAGGCTTTTATGTTATCAATAGACATCATTACTATTACGAAGACTTCATAAATCGCTACCGTGAGTACTATATGAGAGGATATGGTGAAAGTTTAAGACGTTTTTATGACGGAGATGTGTTTGGTGCAGTAGTAAGTGAGTTTGAAAGCCATGGGAAGATCTTTAGAGACCTTGGAAATCGTCATCATAACACCATTTTTAAGCACACAATCCTAGCAGAGTACATGACCCACTATAAAGGCAAAGTCAAGAAAAGCGAAGACTTTGAGATAAGGAAATAATTACTAGTATGAAAAAGAAAGCAGTTGTAATACATCGTAGAGACCCAAATAATATTGGCGATATTATGTCAGATCCGTTGCAATATTTTTTAAATGACGACGAATATGAAAAAATTGATATTGTTAACATTGGCAGACAACAATATCCAGATGACCTTCCAGTAATATTTGGTGGTGGTGGTTTGTTAGCCAATGAATTTTTTGGTGAATCAATGGATTTAGTTTTTAATCATCCAGATATTAACCAGTTAGAAGAAATGTGGGATCATAGATGGAGATTATGTAATACAAAATATCAAAAGTTATACGAAGCATTTAACAAAAATTTAAAAGATCATCTTACAAATGCTATTAGAGAGATTGAACAAAACGTTTCAACTAAAAGAATAGTTTGGGGTGCAGGACATAATCAACGAGATTATAATCCAAGCACAAGTGATGATGCAAGATACCCTAAAAAACTCAAAGATTACGATATGATTGGTATTAGAGATTATTGGGACGATTCTTGGAAAGCAAGAAATCCACTTTTTGATTGGGTGCCTTGTGCAAGTTGTATGCATCCGGCTTTTAATAAAAAATATGAAATTAAGAATGATGTAATTGTGTTCGAACACAAGAAACAACTAATAAAAGGTAATGATTTTGGAAATGGTGCAGTACCAAGATTTGTAAATTCTGGTGCTAACATGGACCAAACAATTGAATTACTAGGGTCAGCAAATACTATTTTAACAAACAGTTATCACGGAGCATATTGGGGTACACTTTTAGGTAAAAAAGTTATTGTACTTTCGCCGTGGAGTTCTAAATTCTACACATTAAAACACAAACCTTACTTAAAAGCCAAACCAGCCGGTTGGGAAGAAATGTTAGATGAAGTGTCTACACATCCTAATGCTCTTGCTGAATGCAGACAAGCAACAAACGACTTTTGGACTAGAGTCAAGGCAGTGTTATAATGAAAGTAGTAAGTTTTTTAGGAGGTATTCCGCCTCGAAATAACAATCCAGCAAAACCAGCAATGCTTCATGCATATGTCCAGGGTGTAAATGCCGCAGGTGACGTGGGCATTGCACACGAAGGAACAACATACGAAGAGTGTGATGTTGCAGTACTTCAAGGATTTGTACACGAGCACGGAAAAAATGCACCGCATTTGGCTTTTAGACAACTAGTACATACACGCAATACTGTAAAACCTAAACGTTGTGTTATTATTGATAGTAATATGTTCAGTTATGCTACTGGAAAGTTTAACGATAGTGAACTAATACGTTTTAGTTATGACGGTGTATTTCCAGCAACCGGTGACTACTGTAATTACGATGTTGAAACACCAGAACATTGGGATAGATTAAGAAATAGATACGGTTTAGAATTACTTCCATATACTAATAAAGGAAAACACGTTTTAATTTGTTTGCAAAGAAATGGTGGTTGGAGTATGCGTGGCGAACACGTAATTGATTGGCTTAGAGAAACATTATCTACATTAAGAAAGCATACTGATAGGCCAATAAAAATTCGTTGTCATCCGGGAGATAAAACTGCATTACATTACGGAAAACAAATTGAAAAAGAATTTGGTGTTCGTGTAAGCGATACTACAAAAGTTTCTTTATTGGATGATTTAGATAAGTGTTGGGCAATGGTTGTTAAGAATAGTAGTCCAACAGTTGCGTCACTAATGAACGGTGTTCCAATCTTTGTGACTGATCGCAACTATTGTCAAGCAGGACCGTTAGCAAATACAGACCTTACTCAAATTGAAAATCCAACACGTCCTGATAGAGAAAAGTGGTTATGGAAACTTTGTGCTAGTCATTGGAACTTAGACGATCTAAAAAATGGCAACTGTTGGCGCCATATGAAAAAATACGTCTAATTAGGGATCAACATAAAGTCATCTTTACGTTGTTCTGCAAACTTATACCCCCAACTTTCAACTAATTTTACAGTATCAATACTGCTACGTCGTACAGTTGTTTTCTTGCTTCGTGTGACTTCTAGTGCAACTACAGGTTTACATCTTTTAATAGTTTCTTCTGCACCAGCAAGTACAAATTCTTCAAAACCTTCTACATCAATTTTTATTAAATCAATTCTATCATAATTAAAACTGTCAAGGGTTCTAATAGGAATTTCAACAATTTCTACCATATGTTGTTTAGGATGTTTACCTGCTAGATACAACTCTAACTGCTCAGGATCATTAATAATTTGACTGTGTCCTGCTGTCTTTTTTCTACGTTTAGCATACATCTTATCATTTGTTTCACCTAAGCCACAGTCATGTAATACAATATTATCATAGCCTTCACAGTTTAATTTTAAACAATCAAATGTTTTAGGAATAACTTCAAATGCTTCTACTGTGTCATAAAACTTTGACATAGCAGTTGCCATAAATCCATAATTAGCACCAATGTCAACAAATACTCCTCGTTTATCTTCAGGTACAAACTTGTTTAAGTATAAAGGAAAGTTTCCTTGCCAACTAGGATCACCACGCATGGCTACCTCTGTATACTTCATCATATTTTGTTCTTCGTCACATATCCACCAATCGCCTGATTTTTTCATTATTTGTCTCCTCGTAAGTGCTTTCCGTATCTATCTTTATACCAAGGACTAAACAAGTTATATTTTAAAAATTCTTTTAATAATAAAGAATCTACTTGTAAATCTGTTTCCAGTTGACGTCCTTGAATTTTCTTTTTTCTAACCACTCTATTCCAGTCTTGTATTGTTTGCACCTTAGTGGCGATTTGTGCATAACTCATTCCTGCTTTGCGTTCCCAGTCCATTGCATTTTTAATGTTTGCAATTTTTTCTGTACGTTGTGTATCATTTCCAAAATAACTAAAATGCCAACCGTTTTTAATTACAGTGTGTCTTTTAAAAGCACCTGCTTTTGTGTACTTGAACGCACCTGTGCTTAATGGCTTTTCTTCTGGTAGGTTTTCTAAATTAGTAATTCGTGTACCTGGCCAATTACGCATACGTGCATACCAATCAAGATATACAACTCTTAAATCTTGATCACAAACAATTTGTTTTTCGCCTGCTTTTAACAAACGTTTAATTTCTGCCAATCCTCTTTTATCCCAAATTTCATCTAGGTCACTGTAAAAGAAAATTGCTTTATCAGTTATTTTACGTGCTTCATATACTAAATGATCACGTGTAATATTTTGTATTGTTTTAAGATTTGTGTGTTCTTCACTATCTAAATATTCATCAGGATGTTCAACCCATTTATATATAATTTTATCTTTAATTGTTTGCGGTAATGATTCTAAAACTTCTAAAAACTTTTGTTTGTTTGGACGACATCTCCATGTTTGATTACTTTCTACAATAATAAACTTATCTACTACATCACTTAGGTAATTAAGTCTAATAGTACACAACTCTTTTTCGTTAAAGTAAGGAAAAGCATCAATGATCATATTATGTCCTAAAAATAATTGGCTGAATGTGATCTACTTTTTGACCTAACTTAAATTCTTTTTTCATTTTTTGTTTGTGTGGCATAAAAGTGTACACTGTGTCGTCTTTTAATTCTTTAATTGCATTTAAGTCCCAAGCAACTTGTGGAAGTTTATGTTTATGAATATATTCGTCTACATATCTTTTTACATCAGGAATTTGATAGTCATCAAACACAACAACTTTACTCATCTCAAGTTTTTCGTGATCGTGTTTTACAGATTCATAACTGTGTCCGCCATCAATGTAAACTAAATCATACTTGCTTTCTTTTAGGGTATCTTGTGTCCATCCTTTAACAAGTTCGTATGTAAATCTTTTATTAGATATTCTTTTTAATAAATGGTTTGCGTAAGTATAGTCGCCCGGACCTTTACCGTTAATCTCTTTTAAATCTGTATCTTGATCTGCAAGTTCAAATGCATCATAGCCAACATAGTGTAATTTGCTAGAATGATTATCAAGTACATACTTACATAATTGTTCTGCTGTCTTACCTCTATGTGTTCCTATTTCACAAATTGTTAGTTCTTCGCTGTCACTAAACACCTTGTCTAGTAATTGCATCCACGGCACAAACAGATGTTTTTTCATTTCCAATAACTCTCAGTGCGTTCTACTTTAAGATCTTTATTATAGGATTTTCCATCTACTTTTCTATTACCTTTCATATGGTCAATGTATGCACCAATACTACTGTTGATAATAGGGTGTCCTTCTCCTTGGATTGAAACATTACTTAAACTATGTTCCATAAAGCCTTCTACATTTCTAAACTCTTTTACAATTTCATAAAACACAAAACTGTCGTGCCATTCTTTCATTGTAAAAATTCCTTCCTCTGCATGATCCCAAACCCATTGGAATCTACTTAAGAAACGTTTAACAACTTCTTCTTTAATTGCCATAGAATAAAACCCGCATTCTGGCCATTTTGGTTCTCTACTAAAATAACAAATATGTTTGTTTGCTGGAACAAAGTTTTCTAAAAAATTAATTGGCATTGCACTATGACACAGTGTATCAGCGTCCATCCAAATTAATGTATCCACATCTGATCCTTCTAAACTTTTTGCACAATCAAATATTGCAAAAACTTTATGACAAAAACGAATAGCGTCCCATTTAAATCCTTTGTGTGAATCTACTCTACCTTTTGGATTTTCTTTACCATTTGCTTTAGGTACATCTTTCCATTTTGCTTTAAACTTTACAATACCCGGATTCTCCATCAAGTTTCTAATATGAATATTAGTTTTAGTGTGTAGTGGTGCACAGTTTTCTGCGTACACATATAAATCGATTTCTTCGGGCCAATTTTTTTCAAAACTGTCGATCATATTCTGCCCGTACAAGTTCATACCATCTTCATTGAACGTTGTGACTACCGCAAATTTTCTTGACATTTTATCCTCTAATAAATATAATATACGTATATTTAGTAGGTATTAGATGAAGTTCAAATTATTCAGAGAGAATGGTGCATTAAACAGTCAACCTGTGTTTGATGCATTTAGCACAGGATTAACACAATTAGGCCATACAGAACACGAAGATTTTGATGTGGCTGTTATTTGGAGTGTTCTGTGGAACGGTCGTATGTCAAAGAATAAACCAATTTGGGATTATTGTCAGCAAAATAATAAACCTGTAATTGTTTTAGAAGTTGGCGGAATTAAAAGAGGCACAACATGGAAGGTAGGTATAAATGGAATCAATAGAGATGCTTTTTTTGGCAATAGCGGTAATGATAGCAGTCGGGCTCAACGACTCGGATTAGAACTAAAACCCTGGACAACTGGAAAACATATTGTTGTATGTGGTCAACATGATAAGAGTCATCAATGGAGAGATATGCCTCCTATGAGTGCGTGGGTTTCTAACGTTATTGACGAAATTAGAAAACACACAGACATGACTGTTTACTTTAGACCACATCCACGTTGTACATTGCCTGGCATTGAACACGAGTTTAAAAATGTATACAGGCAAATACCAATACACATTACAGGCACATATGATGATTTTGATTTTTCATTTAAAGATGCTCACGCAGTTGTAAGTTGGACTAGTAATCCAGGAATACAAAGTATTATAGGTGGAGTTCCTGCTTTTGTTGGCCCTAGTAGTTTAGCATGGCCAGTTGCTAATCAAACATTTGATACTATTGTAAATCCAATCAAACCCGACAGAGAGCAATGGCTCAACGATTACGCACATACAGAATGGACAGTTGAAGAAATAGCAACTGGAAAACCTTTGGAAAGATTAATGCCAAAATTGGTTGACTTTTCATAGGAATCTGTTATAATATAAGATATATAATTAATAAACATTGGTGACATAGTCATGGTGAATTCCACATTACCCGAAGGGGCAACTAACACAATCGACGACGCAATCATGTTTCTTGGAGGACGTGGTATTGGATACACTAACTCTTGGGAAATAACAACAATAGCAATTAATCAATACGACTTGCCTATTGTAAAAAGTCTTTCTGAACAACTTGAAAGAGGTCTTGCGTTGACTGAGAAACAAGGAACTATTGGTGTTAGACTTGTAAAAAATTATCAACCAATTCTTAAAAAATATGGGTTTGATACAGACGAATTACTTACAAAGAAACCTTTTTCAAAACCATTTAGAGTTATTGATAAAACAAAAACACTACACATTGATGGAGAGTATATTGTTTGTAAAAGTCCATTCATTGCTGACCTAGTTAACAAATTTAAGAAAAGAAAGAAGCCTAGTTATACCGCAGGAGTATATGACGGTGAAAACAAATCGTGGTCGTTTCAACTTAATGAAACAAACGTGCAGTTTTTATTAAATGCTACAAAAGGTAAGGGGTTTGACATTGATCCTCAACTTAAAAAAATTGAAGATAAAACAAAACAAATTAAGCACGACGGATTAGACTATTATCCTGTTCTTACGCATGATAATAAATTTATTGTTAAAAATGTTAATATACCTGAACCGTATGCTTCAGAACTAGCAAGTATTACAGATCCTGCTCAAGCAATTATGTTTAGTAAAATGCTAGGTTGTTATGTTTATGATGATGCCGTTGCAGTACAATTAAAAAACCATCCACTTAACAAAATATTGTTAGATCATAAAAACAAATATATTGTTAACAAAAAAGTTCATAAACGTTCAGACTTGATGAACATTATCAAAGCAAGTAAGCAAACTGTTATTCTTGTTAGTTCAACTGATGTTGATAGTTTGTATGAGTGGATCAATATGTTTGAACTACATAATTTAACTAACAAAACATCTGTGTGTTTTAGATACAAAAAAGACAACGAAGCAAACACGTTTATAAAAGAAAAGGGTGTTAATTTGTTTGATCCTACAAATAAAATACTAATTACAAATGAAAAGATTCCTAAAACATTTGTTAAAAATGATATAAAACCAAATTTAGTTTTAGTTGATTTGCCTGTGGAACCAAGTCATTATAAAACACAATCGTATATTGCTAACAAGCCGTTAGTTGTAAATTTTACACACAAAGGGGATACCAATAGTGGCATCTTGTAAACTTATTATTAAAGATGAAGTAAACGTAAAGTTTGAAGGTCTTGATCTTCAAATGCGTAAACATCTTGTAAACAAATTTAAATATGAGATTCCGTATGCAAGATATTTGCCTGCATATAAACTAGGACGATGGGACGGTACTGTAAGTTTCTTTGGACTAGGTGGTACAACATATATTAGTATGCTTGAAGAAGTTCTTGTTGAACTAGATAGCAAAGGAGTATATGTAGAAGTAGAAGATTTGCGTGAACCAACACAACTTAACTTTGCAACAATTGATGAAGAGTTTTGGGGTGACACTTGTTGGCCTAAAGGACATCCTGCAGAAGGACAACCTATTCGTTTACGTGACTACCAACTTGAAGTTATTAATAACTTTTTATCTAATCCACAAGCACTACAAGAAGTTGCAACTGGTGCAGGTAAAACTATTATCACTGCTACACTTTCGCGTTTATGTGAACCATATGGGCGTAGCCTAGTTATTGTTCCTAACAAATCGTTGGTGACGCAGACAGAAGAAGACTATGTCAATTGCGGCCTAGACGTAGGTGTGTACTTTGGTGATAGAAAAGAGTTGGGTCACACTCATACAATTTGTACTTGGCAAAGTTTAAACATTCTTAGCAAGAAAACTAAGAATCACGAAGCGGCAGTGACTTTCCAAGAAGCAATGGAAGATGTTCGTTGTATTATTGTTGACGAAGTACACCAAGCAAAAGCAGATGTACTTAAAAACTTGCTTACACAAAACTTTGCACACGTTCCTATTCGCTGGGGACTAACAGGTACTATACCTAAAGAGCAATTTGAGTTTCAAGGCATTAGAGCAAGTTTAGGTGATGTTATTAATAACATTAGTGCAAGTGATCTACAAGCAAAGGGTGTACTTGCACAATGTGATGTAAACATTATTCAAACTGAAGATGTACAAGAGTTTAGATCATACCAAGAAGAATTAAAATATTTAACAACAAACGAAAAAAGAATGGAATGGGTTTCAAAATTAATTGCCAAAATAAGCGAAAATGGCAATACTTTGGTACTTGTTGATAGACTTTCTGCAGGTAATATGCTACAATCATATATTAATGACAGTGTCTTCATTAGTGGAGAAACAAAAGCAGACACAAGGAAAGAACATTATGATGAAGTTAAAACTGCTGATAAAAAAGTTATTATTGCAACTTACGGTGTTGCCGCAGTTGGCATTAATATTCCTCGCATTTTTAACCTTATTCTTATTGAGCCTGGTAAGTCTTTTGTACGTGTTATTCAGTCAATTGGCCGCGGAATTAGAAAGGCTGAGGACAAAGACCATGTCCAAATTTGGGACATTACAAGCAGATGTAAGTATGCCAAACGACATCTTACACAACGTAAAAAGTTTTATAAAGAGGCTAATTACCCCTTTACAATAGAAAGGATTGAAATTGATTAAATGAATATACTAACACTAGAAAATAAAATGTTTAATCTAAATAATCTTCCTAAAGAAATAAATGAAGATATTAGGTACAGTGTCTTAGACAACAGTGATCCTAAAGAACCAGACTATTTCTTTATGCCGTTGATCTATTTAGAAAGTTTTTCATCGCCAGCAGTTGTTTTACAAATAGGTAAACATCAAGTACAAATGCCGTTAGAATGGTCAATGCTAATTGGTGGCAGTGAAGGAAATGATTTAGAAGTATTGCCTTTAACAAGTTTAAATGATAGAGGGTTTGAAGCATATACTTTTAATCCGTTAACAGGCTTTAGACCAGACTTTACACCAGTAGACGTTGTTAATGTTTATCAAGATGTAAAATGGTATTTTCCTAAACTTAAAGCAGGACAACTACTAACTACGCCTTTACATGACGGAGAAAATCCTGAATGTGTTTTCTTTGTAAAAGAAGTTTCAAGGTCTTGCGAAACATTGGATTACAGTTTATTGTTTTAATATGTTTTTTAAAAAACCAATAACAGTAGATTTTTATACTGACGATCAACATTCTTTTGATTTGTTTAAACCAGACTTATCAAAAAAGTTTATTCCTGAGTGGTGGAAAAAACTTCCTACTAGTAGAGAAGACAATCACCCACACGTTCATGTACAGGACCTAGATGTTGCAGGTATGAAAACCTGTCCAGCAATTATTGGTTATATGAAACAAGGTATTATTATGCCTAGTCCAGCAAGTTTTGTTGTTCAAAGATTTATGGACGGAAAAATTGCTTTTGATGTCTTACCTGAAAAATTCAAACAACCTAGCAGTCATACATCTGATGACTATGCTGATCACAAACCAGGTTTTCATCATATTAAGTTTCCGCTACCTTGGAGAATTAAAACAAGCGAGAGTATTGAATGGCTGTGGACACAACCAACATGGCATCAATCAAATCCTTTAAGTCATTGGTCAAGTCCTGGAACAATTGATTTTAAATATACACACGTTGCTGAGTTTAATTTCTTTTTACCGCAAGGAAGTAGATTATCAATTAAACCAGGAGAACCTGTTGCTCAACTAATTCCTTTAAGCAATAGACCTATTAAAATTAATCATCATTTAATTACAACAGAGGAACTTCATCGCCTAGACAACTACAAAGGATGGAGAATTAATAACTTTAAAGAACGTCTACGATTACAGAAGGAGAAAGGGTAATGACTATGAAGGCAGGTAAGATATGGGGACAAACAGAACTTATTCATGCAAATGGTGTACTAGAGTTTCATCGCATTGAATATAAGGCAGGGTATAAATGTTCAGAACATGAACACAAATATAAATGGAACGGATTCTTTGTTGAATCGGGCAAGATGATTGTCCGTGTTTGGCAGGATGACCAAGATGGATTAGTTGATGAAACTATACTTGGTCCAGGGGAGTTCACGCAAGTGAAACCCGGCAAAATTCACCAGTTTGAAGGTTTGGAAGATGGAGTCGCTTTTGAACTATACTGGGCAGAATTTAATCATGACGATATTGTTCGTCGAACAGTCGGCTCCATAGTAAAAGGAAAGAAGTAATATGTTTGGACTTTTTAAAGACGTTGATAAAGCAATGATGTTGAAATTAGCATTTCTTCATGTTGTTGTTATCACAATCTCAAACGCCCTAGTCAACATTCCAGTTGAGATCGCAGGCGTTAAACTAACTTGGGCGGCATTTACGTTCCCGTTAGTAATCTTAGCAACTGACTTAACAGTTAGATTGTTAGGTAAATCAATTGCACGAGCAACTATTGCGGCGGCATATCCTTTAGCCATTATTGGATCTATTGCAGTAGTACTTGCTGAAGGTGCACCTGAAAGTGTAGCACTACGTATTGGCTTTGCATCAGCAACTGCTTATGCTATTGGTACATTTTTAGACGTTTATGTTTTTCAATATATCAGAGAAGCATATACAAAAGCATGGTGGGCGGCACCGGCATTATCAACTATTGTTGCTAACGTAATTGACACGTATACATTCTTCGCTGTTGCATTTAATAACAGTGCTGATGAATATATGGCAACACATTGGGTTGAAATTGCAGGCTCACAAGTTGTTCTTAAAATTGTAGTTGGTTTGATTATTTTCTTACCAGCATACGGTGTTCTACTTAACTACCTTAAGGGCAAGTTAGCAGATAAAGAACAAGGATAATATGGTCAAGATATACGAGTCTCCGGATGGTGGTGAAACTGTTTATGAACGTGACACTGATACCGGGACTCGTGTACTTGTTTGCGAACCACATTGTCCTGAATGGCATATTGATAATTACGAATTTATTGAAATGCAAGAAATGGCAAACGAAGGTAATAGAACATTGCAAAAAATGTTCAAACAAATTAAAACAGTTTATGATTTGAGTAAAGAAAATGATTCAACCAATTAGCACAACACCAACGCTAGTATGGAAAGCAACTTATCCAGGAGATTTCTCATCTGCGGTTGTTCGTGCTACTAAACAAACAATGCTTATGCCATCAGATGCAGGTAGTATGCGTGGTGGTGGAAAAACAAACGCTAATCATAACGACCAAGATCCACATATGTGGGAAGAACTACACGACTTTATGGTATGGCTTCAACCAGTTGTAGAATCAGTTTGGAAAGAATGGGATATGCAAGATATTCCGTTAGAAGTAATGAACAGTTGGACAAATATAACTAATAAAGGTGGATACGTAATTGAACACGATCATAGTCCTGCACATATGGCGGCAAGTATCTACTTAGAAAAACCCCAAAACAGTGGAAATATTGAATTTAGAAATCCATTGCATTCAAGTTGGACATATATGCCAAGAAGTCATGCAGATTTCAGTAGACAAGACTTCTGGCAGGAAGTAAAATGTAATACTAACGATATATTATTATTTCCTGCTTGGTTATCACATAGAGTACAGGAAAACACTGTAAGTGAAAATAGAATTGTAATGAGTATGAATATTGTAGGAGTAAAGCATGGCTGAAAAGAAAAAGTTTCTTGATTTAAAAGCAATGCTACGAGCAGTTGATCGTAGAGACAAAGACTGGTATAATAAACTTAGTGATGACGATAAAAAGTTATTTGCACCGTTTATTGCAATGCGTTATGTAAGCAATGTAAAAGGCGATCAGTTTTTCCAAGAACATTATTTAGAAATGACAAACGAATTTGTCAATAAGCATCATTGGACATTAAGCAAAAATCACAAAGGACTGCTATGGAAACTAATGGCAATGTGTGGTGCTTATGAAAACTTTTTCCATCAGTATGTTGCGGCTCCAAAGAAACAAGCAAAGAATAAATTTGAACAATACGTACTAGATAAAAATCCTAATATGAAGGTAGACGATGCAACAGCCTTATCAACTATTATGTCAAAAAGCGAACAAAAAGAATATATGGAAGAACGTGATCCAAATGAATAAACGTGACTTTGAGTGTGTACATTGTGGCAAAGGGTTTCAAAAAGAAAAGACCCTTGTTGCTCACTTGTGCGAACCAAAGAGACGACATTTGCAAAAAGATGAAAAGCGTGTACAAGTTGGCTTTTTAACATTTAATAAGTTCTATCAAACTGTACAAAAGAGTAAACCTAAAACATACGAAGAATTTTGTAAAAGTTCTTACTATAATGCGTTTGTTAAATTTGGTAGTTTTGTGACAAACGTAAGTTGTATATACCCAGAGAAATTTATTGACTTTGTAATTAAAAGCGGAGTTAAATTAGATCATTGGTGTCGTGATGAATTGTATGACACATATCTATTTGAGATGATCAAAGTAGAACCTGTAGAGGGTGCAGTTAAACGTTCGTTAGAAACTATGATGGATTGGGGAGATAAAAACCAAGCACCATATAACGATTATTTCAAATATGTAAATCATAATAGAGCAGTTAATGATATTAGATATGGTCGTATTAGTCCATGGATGTTATTAAATTCTGCAGAAGGTGTTCAACTTTTAGAAAGTTTTAACGACGAACACTTGAATATTATTGAACCTGTTTTAGATATTATATATTGGAAAAAACACTTTACAAATAACAAAGATGATGTTAAACTAGTAAAAGAAATAATAAAGGAAGCAAACATTGCCTGATGTTGATTTAGATTTTTTTGATCGTGAAAAAGTGCTAGAAAATTTCAAGCACATTAAGGCCTCGCGAATAGAAAAAGGAACTCTTAAAAAGCACAACACAGGAATTTATTTTCATAATGCACCTGTCAATCCTTTTACAGATATCTGTACTATCGATCACAAAGAAGCAGACGAAAGAGGATATTTTAAAATAGATATGTTAAATGTTCATATCTATGAGAAAGTAAAAGACGAAAATCATTTAAATACACTATTACAAAAGGAACCGTTATGGGAATTACTTACCGAGCCAGACTTCAGCAACAACTTATTTCACGTCGCAGAACACAGCGACATTCTAAAAGAAATGAAACCAACGAGCATAGAGCAACTGGCGGCGGTACTAGCGATTATACGTCCCGCGAAGAGGAGTTTGCTTGGACAACCGTGGGATACGGTGATGAAGAACGTTTGGACGAAACCTGAAGACGGATCCTATTATTTTAAAAAAGCACACGCAGTAGCATATGCTCATGCGATTGTGGTACATATGAATTTAATTTGCGAAGAACTATATGAATAATAACAACGAAGAACATTTTATTTTTGAATACAATAACGAAGAAGAGGCAGAAGTAGCACAAGTTGCCGCACTATTTGAAAACGAAGCCGCATTACGAAAGCATAGAGATATGATGAGTGAAAAGCAATCTAAACCAAGTTTAGAAGAATGTATTGAGTGTGGAAATGAAATTCCTGAAGCAAGAAGAAAAGTAGTACCGGGAGTGGAACTGTGTGTAGACTGTGCTAACCTACACGAAAAGTTTAACTAATTACTTTAATTTACGAACTAGTTGAATGCTTTTGCGTTTAACACGTTTTTGTGCAATATCGTGTAATCTAACAACAGGACCAAAAAGTATCTCAACATCTTTTGTATTGAAACTTTTAATCATGTGTTTGAACAACTGCATTTCTCTTTTAAGGAAAATGTTAATAGGAAGTTTTCTGTTTGATTCCCACCACCATACTTCACCGCACTGTAAGATTAATGTTTTTTCTTCGTCAGTGCAATTCGCAAGATCGTAAATACTTGTGACGCTGTGATCTTGATTAATAATGATCCCAACGTACTCGTTGTTTGCGTGTTTGATACCGCTAATAAACGGTATTGATTGTTCTAATTCTTCGTTTCTAATTGCCATAGTCTTTCATATAAATACAAGTAGGATGACACAATGATATGCTCAAAGTACCAATATATATTTATGAAACCGGTAGTACCATTTACAGTGATTTGGACTCCGGAGTAGAACAAGGATATGCACCTATGTATCAAAGCGATTTAAAAGTGTTTAAGGGGGTGTCAAATACCCTTAAATTTACGGTCAAAAATCAAGACCAAAAACCTATTGACATTAGTTCAGGAAACACATTCACATTTATGTTGCTAGACAAGGAAACAGGATCAACGTTTTTAAATAAGTCGATGACTGTTGTCGATGACGGAAGTACACGTTCTACTAAAGGTGTTATTACAATAGATTTAAGCGAAAGCGATACTGTTGATCTAGTATCACAAACTTATAGATTTTCTATCAAACGTACAGTAAATAATGTTCAGAAACCTACATATACGAACACATATCATGATGCTTGTGGTAGAATTGCTATTGTAGACAACTGCTTTACTACGCACACTGAAAGCGATAGTATTACAACGTTTAGTGGTATTACAGATTATGATACAAATATCACAACATACACAAGCAGTCATATTGATGCAAATGCAAGATTTAAAAGAGCAAACCCATTGCATACTATCCAATATGAAACTACTGGATATGACGGAACTTTATACGTTGAAGCAACACTTGATGTACAACCTAGTAATGGAACAGATTGGGTTGAAGTTAAAAGTGTAGCACTATCTAATTCTACAGAAACCAATTATATAAATGTAAATGGAGTATATAGTTGGCTAAGAATTAAACATATTCCTTCCATTTCGAACACCGGAACACTTGACAAAGTCCTCGTAAGATCGTAAAATACTAGTATGAATTCGATTCAATCTAGTGTCACCGCCGCATTACCTTCGAAAAGAAAACAAACTCCTAGTGGGTGGATTTCTTTTGATGCACCTTGCTGTATACACAATGGCGAAGGTGCAGACAAGCGTAAGCGTGGTGGTATGATGTTTAATGGTGATGGTACTATAAGTTATCATTGCTTTAACTGCGGGTATACAACCAGTTATGTTCCTGGTAGAAACATATCTTATAAGATGCGTAAACTATTAGGATGGTTAGGTATGCCAGATTCTGAGATTACAAGAATCAGTCTTGAGGCTTTAAAATTAAAAGAGAATTCAAATGATGAACACGTAATTATTACACCAACATTTGAAACTAAGAAACTTGCGTCAGGGGCTAGTCTAATAGCAGACAGGTTAAGACGAGATGATGTTAAACCTGAAGACTTAGAATCAGAATTCATAGGAGCCGTTGAATATATTTTAGGCAGAGGCCTGATGGTAGATGATTATGATTTTATGTGGACTCCAGAGGGTTCATATAAGTCAAGGCTGATTATACCATTCTATTATCAAGGGGACATAGTCGGATACACTGCTCGAAAGATAGGAGACGGCTCCCCCAAATATATTACAGATAGCCAACCAGGGTATGTTTTTAATTTAGATAGACAAAACTATTATAGACGTTATTGTTTTGTTGTTGAAGGACCAATTGATGCTATTTCAATTGACGGTGTTGCTGTACTACGTAATGACATCAGCGATCAACAAGCAATGTTAATTAACAGTTTACAACGGCAAGTAGTTGTTGTTCCTGATAGAGATAAAGCAGGACAGGATCTTGTAGAAAGTGCATTGCACTATGGTTGGTGTGTTAGTTTTCCGCCGTGGGATAAAGACATAAAAGATGTTAATGATGCTGTTAGAAAGTATGGTAGAATATATACACTAAAACAAATTATAAACAGTATTGAAACAAATAAACTTAAAATAGAAGTAGTAGCAAAGACATATTTCAATGATTGATATTAAGGAAAACGTACTAGAAAAAACAGATCTGTTATTGCTACAACAAAATTTAACTAGCAATCTTATTCCGTGGACGTTTAATCATAACGTTGCTTACGGAAGCGGAAATATGGAATATGGGTTTAGTACAACTGTGTTTGACGATAATAAATTAGAAAATCCAAGTCTAGCATATTTGTTAAATCCTATTTTAGAACATTTAAATAATAAGCAACTTATACGTTGTCGTGTAGGATTTATATTTTATTCAGGACAAAAAGAAAATGAATATCATTCTCCGCACGTTGACTTTGAAACTGAACATACAACTAGTTTATTTTACGTAAACAATAGCGATGCTCCAACTGTGTTTTACAACGAGTTTTACCCTACAACGGCTAAAAACTACACAGTTCAAAACACTGTTAAGCCACAAGAAAATACGCTAATTACATTTAACGGACTACAATATCATAGCAGTAGCAGTCCAAGACAGCCTGGATATAGGTTTGTAATAACGTTTAATTATAGGTGAAAAAATGTTTGATTTAGTTTATGCTTGTGGTGATAGTTTTACACACGGAATGGAAATTTTAGGTGATGCTAACGTTAGCGAAGAAAACAAATACCATGCTTATCCAATGCAAATTACAGATGATCTAGGTATTGCAAATAATATGAACAGTGCATTGCCTGGTGCGCCTAATGAATGGATTGCACGTACAACTGTATTAGATTTAATGAAACTTCAACAGGAAGGACAAGATCTTTCTAAAGTATTTGTTATAGTAGGTTGGAGTGGTATTAACAGATTAGAAATTACAGCAAAAGAAGAAATTAAAAATTTAAAAAAGATTGGAGCATGGCCTCCACTTGGTATGCTATCAACTGAAATTGAAATGTTTGGAACCAACTTTGTTAACCCGAATACTACTAAATGGATGAAAGACGGCAACGGTGAACTAGTTTGTAATTTTGGTGACGATGCACAAATGTTTTGTGCTCAGTTTCTTTGGGACGAAGACCTAGAACACGAAAAATGGTTTGGTTATATAATGCTTGTAAAGAACTTTTGTGAATCAAATAACATCAAATACTTTATGCATAATAACGTTCATGAATGGAACAGAGGACTTAAAATTAGACCTAACATTTTAATAGATAAAGCATTTGACGAACATTACTATAAGTTCGATACGTTTAGTTTTAGTCAATGGGCAAAACAACATCACAACTATGGTATGCGTCGCGAAGGACACTTTAACAAGCAAGTGCATACAGAATTTAAAAACCTAATATTGCCATACATAAAGGAACACTGTCTATGAAAAAAATATATGCAATAGGAGACAGTTTAACAGCAGGTGCCGAATGTATTGCTGACAGCGATATGTCAGAAGCAAACAAACGCCATGCTTATCCTATGTACGTTGCTAACAAATTAAACTACGACGAATGTATTAATAGAGCATTGCCGGGTGCAAACAATGAATGGATTGCTAGACGTTGTGTTCAAGATTTAGAAGAATTTAAACGTGCAGGAGAAGATTTAAAAAACTATTTTGTTATAGTAGGTTGGAGTAGTATTAATAGAGGAGAAATTAGTATTAGATCTATCAAAGACAGTGTACAGCACGATCAAGATCTTAAATTAGAATTTACATCTGATATAGTGTGTGCTGAAATGAATCACTTTGATACACTGTTTATTAACCCTAATGTGACTCCTAATAAGACAAAAGGTGATGGTGAAATTTTTATTGACACTTACTGGCAAGCAAGAAACTTTTTTGGTAAGTATATGTGGGACTATGAACTTGAATACGAAAAGTGGTATACAAACATTTTATTGTTAAGAAACTACTTACAAAACAATGTAGGCAACTTTTTGTTTCATAATAATATACATCCTTGTGAAGTACGTAGTGATGTGTATGATACTGTTAACTATTACGACCCAACCGGCGAAAGTTTTAACGAATGGGCAACAACAAACAATTATAATAGAATGGCTTTACATCATCCTGTAGAAAAAGCACACGGTGATTATAGTCGTTTGCTCGTAAAATATATCGAGGAAAACTTATGAAACACTATTGGATAAAAATTAAACTTTGGTACGTGACATGGCAATCAAAGAGAGCATTAAAAAAGAAACTTAAAAAATTACAGGAGAAGGATCCTTTTATATACAAGTAGATGTTTATGACAGAATTTAAAGAAGGTATTTTTAATTTACTAAAAAGACTTATAGGTGGTAGTAGTTTTACACTTGCTGTTATCTATACACTTGGACATATTGTTATTGCAATGATTAGCAATAATGTAATTACAGGTGCTTCTTTTGAATTAGCGGCTGTTGATGCTGTTGTTGAGCCTATCATTAACGGCGTGTGGTTTTATGTACTACACTCGTTTTGGAAAAAGTATAAGGGTATATCATGATAAACGATTATAAAACACGTTGGGGTATAGTAGCAAACAGTCACGATGCTAGTTTGGCTGTGTTTAAAGGTATACACCCTGTATGGGCCTGTTTAGCAAAAGACTTCACTGGCGTTGAAAATGATCCTCATTTAAATTACACAATGGTAAGTGTAGCAAAAGAATCTTACGGTATGCCAGATGAGATAGTATGGTACGAGTATCCAAAACTAAAATGGTTGCGTCAATTATGGGCAGGACAAGGTATTCCTTACAGTGATACAAATGTAAACTATTATTTACAAAACTACGGAATAAGCAAGGATTGTAAACTATCTTTTACAAAACATCACGAGAGTCATGCGGCATATGGATATTACTCTGCACCAAAAGGAAATACTCGTTGGGGTATAGTTGTACTAGATAGTATTGGCGAGTTTGAAACGTATACTATATGGGACGGACTAGGTGGACGCATCAAACGTATTCACAGTCAAGGCTATCCTCACTCAATTGGATTGTGGTACAGTGCAATGACTCAACGCATTGGATTAAAAGCAAATAGAGATGAATACATTATTGCTGAAATGGCTAAAGAAGGAGATCCAGATCGTTATATGAAAGAGATTAACGAACTGTTTGATATAAAATATCCTAGCATTAAATTCAATGTTAATATGCATAGAGGATTAAATGCTTGGCTTCCAGATGCTAACGTAAGAGATTTAGCGGCAAGTGTACAAAAGAAATTTGAAGAATTAATTATGGGCATTAGTGTTTGGTTAAAAGAAAAACACCTATATGATCAAGTATGTTTTATGGGCGGGTGTGCATTAAACAAACCTGCTATTGACAAAGTACGTGAAGCCGGTATGTTTGAGAAAATACACGTTCCAAAACATCCAGGCGATCCCGGCAGTTGTTTAGGTGCTGTTTTCGCCAAAACAAAAACACAGGTTGACATTCCGCAAGATTTATGGTATAATAATACAAACAAATAAGGTAAAGAATTAGTGGCTGAAGAATTTAAAGAAGATATACAAAAACTGTTTTTAGAAATGTTTCTAAGCAATGCAGAAAGTTATGTGCGTTGTCAAGGAATATTTGATCCAGATAACTTTGACCAAAAACTAAAAGACACAGCAACATTTATTAAAACATATGTTGATGAATATAAAGTTATGCCTGAACTTGATATTGTTAACAAAAGTTGTGGTGTTGGTTTACAAGATGCAAGTAATGTTGGAGAAGAGCATCACGATTGGCTATTAGATACATTTGAAAAGTTTAGTAGAAAGAAAGCACTTGAACGTGCAATTTTACAAAGTGCTGACTTACTTGAAAAAGGTGAGTATGGTCCAGTAGAAGGTTTAATTAAAGACGCAATCCAAATTGGTCTTGCAAAAGACATGGGTACTGATTATTTCTTAGACCCAAGAGCAAGACTAATGAAACTAAAAGACAACAACGGACAAGTAAGCACAGGATGGCCAAGTTTAGATAAGAAGTTGTTTGGTGGATTCAACAGAGGTGAACTAAACATTTGGGCAGGTGGTTCAGGTGCAGGTAAATCGTTGTTCCTACAAAATATGGCTGTTAACTTTGCACTTGACGGCATGAACGTATTGTACATATCATTAGAACTTAGTGAAGAACTTGTAGCAATGCGTGTTGATGCAATGTTAACAGGAATGGCAACACGTGACATATTTAAAAATATTGACGATGTTGAAATGAAAGTTAAAGTGCAAGGTAAGAAAGCAGGAAAGATTCAAATCAAATATATGCCAAGTGGTAAGACTGCAAATGACTTACGTTCTTATGTTAAAGAGTGGCAAATTAAAAACGGTGTACAAGCAGATGTATTACTAATTGATTACTTAGACTTGTTGATGCCTATGAGTAGAAAAGTTTCACCAAGTGACTTGTTTATTAAAGACAAGTATGTATCTGAAGAACTAAGAAACTTAGCAATGGAAACACAAACAGTATTTGTGACAGCATCGCAGTTAAACAGAGCGGCTGTTGAAGAAATTGAATTTGATCATTCGCATATCTCAGGTGGTTTGAGTAAGATTCAAACTGCTGATAACGTGATTGGTATCTTTACATCACGAGCAATGAAAGAACGTGGACGTTATCAAATACAGTTTATGAAAACACGTAGTTCAAGTGGTGTAGGACAAAAAGTAGATTTAGATTTTAATATTGATACTTTACGTATTAGTGATCTTGCAGAAGAAGATTCGCAATCATCAACATATACAAGTACAGGCTCTTCAATATACAATAACATCAAAAAACAAAGTACAGTTGATAACAGTGAAGAAACTACTAGAAGTGATCCAACAGAAGGATCAACAGTAGGTAAAGTTAGTGGTAAAACACAATCAACTAAACTTAGAGATCTTATTAAATCAATTAATACTGAATCAGATTAAATCAGTAATTGGTGCTTCTGGATCGTTCTCGACAAGCAAGATATCAAAAGCGGCTGTGACCCTAGCATTATTACTTCTAACTGTGGCTCTTACATCAATATCGCTTTTCTCTGGTATTGGTGGCGGAAAAGCAAAATCGTACATATACTGTGATCCGCCAGCAACTTCAAAGGTATGAGCAACACGGAAGGTTGTGCCTACTGTGTTTCTGCGAATAAACATAAAGCCTGTGGCATCTGCGTTGGCCTGTACAGTCATAGTTCCGTGATACAAGTATCCAATGTATCCTGCTGGTATAGTATAGACAGCCATCAGTGTCTGTCCAAGGTCGGCTGTGATACGAGCAACTGTGGTGCCGCCTGCGGCTCCTGCTTCGATGTCAATGTTGCCTACGTTCACTACGGCTGTGCCTGAACTGACGTAGGCTCTATTCACCCTACGCCATAGTTTGGTGCCTACTTGGTCTGCACCTGTGATTGTGATGTCTTCGCTTTGGAAGTTCCAGTCGGCATCTAATCCTTGTACTGTGACAACCAATCCGTTATCTGCGGCATCGTTGCGTTCTACATTTACTACTGCTGGTGTGTCCAATGCCGTCCAAGGATACAGTGTGTTAGATACGTCCCAGATTGTGCCTGTGGTGTTGATGCTTAACTGCGGTACAGCACCAAACTTGTGATTGAATGTGTGATCTGATGAGTAGCCTGATGCTACCATTTGTTTTAGATCGTAGTGCTTTCTATTAGCCATCTATTAAGTTGCCCAAGGCCTACCAGTTTTTAATCCGCCAGTATTTGCATTGTCAACTACATTGTTTGTGTCGTTATCACCAACAGCATAGCGAGTTGGAAGTTGTGTTGCATCTGCTGTTGTATCAGCATAACGTCCTGGCTCAACAGCATTACGATTTGTTCTGTCTGTTTCTGCTAGAGCAAGTTTAGCATCTTGTCTTGCTCTCTTAGTTGTTAGTGTTGATATACCATTTGCCGCCATTGTCTATTCCTATCTTGTTTGAAATACTTTAATTCTAGTATCTCCGTTTTCTAAAATTTCAGTCGTATACGCATACGTTTTAATACTAGGATACTGCGTCTTCCAGTATTCTTCTAGATCTTTATTACTCGCACGACCGGTGACATAATAATAGATTATGCCTTGCGGTGATTTATCTCTTGTTAGTGTATACAACTTGGTTTCTCCTGTGCTATTATTTATTGTTAAAAGAAGGTTGATGTAGCATTTTCTACACAGGTTTTAACACACTCTTTCCATAGCATACGAGGATTTCTATCAAGTAAATCCTTTGGTATAGCAGTGTCTAACCATTGATGCTGAGGTGTCCAAGGATGTTCACCTCTCATTTCACCATCTAGTTGTCCTGGTGCCCACGTACACATACCTAGTGTACAAATCCATTTACTAGGGCCTCTGCCCATTTCCATTTCTTTAAACATTGTAGCATTGCTTGTAATTGTAAGCGTATCTGTAATAGGCAAACTATTACTCATAACGCAATCACTTGAATGCAATAGATGTATTGCCTGTTGCTCTACAGGTCCGCCAAGATAACATTTGGTATCGTTTGTAATACCCACCTCAGGATCTGTAATTACATCTTTAATTGACAACGTATCTAAAGGTTTATTAATCTGTATACCCCATGCCCCACGTTCGTCGTGTTGCACTAAGAGTATAACGCTTTCTTTAAAGAATTCCGATTTACTCGTGGGTTGTGATACTAGTAGTCTTCCAGTCATGTCCATAGTAATATTTATTGAATTTTAGTGGTACAAGACGTTTGACCAAGTTCTAGTTTTTCTATCCACTCGCCGTCAGGACCAATGATACCTAATGGACATTGTAGTTTTTCTATAGGCTCGCCAGTCATTGATAAACTGCTACCACTTACCACAATGTACATTCCAAATGTTTTAGCATACATCTGTAGATGATTTTCATGCCACGTATAGATTACAGGATCCCAACTAACACGCCCACCTACATTACAGTTAACACTACAAAACAATACACGAACACCTTGCTGTGCATATTCATTTACATAATAGGGATTACCATTTGGACTCACACTAGGTGTTGCCCATATGTCGTTGCAGATCAATACTCCTGCAAGTGTGCTGTCGTTTAGAGGAAACACACTATTTGAAAAACCAGGTATGTAAGCATTACGTTCTCCACCACCTTGTAGAGTAGTTGTGAGTAGACGTTTTGAATAAGCACCTTGAAACCCATTGTGATATATCCTTACTTGATTGTAGGGCATACCATCTGGTTCCATCCAACCAGTTCCTAGTAATAGATGTACACCTTGTGTGGTTGCGTGACCTACTACATATCTTTCTGCACTGCTTAGTTCTGTAAAGTTGTTGCATTGATTAATTACAGGAGGAGCAAAGTATCCACTTAGACTACCTTCACCCGTTAACACAAAACCCTGACTGTTGTCAATAAGAGAAATTAATGTTTCAACATTGGTGTCAAGGTCTTGTGTAATAGGAATCTGTGTGGCTGTTAACTGCGTCATACAAGTATTTAAAATCTGTGACTTGCATGACGCTGTGTTTTGACTACCAGTTGTTAGTAGACTTTGGACTGCGATGTGCGAGTATCTTACCCACATTAGGTCCGTGCTTTACAACATATCCTGATGTACCATTTGCGTTTATATCAACTTCAGATCTAGAATGATTTAGGATCTTACGTTTACGTTCACGCTGTTTTTCTTCGCGGTACATTCGATGTAAATGATCGAATCTATTCATGTCACCCTCCCCGGTTAAAGTTTAGGTGCGTTCCTTCGCATTATGCTACTTCCGGCCTTGTGGCTGAACGTATACGTATTTAGCATAGGTGGTATGCACAAAATAAATAAACACACCAATAACCATTATGGAGAACAGCCATGCTGGAGTTTATACTCACAGTGAGCCTGGCATGGGAGCAGTGTTGCGATACCTATATAGGAACATTCCGCAACTGCGAACAAGCACAAACCTATTACGATCTTGTATTAAGCGAACAGTACGGTGGCATGAGTTGCCTACACCAAGACTATGTGATGCTACCACAGGGTTTTGAACACAATTATGTTTGGGTCACGAGTCCGATTGAGGTTTACGATTAACAACCTGTTGCCAGTGGAACAGTTCTTGTTCTAGTCTTTCTCGGTCATATGTGTCGAGTGTTTTGCGTATTTGTTCTTGTAGAACACGTATGCGTTCACGCGGATTGGTACGTTTTTTATTCTTCATTAAATTGATAAAACCGGTTTTTATTATTATACTTTAATGCCGGTCTCTTTGGGGTTTAATCTATATCCTCGTTGTTCAAGATATTCTTTAAAATCATCTATACTATCTTCAGGTACACAGTGTATTTCACCACTAGAGTAAGGCATTGCTTCTTGCAACTCTTGTGCTGTTCTACCACCTGCTTCTATGCACTGTTCAGGTGATTCAAACACTGGATCTTGTATTTCAAACCATACGCAGTCTGTGTTAACACAAACGCTTATGAATAGTATGATTAGGGTTTTCATAATAACACCCTCCTATATAATTATTTAATCTAGTGCGGGTGTATAGTAAACAGACTGTTTAACTTATAGACTGTATTTAGCCTAGTGTATGTAGATCGAGTTGTTTATTGAAGTTTTATACAACCTAATTCTATTTAACGGTGTCACCGCAACGTACATACTGAGTGTGTGTTGATCTCTCAAATAAACAACTCGTACAAGTATTTAAAACACTGAAGCATATACACCGTGAAATAGGCTCAAAACAGCCAAAAACAAGCGAAGCGTCCGCGGAAATTTTTTCTAGACTGCGAAGCAGTAGCGGTAGAGCAACGCAATCCGCGTAGCGGTTAGCGGTCAAAACTTTTACTCCCACCATAAATACTATTATGGGAACCGATGCACACTACATCGATGCTTTCACCAATCTCGTGCAAGACACGGAAAATCGTACAGGTTTAACACTGCCATATCACCTTAAAGCATACACTGTAATGATCCTAGCAGAACGCATGACAGACGGCCTCCAACCACGCAAAACCTATGCAGAAAGCATAATGGAAATGGAAGGCAGTACAGGTGCTAAACTGTTGGGTGACAGTGCTCTTTGGCTTACAGGTGTATATCCAGGTGTAGCACAACGCAACTACAAGACAGAGATTGGACGTATGGCCTACAGTCGTTTAACAACTGAACGACTATACAATAGGGATCTGTTTGTTGATTTGGAACGTTATATATACACTGTGCGTGACTTTATAACATACGCTGTACACACACCTAACCTTTGAATTTAACAGTATTTTCGTGTATAGCAGTTATAGTACTTGCAGTGACTTCCTTTACACGGTGTAGCACGTGACTATAACGCAGATAAAACAAGTAGTGTTCTTTTTGATTTGAGTCTAGCCAAAAACGTGTACGATTAGCGTGTGGTTCTATGCTAATACCCATGTTGCTTAGTGCTGTTATAAAGCCTTGTGCTTGATCAAAGTCTCTTGTGTATATGCAGTATTCTTCAGCCATACGTATAGTTAATCAAAAAAAATCTGTACAAAAAAAATTTGAATACACTACTCTACAGGGGGGTGGTTGCTTTTACAGTGTGTGCGTAGTGGTGTCTTAAACGCTATATAAGCGTCATACACGGGTCTTACTAGCCTTACGAGTATGTTTGACTGCCCGAGACTGTTTAAGAGGTAATATAGCGCCTGTACGCAGTAGATACTGTGTTAGAGGAAGTTTTGGATAGTATGTACACTGTTTACGCATTCCAAAATACTAGTTATACAAACGATTCAAATACCTTGTTTAGAGAGGGGTATATAGTATGTAAAATTTTCTGCTACAATTTTTTTAAATTTCATTTTTTCTCCTGCCTGGTGATTCTGCATCACCATGGTTTTATATATAAAGCCCCTCGCCTTTTTTATTTTCAAAAAAGATTCTTCAGCCAAAAAAAATGAGCGACATCTCTGCCGCTCATTTCCAAACGTTCGCGAACCGTTTG